GAATGGGAGTAAAATATGAGTTGGGTCAACCTTGATGATGTATATGTAAACAAGAATCTATGACTTGATTATATATCAAAGTTTTAAAGAATGGGAGTAAAATATGAGTTGGGTCAACCTTGATGATGTATATGTAAACAAGAGTGGCGATTCTATCTCTGGCAACTTGTCGGTTGGCGGTGCGCTAACAATCAATGACGCTAAAGGCAGTGGCGGCACATACAATGTAGCGAATGAAATTACAACATTGCGTGATTCCGTATCCCCAGCTGGATTTACATGTCTACAAGGAAGCATCGAAAGCGGTACTTATTGTGCATATACACGCATTGGGCATTTAGTATTCATTGCTATGAACGATATGCCATCAAATGGAGTCAAAGGTATATTACCAGAAGGATATAGGCCGCCAGGTGATATTATCGGTTTTGGGTATATTAGAGGAACAGATACGTCTGGTCAAGTATTAGTTAAGAGTGATGGCGAGGTAGAAACATGGTGCAGCAGAAGTGACACTAACTATTTTGCCGGCTCCGTTTGTTTTGTTGTTGAGTAGTATTCCGTATCCCATGACTATATTGTAGCGCATGGAAGGATATCAAAGTTTTAAAGAATGGGAGTAAAATATGAGTTGGGTCAACCTTGATGATGTATATGTAAACAAGAGTGGCGATTCTATCTCTGGCAACTTGTCGGTTGGCGGTGCGCTAACAATCAATGACGCTAAAGGCAGTGGCGGTATGTATAAATGTAGCGAATGAAATTACAACGCTGCGGGATTCTGTATCCCAATGTAAGCTGCAATATAAAATTTATACTGGGTCAAAGGTAATAAACGCCACAGCATCTTGGGGTACGTTATTTACAAGAGATGAATTTATATCCAATTTTGGACGCGCATTTAATGCTGCAAAAGACAATGTATTGGTTATGAATGGCGATGGAATGGCAAATAACATTACTGTTTTGGGCGTTACATATTATGGCGATGATGGTAGACTGGTTGCTGCATTATCGTCAAGTGGCTGTGGACCTTTTAGAATTAATTATACGGTAATACTTGTTGATTAGTGATTACTTATATACGCATATAAGAAGTCGTGTGCTATTTAATACCCCATGAACAAATGCCCCTGTTAATAGCGCCAGATGTCGAAGCGGCAACCTGAAATCCAATTGCTCCATTTGGGTGAACGCATCCAATTAGAAAACACATTTTATGTTATAATGTTAAATATGTCTATAAAAATTTAACGACCAAGGAGGTATGTCTATGTACGAAGTGCCTTGTTTAGACCTTAACGGAGACACAATCAATAAGTTCTATCAGTGGGACGTAGACCAGAAGATAGTCATCAACCTTGAGGGTTGTGATGTAAACTATCTCAAGAACGCACCAGAGGTACACTTCTGCAATTCAAGTAGAAAAGAAGCCTTGGTTGTTCGCTCTACTGTATCTAACCATGATACCATAACTGTTGATGTTCCTAATGTATTATTGCAGGAAGCATATCCTTTACTTGTATATGTATATCTGACAGATGCCAATGATTCGTCTTCTCAGAAGACAATTCTATATAGCGAGATTCCTGTTCGCAAGCGTGCTATGCCAAGCGACTATCTGTATGTTGAGAACATCACCCGCGTCACGGCAGAGATGATTAAGAGAGAAATTGAGCAAACAACGTTAGACGCTAGAACAGATGCAATTGCAGCTATCACATCTACAAAAAACAATGCTTGTCAGGCTGTTGACGATAAGAAGAATGAGTTTATCACAACTGGCAGGCAGCTTGTTGAGACTGCTACAAATATCAAGAACAATACACAGGTTACATATAACAGTGCTGTCAGTGTCGCCAACAGGACGCAGGAAACAATTGAGAATGATATGAATGACCTTATGCTGAGAAACGGTCTTACTCTAAAAACTATAAACGATGGAAATGGTAACGTCAACTTGGCTGTTGTCATTAACTCATAATAGGGGGTGTGCTTATATATGCCAACTAGTTATTATGTTGAGACAATCGAGCGCATCACTGAGCAAATGCTGGTCGAGGAAATTCTTGCCGAGACAGAAGACATCAAGACAGATGCGATAACGCAGACAGATAGAATAAAAGATTTGGCTATTGATTATATTGAAAAGCAAAAACAAGATATAATCAATAAGCTTGGAGAAAACGGTGTCGAATCTGAATTAAATAAGATAGACAGCGACACCACGGCAATCTATAACGACCTACTAAACGTTGTGCCGGATACCGAAGCCAAGATAGAGGATACCATAAGACATAAGATTATAGAAAATGGATATTCTATTGAACTTAGTAACGATGGTAGCGGAAACGTTGCCGTTATATTAAGGAGAAAGGCTTAAATATGGATGGAAATACAATAATGAAATCCCTAGGCGGGATGGAAGTATATGATGAAGCGTGCAGAAAGCATATTAACGGTGTATTAACTGCTGGTAGTGGCTCTGCGTATACGGCAACAGTCAAGGCTATAAGTGGGCTTGCTGTGGGCGCAAACTTTGTCATGGTTCCGAATGTTACAAGTACGACAACTACGCCTACATTGAATGTAAATGGTTTTGGCGCTAAGACGATTAAGATTCGAACCTCAAACTCCACAGCCAGCCCAATGCCGTTGCCGAGCGCCAACTTTCTTTCAAGCGTACAGCCAGTACATGTAGTATATGACGGTCAGAATTGGGTTATTGATGATGTAGTGCAGCCAAGTGCTAGTGGCTTAGTCGGTACTGTGCCAGTCTCTTCTGGTGGCACTGGCGGCACGACTGTCGCGCAGGCTAGAAACAACCTAGGCCTTGGCAATACCGCTGGTGCTCTGCCAATTGCCAATGGTGGCACTGGTGGAACAACTGTTGCTCAGGCTAGAAATAATTTGGGTCTTGGAAATACAAGTGGTGCATTACCAGTTGCTAATGGTGGCACTGGTGGAACAACTGCTTCGCAGGCTAGAACTAATCTAGGCATCACTCCTGCAAACATCGGAGCTTCTGCAACTTCACATAAGCATGATGCAGCAGATGTTACAACTGGCGCTTTGCCGATTGCTCATGGTGGTACTGGTGCGGCAGATGCAAAGACAGCTTTGAATAATCTCGGTATCACGTGGGGAACAGACAGGGCTGAGGATTCTGGTGCGCCGAATACTATCTATATCCAGTTACTTGATTAGGCGGTGATGTAGATGGCTGTTGAAGCTCGCGGCGGCGATTGTACAGCTGCCGTTAATGGCGGTACTGGTAAAAGCCAAGCATATGTATGGGCTAATGTAACAAATAAAAATGATGATGTTTCCTATGTTCAGGTAAGGGGCAATGTATATTCGATTGCTGGATGGGGCATTTCACAGTATGGCGTTTGTGTTCAGTGCGGTCAAGACGGTTCTAACCAATGGGCTGAAGCTGACGCTATATATAATTATACTACTCCCGTTGGCAACGTTGACCACACATGGGAAGTGGCTCGTGGAAAAAATGATAGAACAATAAGTTGTTGGACTAAGTATTGGGGCAAAACCGTAAGTGGGTATGGTGGCTCTAGTCATCATGGAGAAGTATATGTTCAAGTTACAATTCCACATCGCCCACGTCACCCGCATGGCAATCCAACTTTAACGGCTGCAAAGACAAGCGCACATTACGGTGAAGTCTTAACGCTATCATTTGCCAAAAGCGGCACGCAGGGTAATGCTAACTTTGCTTATTTTGAATTATGGCAAGGGAACACTAAACTATATAGCGGCACTGATACTAGCTATGATGTAACGCCTTCTGATGTCACTGGTGCTATTGGTGGCACTGTAACATACACTCTTAAAGAAGTTCATGAATGGTATGATGACCGTCCATCAACAGAAACATCAATAACCATTGAGGTGCGGTCTGGTGTTGTTACTATATATGATGAGAATGGAGTCAAGCATGTCGGCCTTGTCACGATGTATGATGAGAATCGTATCAAGCGCTATGTATTGATTACCGCATATGATGACCAAGGTATTGCTCATAATGTAGTATGACGCATATTTAAATATTTAGGGAAACAGATTAATTTCTGTTTCCCTTTTTTTTACGATTTATATTTAGTTGTCAAGTAGACGCAATATATCATTTTTTGTTGCACGTCTAAACGTATGCCCATGTGTTTTATCTCTATCCCCATGTAAGACTTGTGTTATACATGCTGGGCTAAAACCAAGTTCATTTGCTGTTTTATTAACACCATATACCAATGTATCATTATCCATAACGAGCGGTATGCGCTGCTTTTTTGCTCGCTTCTCTGCTCCGACATATTTGTTTTCCATAAGCCCATTTGCATGTGCGTGAATTTTATTTTCTGATGACGTGACCCACTCTAAATTACTAACATCATTGTTTAATTTATTTGTGTCTATATGATTGACTTCACGCTTGTTTTCTGGATTCGGTATAAATGTTTCAGCAACTAATCTATGAACATAAAAATGTCTTGTTTTACTTTTTGAACTAAGCGTTACCAGCACATAGCCATTTTTGCTTATTCTTGTTTTAATTAATTTTCCTTTTACCTTTGATGGAACATAATTTTTACCCATATATAGTATTCTATCTATACTTTTTATTTTTCCAGTATTAGATACTTTATATAATCCCTCGTATCCATCTATGTCTCTCCACTCTTCAGGCATGGCTATTCCTCATTACGCCATTTACCATGTACTAAACGATGAGCATAATTATTTGCCTTATCCAAGTCTTGCTTTGTATCGTCTTTTAATCCAGCACGGTCAAAATATTTTAATACATTTGCAAGCGAAGCAGCTTTCTTTGCTGGTAAGCCATCAATTACAGCTTCAATTTTATCAATTGTTTCAATCTTGCCAGAGCAATAATGAAGTGGCTTGTTCACAGCATCATGCTCTTCGTCATTCTCTTCATCGCCGAATGCCTTTTTAATAGCGTCATTACTGTTCATGCTATTTACAAGGGCAATAACCCTTGCAAGCTCATCTGATGTGCCAGTAATAAGAAGACTACCCATATCATTATTATCAAAACGAACTGCTGCCATATTATGCATCCTCCCCTGTAATAAGCTGCGAATACGGAAGCGACTCAATCCAATCGCAGAGTGTATGCCATTCATCCAAGCGGTGATTCTTACGAGACTTATACATGTTTGCAAGAACCTCGTAATTCAACTCAACAGTACGCTTCTGGTTATACGAGCTAGGTAGAAGTTGAATCATCTGCCACCATGCGTCTTTGCGGTCAGAAAGCTCATACATTTTTTTTAGATTAATGCCGCAACCTTCCCATGCGACACAAAAGTCACGATAATTATTAAGCTCGTCAATAGTTTTCTTTAATACTTCAGTAGCATGAGAATTAAGATGCTCATGACTAAAATCATTAAGCGTAAACTCTTTGGCATGAATTTTATGCATGGTGCTACATGAATTGGCTACACTTCCGACCTTGTAAGTATCGAATTCCTTCCACCAATATAGCGGGGCAGTAATATCGCAATACACTGTAATCATGCGGAGATATTTACGATGGTCTGTGCCAGCATTACGAAGACGCATCATGAGGTCTAGGTCGTTCTTGCCAATTACAAATACGCCCTTATAGCAATCTCCGCCATAATACTTCCATTCACTGTCGCTCTTGTCCCAAGAATTCTTAGGGTTGCGCATACCGCGAATGGCGGCTTCCCATCCATATGTTTCAGTGTTCTCAATTTTCAGCATACATCCTCCTGCTTATATGAAGTGCCAAAAGACTAATATTTTTGTATGTCTTTTGGCACTATTATAGCATATATATTTATTTGTTTAGGTAGGTATCAATGGCAATTTTTAAAAATTTTAGATATTCTTCCCACAATCCACGCTTATACACGTAAGCTTTTGTATCTCTAGAGAGACACATAGCCTTAGCATCAGATTTGTAATCAAACGGCTTGCGTTTTCCCTTTGGACGAAGTTTCTTAGCTAAAACTTCATCTAGGAAGTTCTTATTGGCAGTCCTGATTACGTTCATACCACCAGAGCCTAGCTTTGAAACTAGACTTTTATAACGAGCAATCTCATTTTCTGGTATATCTACCTGCGCTTTTGGTAGGTTCTTTGACGAGAATGGGCTAGTTTTCGCACCACTTGTCTTAGGTTTCATCAAAGAAGCGACCTGCTCCATATCAGAAGCGTTGAACTTGAACATTACCTCTGAATCAGACTCATCACAATCGAAAACATTTACGCCATTCTTCTTTAGCGCCTTGATTACATTATGACCACGCTGAAGAGATGGAATATAGGCAATCAGTTTAGACCTACCATAATGCCAAATTCTTGAATTGTAATAACATGGGATATATACGTTATCCTCATCAATCTTACCATTGCAATCACGACAGAAATCATTCGTGGCATTGTTGATAACAGGCAGGATACGATACACATGTTTATAATGATTAACTAGATAACCGCTCACTGAACCAGCTCCTACAGATAATCTCCAATAGACCAACCACTTAGCACGCCGTTGCCGATAAGATACATCATAAACATATCCACAGACTCTTTAACTTCAAGTGCTGGTGCGAACTTTGGCTTGCGCTCAAGCATACTCTGATAATCATATGGCTGAAGAAACTCTTCATCCAATACATCAATTCTTAAATCTTCTGGGTTGTCTTTTGGAATTGTGACATTGAATGTTATAGTTGGATACTTATGTACGTGCTTACATAGATACCACGACTCAGTACCTAAATCGTAAAAGCCGAGTCTGTTCATTTCATCGTCTGAAAGAATGTGCGCCTTTACATTTGCGTTCAATCCACGTTTATTAATTGGTACTTTACGAAACATGCAACGCGCCTTTCCTGTCGGTCTAAAACATTCACATGCGTTTAGGTCTTTATCAATATCTTCGTACTTGACTTCACAAGGAATCGCCCAGTCATTCCAACCAAGATAATGCTTGCATACATCACATGTATACTTACTTTGCATCTGTTGACCCCAGCCCGCCATTGCGCACATCGGTAGTGTTATCATCTAGAGTAATGCCAAAGGGAAGGAAAACGCCCTGACAAAAAGCATCACCCTTATTGATACGAATCTCCTTGGCTAGACAACTATCGTTTACAATCTTGAAGAAGATATGACCCTCGTTATCTGACTCAAAGTAATCGCCATCAATTACAGGGACGGTATTCGCATGATGAATGCCATACTTAAAGCCCTGACCACTACGAGGAAATGCAAGCAGAGTCCAGCCATCATACATCTCACAGCGAATACCAGTTGGAATCTTGATGGAGTCATTAGGCTCAAGAACAAAGCTCATAGGAGAAAAGAAATCATAAGCAGCAGACTGAGCAGTGGCACGCTTAGGAAGCTTGATGCCATTGTAGATATTGCGAAGGTGCTTCTCAAGCTTATCGTTATCATTCTCGTCCTTTAGGGCATCAAAAGTATCAAGCCAATCATCATGAAATTGGTTGTAAGACACCTTGGAAAAATTAGACATGCGCTTCATATAAATCACCTTTCTTTGTTGTCGCATATGACGTTAATCATTATACAATACAATCTTATTTGTTGCTAGAGTTTTTTGAACATTTATTACACGTTGATTTGAACTTCCACACCACTTTAAAGATATGTCGTTAAGTTCATCAACGTATCTACCATCAACAACAACATCACACATAGAAACAATGTTCTTTCGAGCCGTCTTGACTTTGACGGTTTTGAAGAAGTTCAGTGGGTTTAAATCGTTTAACATTGCTGGCTTAAAGATTTGCTCCCACGTAAACCCAGTATACAGCCAGATTTTCTTATTAGGAAACTTAGATTTAATATCTTTAATTAGAGAAAGAACATCATATACGTTCTCAGGCTCAAGCGGCTCTCCACCAAGAATTGTTACCCTATCTACAAATGGCTGCTCGACAAGACTAAGAAACTCTTCTTTAGTTTGTTTAGTCCACTGTTTGCCATCAGAAAAACACCATGTTTCACTGTTGAAACAGTTCTTGCAATGGGCGCGGCACCCTTGTACAAAGAGAGAAACGCCGATGCCGCTGCCATTTGAGATATCCATTTTGCGAATTAAAGAGTACCTTATCTTAATCACCATCTTCAACTGGCATATCGTCCACATGTAGTACACGTTCGTTAATTTCCTGAGTGCGTCCAGCATTCCAGAAATTACTCCCAATATATCCGCAGGTACGGCGTGCCACGCTCATCTTATCATGGTCACGGTTGCCGCAGTTTGGGCATTCCCAAACAAGTTCGCCAGTATCCTTATCCTCTACAATAAGAATCTCCTTGTCCCAACCGCACACCATGCAATAATCGCTCTTCGTATTCAGCTCAGCATACATGATATTATCATAGATAAACTGAATAATCTGAATAACTGCATCAATGTTGTCTGTCAAATTTGGCACCTCAACGTAGCTAATGGCACCACCCTGAGAAAGCTTCTGGAACTTGGACTCAATAGCAAGCTTGCTAAACGCATCAATGTGTTCAGTGACATTAACATGATAAGAGTTGGTAATATAATCCTTATCTGTAATACCCTCAATTACACCAAAGCGCTTCTTAAGACACTTTGCAAACTTGTATGTGGTAGATTCAATTGGGCTACCGTATGGACTGTAATCAATGTTCTCTGCTTCCTTCCACTGATTACACTTATCGGTAAGAGCCTGCATTACCTCAAGCCCGAACCTCTCACCAACACCACTATCTGTATGGCTATGACCGGTCATATACTTTACGCATTCATAAAGACCAGCATATCCAAGTGAGATTGTCGAGTATCCATTGAAAAGAAGCTTGTCAATCTTCTCACCCTTGTCAAGACGAGCGAAAGCGCCATGCTGCCAAAGAATAGGTGCTACATCAGACGGAGTACCCATGAGCCTATTATGACGTGCCTGTAGCGCCTTGTGGCAAAGCTCAGTGCGCTCATCAAAAAGCTCCCAGAACTTATCAAAGTCACCGCCAGAAGATAGCGCGATATCAGGAAGATTAATTGTTACAACGCCTTGATTTAGTCTACCATAATACTTAGGCTTACCATCATAGTTCTTAGCCTTTGCAATATTATCATATCCGTTACCGCTGCGGTCTGGCGTAAGGAACGAGCGGCATCCCATGCACGGATAGCAATCGCCGTTGCCAACCTCTTCACCCTTAGACAGCTTATACTCCCTCATCATCTTCTCGGAGATATAATCAGGAACCATGCGCTTTGCCGTACACTTAGCTGAAAGCTTGGTAAGATAGAAATACTTATCGCCCTCATGTACGTTATCGTCTTCAAGAACATAAAGCAGCTTTGGGAATGCAGGTGTTACCCACACGCCCTTCTCATTCTTAACGCCTTGAATACGCTGACTAAGAACCTCTTCGATGATTAGGGCAAGGTCGTTCTTGGTCTGCTCATCTTTTGCTTCGTTAAGATACATGTTCACAGAAAGGAATGGAGCTTGCCCATTGGTGGTCATAAGCGTTACAACCTGATACTGAATAGTCTGAACGCCGCGCTTAATCTCGTCCCTCACCATAGACTCGACAATATCATTGTAATTGGCAATCTCGTCATCTGTCTTAGGCTCATGTCCGACAAACTCAACATATGTACCCATCGCCTGCTTCTTAATCTTCTGTCGGCTCACGTCAACAAAAGGAGCAAGATGTGTAAGGCTAATTGTCTGACCGCCATACTGACTTGATGCAACCTGAGCAATAATCTGAGTGGCAATATTGCAGGCAGTAGCAAAGCTATGCGGCTTCTCAATCATGACATTAGAGATAACAGTGCCATTCTGAAGCATGTCCTCTAGGTTGATTAGACAGCAGTTATTAAGTGCATTCTGTCCAAAGTAATCCATATCATGAAAGTGAATGATGCCAGCTTCATGTGCTTCAACAACATCCTCTGGCAGCAAGAAGCGCTTGGAAATATCCTCGCTTACAACACCTGCCATATAATCGCGCTGAGTGGTTACGAGACTTGCATTCTTATTTGAATTCTCGTTATTCCAATAATCACTTTCTCCGCTTAGCAACTCCATGATTGTCTCATCTGTTGTATTGACCTCGCGGATAATCCTACGCTTATAACGATATTCAACGTAGTGAGAAGCCACATCCTTACGAGAGGTTGCCATAAGCTTGTTTACAACCATGTCCTGAATGTCTTCAACGGACATTTTCTCTTTCTTGATGTTTGCAATTTCATTTGCAATCTTGCTTGCAATCTTATTTGCGTCCTCGGTAACATCGCCATCGACTTCAATAAATGCTTTCTTGATAGCGTTTGAAATCTTGTTCTTGTCAAAAGCGTCTTCTCGTCCATTTCGCTTAATAACAAACATCATACGCATTACCTCCTAATTAGAGCATATAACCTATCCGATACAACTAAATATTATACAACATTTAGCAGCCAATACACATAAGAATATAAATTAATAGTGAAAAATGTTTCTGTTATATACCTTGATAGCCTTGATAGGACTGTCCCAATCATTTGAACAATAAGACATATCGCCGTAAAACTTAACATCATCATTCAGCATATCAGAATCAACGATGAACTCGCTCATGCACCCATTGTGCTTTGTCATAATGTTATTAGAATCAGTATCTACATCAGCCTTTTGGTCTCCTAAGATACATGGAATAACAGTACCGTTTTCAAGTATGATATCAAAATACTGGCCGACATTGGGTGTAAAATATGTACCGATAGCCACGATGTATCTACTGTCTGCCATCCTGATACCGTGTTCGCCAGTGTATGCATAGTGCTGTTGCAGCTTATATTGCTGAGACTCTGTGTTGGTTATCGTCCTATAGTCCATGAAAGATTTAAAACCGCTGTTCTCAGGAGCATCATAAGTCTCATAGCTTACATACTTTGCAGTTAGGTCAACATTCTCATCAGAAGGCTCTTCTGTCTTCTCTCTGTCTTTGACGATTGCAACATCTACATCATCTACATCTTTGCCATCATTGTTGCTATGAACTGGCTGAAACACAAAATACAAAATGCTAAACAGAAGAATTACAAATATACCCAACATACCAATAGATACCAAAGCATCTCTATTCTTCAATTAAATCACCTCTTTACATATGGCATTAGGAGTTTGCAGTATATATAATACCACAAACTCCTATTAACATTGTGTAGGTTTTATGTCAATCTATCCTTGCATATATTCCATTGACTTCATCAATTCCTGCATGAATGTCTGTCTTGACAGATTGGCTTTCTTTCTAACCGCCATATTGACGGCATCAATAGAGCCTAGATGATAACAGCGACTCTTTGTACGGCTTATCCCAGTGTACAATAGGTTACTATTGAGCATGAAGATATCGCTCTTTGTCGTGCAGAGAATGACGTTCTTAATGCTACTACCCTGTGACTTGTGGATAGTCATGGCATATGCAAGCCCAACCATAGTCATATCGTACTTAGAATAATTGACAATGACACCATCAAAATCAAGCACAGCATATGTAGCGCATGCGTATACGATACGCGCGGTTTCACCGTTTGCAACGAACGCCGTTCCTTCTTCCTCGTTTATGGCTCCACGCTCATCACATATTAAGGCATTATAGTTGTTTTGCTTTTGAACCACTATGTCATCATCATAGTATTGTACATCTCCAACCTTCATATGTCTTTGAGCGCCATAGTTTTTATTAACAGCCTTTTGAATCATGTTGTTAAGTTTTACAGTGCCGTATTCTCCTATGTTCTTAGCAGTAAGAACCTGAATATCATCAATATGTTCGCCATTTTTCAATAGCTTTTTGTATAGCGCAACCGCATTCTTAGGAACATCTTCTTTTGCAAGGTCGATGAACACATAGTCTTTCTTTGTCCCGAACAAAGTAGCCTTGTTTTTCATGCTTGCATCAAGATATGTCTTGCAGAATCGCGTATCTGTGGCAACGGTAGACACGCCGCCTTCTCCATAGCGAAACACCTTGGTCAATGTCGTTGTTGGGATGGCACCGCTCTGCATAAAATCATGGAACAGATTACCGCACCCAACAGATGGTAGCTGTGCGTTATCGCCAATCAATATAAGTTTTGTACTGGTGAAGTCGATAGCATCAATAAGGTGCGCAAACAAACTAACATCAACCATCGAACACTCATCGACTACGACAACATCGCAACAAAGCCTGCAACTTTGATTATAAGCCCAACCAGTTCGTGGATTATACCCAAGACCCCTATGAATAGTAGAAGCCCTTCTTCCTGTGAATCCAGATAATACCTTAGCCGCCTTACCAGTCGGCGAAAATAGTTCATACCTTTTTCCATTGTCTTCCAACATATTGATAACAGCCTGAGTTGAAAAGCTCTTACCAGTACCTCCTGCTCCGTTGAGAATGCTGATGTTGTATTTACATAGATATTTAACAGCCATCATCTGCTCATCAGACAGCTCGAACTCCCCAACACTACGATACTTCTCTACGTCAAAATCCCAAACGTTATTTGGATTATATATATTGTTCATAATTACATATGCAATATATTTTTCTTTCTTAAACGTACTTGTAAGAGCGATGGACATAGTATGCTTATCGTAATAGATAGTATCGTCCTGAATGGCGTTGACGAAGTGGTCTGCACAAGATGGAACCATGTCATAGCATTGCTTGCGCAACTCAGCAAGGTTCATCTTCGTGTTGCCCTCATTCTCATTCTCTTTGAGCAGATAGATGATGCAGGCAAGGCACCTGTCTTTGCTAGTCTTTACATCATATCCAAAATCAATAACACCCTCTTTTTGCAGGTTAAGGATGATTGAGTCTGCAATCTTATAGCCAACGCCACTGACACGAGTAAGCGTGGAATATGGTGCATCCTTAAGACGCTCCATGAGAACATCAATGTCATTATACTTTTCGTAGATACGCTTAATCATGCTAAGCGAGATAGCGCCCTTGAACTCGGACACAAGGTCAACAAGCTTAAAGTTCTCGATAATTTTTTCTTTAATTTTCTCAAACGTCTTTTCGCCAATGCCATATAGCTTGTTGACATCTACGATATCGTCTTTACCCTCCATGACAATATCGATGATATCAGGATAATTCTCATAAAGAACTTCTGCCTGATTCGCGGTAAGAATCTCCTGTAGAAAAGCCTTAACATCTGATGTTTTTGTTGGCAAATCCCTACGCACATTTACGCCACGATAGCTAACGCCGTATTTTGTCTGCTCTTCTGTAGCGACAATATCATATTCAATACCGATAACAAGGTCTGACAAATCGCCGATAAGTGAAACGTTGTCAAACTTGTTGTGCTTAATTGTCGGATATGAAACATCGTCTACATCGAGAGCATAAGTTTTGAAACTAGGAGAAGAGTAGACACACTTAACAACAGTGCCTTTGAACTCTACCTGATTGCTATCCATTGTGTCTACCCTTTCATACATTCATAGTTTTCAAGCACAATCTCGCGCTCATCTGACTTCTGCCATTCGCCATTAATCTTCTTGCTCTTGAAGTCATATGTAAATCCTTCAATCTTCAAGATAGAATACATGCCAAACGGGCTTTCCTTAAATACCTTTGACTGCTTAATTCTAGCATGAATCTCTTCCCCGTCACAAATTCTACGCAAAACAAGATTAGGAGTGCATGGATTCTTATATGTAACAAAGCCAGTGATAATATAATAATCGTCTGCCATGTTTGAATTGACATAGTTCACGTAACCGAGATAATCCATCTCTGCTCTTACCTGAGAAACAATGTCTAAAGATTTATTCTCAAGCCTATTGCAAAGCTCGTTGATTAACCCTTGGTTGTCAATCTGTCTCCACTGCGATTTCGTCTCCTTGCCAGCGTACTTCTGCATCAGATAATCAGATACGCCAAGCTCCTCCATCTTTTTCTTGGCAATGATTTTTGAGTTGATAAACTTATCATAGATATCAACAACATCTAACAGATACTTGTTCTCGCCAAAGTCTGAGAAGAAATTAAGGCTGATAAGAATAGTCAGCTGCCTAGAATTAACAGAGGTCTTATCTTTAATATCATTAAGTAGTTCAGCAAACGAATCATACTTGTTATTTGATAGCTCAAGTAGCTCGTCTGCAATTTGACGATTACAAAACTTAATAGATTCAATGCCTTTGTAGATACAATTGGCATCCTTGTCCATTGTGTAGTCGGCACCAGACTTACCGAACTGAATTGGCAATAGCTTGATATTGAAATAAGGCATCTCCGCAATTAGCTTTGAAGTTCTCTCAATATCATCAGCATATAAAGACAGAGTGCAGGTGTAATACTCTAATGGATGGTTTGCCTTTAGATATGCACCATACAGACAATCAATACCAGTTGCAACCGCGTGCGCACTACAGAAGCCATAGCTCATGCAGCTTTGAACCATCTTCCAAGTCTCTTCAAAGTCATCAATTGAACCAGTGTTTTCAATCCACTTTGCTTTAATTCTCTCTTCAAGATTCTTAAAGTCTTCGGGGTGAATCTTCTTCTTGGAAATCTTCTTAATTAGACCGATAGACTCAGCAGGCGTTACACCAAGCCACTCAAAGTATTGCATAAGATTCTCTTGGAAAAGAATGTACGAGTGCGTTGATGTAAGCACCTCGTCAAGATAAGAAGAACCAGTAGTGAAATCTTCCCTATTGATAAACTTATCTCTCCAAGGCTCAAAAAACGGACGTAAGCAAGCAGTGAACATAGCCATATCAGACACGGAATGTGGTTTGAACTGCTTCAACATAGATGTAGCCCAATCACCATCAGCCTGATTAAGAGTACACGTAAGACCCTTGGCAAAAATGTTCCAGACCTTTTCATCTAAGTTATCAAGTAGCTCACTAACTGTAATGATTGGCTTGCCAATAAGCTTAAACGTATCTGAAATAATGCGATATACAGTTACAACCAGAAAATCATCCTTGAGCATCTTATACTCGTCTGCTTCACCAGATGTAATCATGGCACACATAGCATCGCCAATTTTGACAACACCATACTCTTCACGAATATCCTTATTATCAAGCAAGAATGCACATGGATGTACCGATGCTGACACAACCGTACCCATATATGTCTGAGCTTCTTCAATATATGGTAGCCACTTCTTATCATTCATATGGTGTTCAATGTCTTTTGCAATTTCATTATAATCATCAAAGGAAAGACCGTGTGAACGACAGACATTTCTAAAAGATTCGCCAAGCTTCATCGTACCATATGCAATCATAGGATAGCAACCATGTTCACCAAGTAGCTCCTTGGCTGCATTGGCAAACGGCTCCTGTGACACTACATTGAAGTCGATATCTGGCATAGCCCTGTTCTCAAGAAGTCGCGCCGTACTCATAAAGCGCTCTGGATATAACTTGATATCTAGCTTAAATCTATCGAGCTGAGTCATACCGAGAATACGATTGATGTAAAAGCCACCGCAGCTACCGCGTCCAGTACGAGTAAGAATGCCACCATACTTATTGACAGCAAGGTCAACAAGCTTTTCATTGAGCAAGAAGTAATCAGCCGTATTGATTTCCTTTGTGTCCTCAATAACCTTCATCTCTTGCGCAATGCCACTCTTATAATCAACAAGCTCGGATTTAGAGATATGGTCTGCCTTGATGATGTTTCTAAACTTAGAAACGACATGCTTTTTAAGTTCACTAACCTTCTCATCACTTGTAAGGCTTGGATACACAGTTGGCATCTTAATGTTCTTATCAATCTCGATATCCTCGCACTCGCGGAAAATCAGAGTGTTGGATATCGCCTTTCCAATCTGTTCGTCAGATAATACACCCTGCTTTTGAAAACGCGCAAAGAGAGTATCGTAATCTGGGAAATCAAGAATATATCCATCTTCATCTCCATATGTAAGACCCTTGCCACGAAGAAAATCAAGACGCTCTTTTGCCTGCTCTGGATAGATATAGTGACTATCGTTTGCAGCAATAAGCTCAAGCCCGAACTTCTTAGACAAAGCAAGGCACGTCTTATTCACAGCAATCTGTTTAGACTCATTGTGATTCTGTACCTCAAGAAACATATGATTGCCAAAGTGCTTCATCAGCGGCATAAATATATCGACAATAGCATCCTTATCGCGCACAATACCAGCGACACACGCCGTTGTAATATATACATCCTCTGGGTCTAGCTTAAGCAAATCCTCTGGAAAGATACGAGGACGATAATAGAATCCTTCGATATTAGCCCTGCTCGTAATAAGGTTGAGCTTCTTCCTAGCTTTATTTGTAGTAGGAATAATTACGATATGATAGTTGCGCTTATCCTTCTCAAGAGGGTCTTTAACGATATACCCCTCTACGCCATATAGACAGCGAATACCAGCTTCTTTACATGCGGTAAGAGACTCAAATACATCGCCGCCAGTGCCATGGTTTGTGGTGAAATAGCAACCATATCCAAGTTCTTTGATTCGATTAATGTAGTCGATTGTTTGAACATGACTGTCTGGAAGATAGATGTTCGAGATAGAATCATGTTTATGGAAATTCTCATACTCTTTAATCATTTATCGACCACATCTTTCTTATAAAAATAGGGGAAACAAACGTCTCCCCTAAGTATAACATATATTCACTTTAATGTGTCTGTGTTTTTATCGATTTGAGATAAAAAATGCAATGGCAAACCCGACAAGCATTATCAATGTTGCAGCAACCCCAGATAGCAAAATCTTAATAATCGTTATGCCGATAATTGTTGCCGTCAAAGTTCCAGCATCAAAACACTGGCAAGCGTAAATAATAGGCTCAACCAGCATAACCCAAATGCCTACATAGAAGCCAATGATAATACTAATTGCATATACGATAGCACCTAAGAAATCACGAACATTATTGATTGTATTTTTATTGAAATGCTTCATTATTCCCACTCTTTACCGTAATCAGCAAGTTCCACTGGAACGAAAACAACATCGTCCATTACACCATTCTCGTCATGTAGCACAACGCAATCAAGCTCATCATTGATTGCAAGATACTCCATATCAACATCTACTTCTACCATATTAACCACCTTAAAACAATAATTTCATTTACATATCAGAACGCTTAAGCACGTATCGATTGCCCTCTTCTACCACCCAATTGGTATCAAGAATAGCCATATTGTCACGATGTTTAATCTTGACTTCTGACCCATAACAAAGAACTGGAAAATAGCTAAGCGGAGTGTTCAACAAAATGGCAAATGATTTATCCATATCATCATCTTGATATGCCCATACATTTTCTGTTATACCGTCTCTACATTCGATTGAAACTCTAATGGCTCCATTATCAAGTTCTTCTTTTTTAAGAGACTTCAAGAACTCCGATTTATTGCAAATCATCTTGTTGGCTTTCATACTTTGCTTTTAGCCTAGCAAGCTCTGCAAGCTCCTTGTTTCTGAATTCTTCTTCCTCTTTTCTTTGCCTTGCCTTTTCATCTTCATCAAGCTCTTTGTTGAGTGCATCATAATCAGTATCGTCAAGTTCGTACTTTTCTAAGCTATACGCATCACACATATACTCATAGTCGCTTGGCTCTGTTCTCATATGGTATTCCATGCACTTCTCTGCGTCTTCTTCATTTGTAAAATAGCCAACGCCAAACTCACTATCGTAATCACTAAAACGAACAATATAGATAGACATAATCAACCTTATCTATTCAAGAATTATTACTACATTATTATATTCAGTGCTAGCGCAGCCAATATAATCTATGTATTGCATATCATATTCACCATATGGATGGTCGTATGTTGGAGCGGATATAGGTATGCGCACAGCAACATCGAGGTTTGGATATTTCAATAGCTCTTCTGCAAGCTCTTTCGACTTCATTATAACGCATTCTTTCTTTAAACAGGTCGTAGAACAAAGCGGGTAGAGTCCTCTTCCACTTACCATTCTTATACTCATACCCATTCATATAAATCTTATCACCGACAATGCTAATAGATGAGCGCTTTGAATTTGATGGGCATTTTGGAAGTTTTTTGCAATCGAGATAGACCTCGCCACCATCTTGAAGGATGCAATGCTCTGTGTTCATTAAACTAACACCACTCTCTACACTCTAAAGAAACCGAGCCAGCAACGGCATCGCGTTCCCTCTTTAATAGTACCACAGTCAATCATCTCTTGGCTTACAATGTATCCTTCTTCGATACCATCAATAGCCCAAGGATTAGTCTCATATACATAAACCACCTGACAATAGAACCACTCAGAAGGATTTTTAGGCTTTCTAATCTTCTGTGTTTCTGTGTCTACGATGTAGATATCATTATTCTTAATATCTTCACCAGCTATGTAATCCTTTATGACTACACCATGAGTAAGAATTGGCGGCATTTCGTCTCCTTAAATACGCTAGTATGTCTTCTTTCTAAAGACCCTAAATTCAATTTCGTACTCTCGCCCAGCTTTGCCCTTGTGAATGGCTTCACCCTTAAACTTTAGCACGCCATTATTTTCGCCGACATAGGTTACGCGCTCTTGCATATCGGGATTTGGATATTGGTGCAGCACCTCGCCATACTCGCTATTGAGGTCATGCCCCTTCTCGTGGAACACAAAGTAAGAAGCATCTTCGACACTCTTGAAATAAGACGTTTTCAGCTCATCCTTTTTATATTCGCCGATAACATCAACGACATAGACATACTTCTCAAAGCTCTTGACGGTATCAATCATATTGTTATCAATATAAAACGCAAGCTCTGTCTCTGGGTCTACGATGCCATTTTCAGCATCGTATTCAGGTGATGATAGCTCGGCATGGATGTTTGTGTTAGCTTGCGACAACCACATTCTACCGCCGTGACACGAACACATCTCCCACGTAATAGTCACTGGCAGGCAACCAGCCTTGACTACGACCTTATAGGATGACGCTTCCATAACAATAAAGCCAGCTTCCTCTGCTTTCATTGCTATAGCCAACATGACCTTATCTTTTTTAACCAAATCAAGAGTAGTCATTATAATTCCTTAATCCTAGTCTGGAATGTACACATCAATCGTATATCCAGTACCATAATAGCCATTGCCGTCTGTACCATATACATCAAGCAGCTCTGTCGTCATACCGTCTGCGACAACAAAAATCCTATAGTGTTCATAATATAAATCATCCTCGAACTCTTCAACGAATTCAACGTTTGTAATTGCATTATTTACAGAAGAAATGTGCTGCAAATAATAGTTGCCAGACTCACATCCGCCGCACCCAATGTTCGGATTAATCTGAAGCACTACGCCGTTATCAAGAATAAGCTTGTCATAGTCATCTGCTGTTACTTTATGTCCAAGCAAAAGCTCTTCAATCTCTGTCTCATTTTGTTCGCAAAGCGTTCTGTCTCTATACATTATTGCTCCTCAAAACTTTAGTCACAGCTAACAGTTAAACTCCTTTTAGGCAAGGAATAATATGCTTCAATATTAACATATGGACTACAAGTACAAGCCACGACATTGCTATTAAAATAATTATTTAGAGCCTTTTTAAGAACACCATCAAGCGCAACCTCATCAACAAGAATATTATCGTATTGCATTTTGCCAGTTACAATATCGGAAATTAAAACTGGCTCTGGAATCTTGCATCCAAGTTTTATAGCTGTACTTTTTACATTGTCAATCATTGTTTTATAGGCAACAACAATAGGATAGCCAGTTGCTTCGCTAATATGAATCAACTGAGTTGTCTTACCCATACCACGGTCTTTAATAATAAGATTCATAATCAATCCTTAAACAAACGGTTTATCCTTCATTCTGAACTCCATGAAAACGGGTGCCCAGCTATACTCTCCAAATCCATTAGTGTCAAATGCGTATACCTGTCCACATATAGGACAACTAAATGCGCGATTATAATGTGGGTGGTCGCACAGCTCAATTATCTCAATCGTTCGCAACATATCATCTGTGATTGGATACCTGTTCTTACACAACTTGCATTTGAACTTCTTCTTAATAACTCTGTTCATAGTTAACCCTTAGAATGTGTATTTATTACTCAATATCCATACCTAGAATCTTGCCAATTTCAAATGCTGCAAGACTTGTGCCACATTCAAACCCGTCTTCAAAGCAATCAAATGAATTACCCTCTGAGCGTTCATAAGTCCATTCACAGGCAGGTGCATTATAGTTCTCTTCTACCCAGTTCTTAAGCTGCTCAATAATGTTAGGCATATTATCTCCTTAGAATAGATATTTTAAATTACAACTCATCTAACCAAGACAAATCTACTTCATCATTACTATTATTGCATATATCCTGACTAGTTACAACATCATTTTCAGAATCGTTACCGACATTATCGAATAAATCAATGCCATTCTTCTGCGCTTCTAGCTTGTCCAAGTAGCTTTTATACGGTAGTATCATTGAAGGCGAATATCCACATAATGTCGCATAGTAATAGGACTCTTTCTTAACATCGTCCTCGGAATCCCAAAAACATTTGTCACTATGAGTTTCAGCATAGTCCTTTTCTCTAGCTTCTATATCTTTAATTGTTGTCGTAATTTCACTAACTGTCTTATCAATAAGTTCTTGTGTTAACGGCACATAGATATGACAATCTTCAAACTTATACTTTTTCTGTACTTCTTCTGGGAGAACTTCAATGCTGTTGGCATCAAGCATGAGCTTAAGATAATCATCAATCTCGCCTTCGTTATACCCAAATGACTTTAACCAAGTACGCGCATTTGACATAAGCGATTCACCAATCTTAAAGCGCTCTATCATCCTCTGTTTTGTCTTGCCATTCTTTAGCGTTGTCTCTACGTTGACATATTTCAACATATTAAAACATGGATGTACGCGTTCAATATCAATGCCAGCCTGAATTAGCGCCATAGAATATAGAACAAGCTGCGTTGACTTCTTTTCTAGGCTCTTGCCAGTAAAGCCAGATGCGCTGCTCGTCTTAAAGTCGATGATATAATAATCGCCATCACCATCTTTATAGATAGCATCTGCATAGCCAACAAAGATATTTGAATTAACGTTGGTAATGACTGGCTTCTCAACTAAAAGCTTGTGGTTATACTTTACATGGTTCTTAAAGAAATGTTGAACATCCAGCTTATACTTCTCTTTGAGATTCTTATCATGTTCATCATCATTGCGGTCTAACTTCAAATCAGCAATGTCAATAGCAGTCAACCATCCATCACTAAATTGAGACTCCATATCTTCATACGCAATCTTACCTTCATAATAATCGTCCAGCGTATCATGGCATAGAGAACCAAGGCTAGTATAAGCACAGTCCTGTCTGTCTTCTGGGATGTGTTTCACATAATGAAGCATATATTCGTATTTACTGGTTAAATAAGTGTTGATTCTAGAAAACGACCATATGCGCGACACGTTATATTTGTTTTTAATTTTATCCAGTTCCTCGTGTGACATTCTTGCCATTGGCAACCACCTTAATCAATAACATCTACTTCGTAATTTATCATGGCATTATAACATTCCTCTGTAATGTTGCCAACGTTAAATTCTTCTTGTGCAATTTGTTTAATATGTTTTTCTTTAAAATTCTTATATGCTATAAACGCCTTTTGTTTGTCCTCATAAGTACCAACATATGTATTTTTACCATTGGCGCAGCAATATACAATGTATCTACCATTCTTTTCTCTTGTGCCAATTGGCATATTATTATCTTCAGAAAAATCTTTTTTAAATAATTCATTAACTCGTCTTGGCACAAGACAACATTCAAGTTCTTCTTTTGATAGACGTGCCATTAATACAACTCCTTCGTGATGTATTCAAACGGATAATCATTCTCTAGACAAAACTTCTTAGCTTGTTTGCGTTTACAGAAATAATATTTCTTTTCTGGAATAGAAACTTGTTTTTCTTTTGGCTCAAGCCCTAAACATGTACCATACTTTTTTGGAGCAAAAGACATTTCTTTTACTGTGTGTTCTGGAATCGTCACGACATAAAATGTATCTAGTTCCATACCGTCTCCCTATAAAGAAATAGCTGCTTAATACGCAGCTATTATTATATCACAATATTTAATTAGTAAACGTGAACATCTTTTGAAATGACAATAAGCGAAACATCTTTCGGCAATACCACTGTGCCACTTTCTTTCATGTCACACAGCCACTTATGCATAGCGCTCACGCTTTCTACCGTCATATTCCTTTGGCACTTCACGATAAGAAGGTCTTCGGGCTTCACTCGTTCCATAACGCTCCTTAGACTTTTATGTTTCCAATATTTTTGTTACTTCCAATTGCTATTTGGAAGTAACATTTTTACCGGAATTGACCAAACTTTTAAAATCACGATTTTAAAGCTTTTTTCGTCAACAAAACCGCAGGTCAGAGCGTTGTTTTAGCGCACTTTTTTGTCAATATCGTGCCATGCGGCGATATATCGGCAATCTCGCTCATCATACTGGATAGATTCGCTAAACTTATAGAGATATGCATTAATCGGATTGCCCATAGATACATACGCAGCTTCATTCCAGACTACACGGTCAACGAAGTCAAGTGCATCCTCAGCGTGCGTGAAATAATATACTTTCTGCTCCTGCTCATACCAAGACTTGTCCTCATCCTCAACTGTCCACCAGTCAAATTCAAGTTTATATATAGCCATATCAATTCCTTTCTACGAATCTTCTAACATCTTCAATGCGTTTGGCATCTCGGCAATAGTGTCTTCAATAACACATTCAACATCATTGCCAAGTAAGTCATTAAGCTTATTGTCAACCGAATCTTTAAACTTAAATTTAAACTTCTTCGCCCAATAATCTTCAATTGCCGAAGTGACTCGATTGTACATAGTCCACTCTGGCTCATCGCAGCCTTCCATGCGGTAAAGACAATAGGTATAGAACGTTTCGATATCTCCATCTACGTCAAACCACGTTAAATCCAACGCCATAATCTACACCTCTTTCTTTAACCACTTGCGAAAATCCTTTGAACAATCATCGCATAAGTCAAGACTATTGTCAAGACCTTCCCATAGACAGAACCTATCAAAAAATATAGTGGTAAGATGATAGAGCCTTTTGCCTACATTGTGTGGCACTTCCTTGCCACACCTATCGCAGATTATAGTGCTTTTTTTACTCATTATAACCATCTTCCTCATACCATTTATCCAGAACATCATTGTGCTCTTCTGACATAAATGAATAAAAAGTACCTGAGTCAAGTCCGTCTAGGTCGTTATCAAAACCTACGCTCCATACTTCATTGACATATGGTTTGCACCTGTCGCACTGATGAAACGTATACATCTTATTATAACACACTAGGTTTTGAGCTTCGTACTCTTCACCAACATCAATCTTCTTGCCGCACATATCACACTTATGTGGCTTGCGAGCCTTCACGCGGTCAATGCTTACAATTTCCATTATCACACCGCTCTACTTATTGATGGATACCATTCGGCGTTCTATGATATCATCCATTTCTTCGCGCATTCTTTTGAACATGCGAAAATCATTATCTCTAAATCCACCATATGTTGAAGCGTCACACATACCAATGAACTCTTCTATGATGCACATCATATAGTATGTAATCTCCATAAACTCTTGGATGTCATCTGTTGTCTTAGCGAAGTTGGTATGCCATGAATTTATATCTGAATTATTATCGTTCATATATAACATCCTTAATATAGCTCAAAGTAAGCGCAAGCTTCATCTTCGCCGCTAAAATAACCACAATACTCAACGCAATACCCCATATCAGTATCACAGATATCATCTGGAATCTTTGCGAACATCGAACACTGCTTGCACTTCTTGTCGATGTAATCTTCCTCGCTATTCCATGGCGCGTAGGAATCCTGTTCCCAAGTGTAGTCTGGATAATTACTCATACTTATAGTCCATTTCATTCCAATGATAATAGTCAGCAAGGAAGTCATACAAGTCATCAACAGTCTTGATAACATAGTGCTTAGCTTCATTGCCATACTCGCCAAAACTTACAGTGTTGTTCACTTCGCCGTATCGAGTCGTATTGATATACCATGCAATCCACTCGTATTTATCACCAACGGCATCGATAAGCGTTTGGATTAGCGAGTTCTTAGCGTAGCACTTATGACCATACTGACGATAGAAGTTCTCAACTTCTTTAATTGAATTTACTGCGGAAACAAAATCTTTTTTCGTAATCATTTCTGCTCCTTGTTATCTGGATACAGCTTAAAATTTTCTGTATGGCTACCTACGTCATAGACCGTCACGCCATCATTATCTTGCCAAACACGAGTGTAGTAAATGTGGAAGTCTCTCTCTCGGCAGAATTTTTTAATTTCAGAATACGCTTCATCATCGGTTTTAACATCTGCAATTGTTCGCTCATGTCCTTGACTGTTCTGAAATACGAGCTTCATTACATACCTCATTTCTTCTTAAGACTACTTAAATACTTTTGATGCTCAGACTCATCATACCTAATACGATGCTTCATAAGAAAATTATACACCTTATTCTTTGCATCGGCAGGAGCGTCTTTCTCGCCGAGCAAATCCCATCTATCCTTCACATATGACACCTTTCTCGCACGACAGAACCGCTCGCATATATGACGCACCTCTTCTATCGGAACGTCATTATCAAGAGCAATGATAACCTCGTTTACATCTAGTCCGAGGATTATTTGTCTTTGCTCTTCGCTTAGCTTCTTTCCTTGAAGCGCAACGCAAGTACCATCATTACGGGAATATCTTTTAAGAACAGACTTTTCAGACTCACAGATGACTATAGTTTTTTTACCCTCAATCTCTTTTCTGTTTTCCCAAAGGCCATAGAGATTAAGACTTTTCTTATATGAGGGTGTCAGAAAATATTTACGAATACCAAGCTCTTCGTAGTTTTCGACAGTGGTTCTTTGATTGAATCCTACTAGCCTACCATCTTCCCAAAATCTAATGGGAACAACTACGCGATGATATTTATATGAGTAAGCCAGCCCAAATTTTTTAGCAGCCCAAGGCATGATGCCCTCTCGCAGCCAATCAATATAAAGCAAAGGAACATAATCGTTGATGGCTTCTTCTCTAATTGCCTGTATGTTCGCTACGTTTATACATCTGCACGTACTCATGGCATTCTTAAATACAGCAAGCGGGTCTTCTTTGCCGTCTTCCTTTTCCTTTTTTTCATATTGCGTAAACTTAAGACCGAGAATCTTATGGAGATATTTAATAGCGCTCATAAACGAACACTGCTTGTTGTACTTAGTAAGCGAGATAATATCTGCCACATCACCGAACTCACTCTCACGAGTCCAGTTGTGAATGAGAAGATATTTGTTATTGTATACATTGACGGCTGTGTCGTTATCGCCATTGTAATTAGTCGAGGAATAGAAATTCTTAGAGGAGTGATATTTAATTGACTTACAACCAATCTTATCTAGAACAAATTCAACTTTATTATTATTGAAGATGTATTCTTTCAGAGAATCTGCATCCATCTAAATATCACTCCTTTCGCATTTCAGTCACTTATTAAAGTATAGCACAATCATATGTGACATTAACAGTGAATTTAAAAATCTTGGGGTACATTGCAGTATCCAATGTCCTTATACGTATTTGTACTAAGGTCACAGCTTGATACCACTTGATGCCCACCACTGATGCCAAACCTATTCTTGCAGACAAAAGTAATCATTGGATTATCATCCTTCTTTAGCTTAATGGCAATCTTCGATTTACCATCCTTGCCATCTGGACGATAGCCGATTATCTCCTTTGCCCCACCTTCATACTCATCCTCATATGGTCTGCGCATCATAAGGTTTACACTCATAACGTCTACGATAGACTTAGCCTGACCAATCTCATTGTTGGTAAGGTAACGCATCTTCAAGCTGCCCTTGCCAAGCTGATACGTCACAAACAACCCAACATTCTTGGCAGACGGCTTGACAACATCGTAAAGAGCAACCATGTCTCGCATCATAGACTTATATATCTCATCCGTCTTAGCGTCAAAACTTTCCTTAAGTGTATCAAGAATGAATATGCGCACTCCAAACGCACTGGAATACTTCTTGATAATCTTAATTACAGTATTAACAGAGTACCTTTCCAGCGGAATAACAGTCAAGATATGCTCTTCTTTCTGTTGTTCAATCCAATCAGCACACTTCTTTAGCAACTCAATTGTCTCGCTATCAAACCCACCGTCACGGATTGTGCGCTTATGAAGCTCTTCATTGAAGATGTTATTAGCAACCCAGATTAAAAGCTCCTTGCGAACACGGCGCTCATCTTCCTCGTTGATGCACATGACAACCTTCTCGCCATACTTCATAGCAGAAGGGATAATCCAGTTGAATGCCATATTGGACTTGCCACAATTGCCAGTAATAAAAATCTTATTATTTCTTCTTAGTACAAGCATGTGACTTGGCACAGTAAAGCAATACTCATATCCGTCAATCGTTTTGTATTTTTTAATCTCAACCTTATTGTCTTTATCGCATTTCATCCCAACTAAGTTTATTTTTGTATACGACACGCTGTACTCAATAGATTTTCTTGTGTACTCCTTTCCGTTTGTCAGATAGCTATTTCCAGTCCTATCGTTAATAGATATGCTTGCCCGATATCCTAGCGAAGAATAAACAAACTGGATAAAATCAGCATCTTCTTTTGATGTTGTTGAATAACGATTATTCTTTTTGTAATAACCATCCCAGAACATAACTTCGTCCGCAATCACCTGAAGCTGATGTTTGTTGCAGTTATACCAGCTTTTCGGATAATGCTTCTCTCTAAGCGGAGTAATTACATAATAATCATCATACCCATCAGCAGTACCGTCTACAGTATGCCACTCAGCGCCACACGCATTTGCTAGCTCTACAAGGCGATGCTTCTTTCGTTCTTTCTTTAAATGAAATCTGGCTTGTTTATATAGCGGACTGTTCTTGCGCTCAACATAGTTTCCATAAAACGACCCATCGGCAAAAGTGGCTACCATAAGTCTTATTTCGTCATCAGACAAATCAATACCAGTTCCACTATAATCAAACGATGTATAAAACCGACCACTAAACCCACGAGCAGATTTTTCGTGTCGCTTACGAAGGTCTTTAAACTTTATCTTGTTCATTCCACCTTCATTGCCGCAACCAGTTGTATCGCTTTTGTATACGACAGTATGTTCATCACTAAGACATTGGTCTAGTCCGTACATCGTACTAAAATGCCACAAATACTCGCTATTGTTTTTGATATATCTTAGCGGATATACAAGTTCGGCGGTTCCGTTTTCGTTATATTGAAGAACCTTGTCTCCAATCTTATAATCAGCAATTCGTTTCCACTCTTCTCCATTGAAAAACTCTGTGTCGCAATCTACGCAGCCAGAACCAGCACCAAGCCCATAGATATTACCATTAAGGTTGAATCCACCGACCTCTGCATTAAGCAGGTCTGCGTTGTAGAACGGCATACCAGCTTCACTGCACTCATTAAGCTCTTGGATGAACTCATACATGCCATCAAATACATTGACGCTCTTGATGCCAGCAGATGAATTAGCGAAGATATGGTTTAGATATGCTTCGTGCTCATTGTAAATCTCTTCCTCTGACATGTCGGTGTAATCAGAAAGCCTGTCCTTTACAGGAAATCCCTTTTCACAAAGCTCTCTTACCGCATCCCACTTATGCAGCTCGGCAACATATCCATCAAGATTCTCTTCCTTGACGTAACCCATAGCTGCGGTAATGGTGTCATAGCCACCATACTCAACATACTTCTCATTGAGCTTTGGATGCTTATTGAGATACATTCCTATTGTGATATCGTCAAGCGTATTCTTGTTCTCAACGATAATAATATCGTGTGCGATTTGCCAGAACACTTTCCATACATTGCTAGTAAATGACGTTAAATCAATGTCGGTATTATATAGCTGTTCTGGGTCTTTATATAGAATGGCAACAACATTCGCTTCACACTGAAGCTTATAGTCAGATACCTTTTTGATAGTCTCTGCCTTCTGTTGCTCAAATGCACTTAACTTCTTCTTATTTTTTTCTGCCATATATCAACCAACCCTCACCATAGGTTATCGAGCTTTTTAGCGCTATTTGTTTTCTTTGCCTTAAACATATTAACATAGTTTGCGGCATAGCTGATATCAGATTCTTGAGCTTCTACTTTCGCCTTCTCTGCATTCTTCATACGAATATATACTGTGTTGATGTTGTTCTCTACAATTCGCATAATATAGTTAAACTTTGCAGACTCATCTTTAAATGCAATGCGTTCAACTGCACGCCCAATATCAGGCATTGAATATTTAAATGTATTTAAAATAACCTTGTAAGAATAGTGGGCTTTATCTTTAATCTTTTTATTTGCCACTGCTTTACCGTCAACAAGACCCTTTAAACGCAATACAATGTATGGTGTCAATGATTGGTTCTTATCGTAGCCCATTACTTTTGAACGCACATACTCATAAAGTTCGTCCCAATCTGCAAGCTCTTGCTCTGTCATTTTTTTCTTAGATGTCTTAGCCACAGCAGAACCTCCATATATATAAAAACTGCCCACGACCATTATGTCATAGGCAGAATATAAAGTCAATTAATTATTTAGCAAATCCAAGTTGATATACTTGTCTTTCCAATAGACAAAATCCTTCCACTTGACATGCGGAATATTTTCACTAGACCAGTTTGCAAAGCTCTGCCACTCTTTGTTGCTCTCATTGTAAGTTAGACCGATACAAAAGCCGAATGTACCAACTCGAATGTTGGGGAAAATCTTTGCAATCTCATCAGTTTCCTGAAAGCTACCAAGCTTACCACAAATAGGGCAATAACTTACATAAGTATCACGCCATTTTCCAAGCGCCTTATCATAAGACTGAATAATTAGATTCTTATATTCATGCTTATGATTAGACTTCTTAGGCTTCTGCTTCTTCGTCTTCTTCAACGGCTCATTAGCGGCATCGTCTGAAATATATTCATATTTATTTTTCAGGAACTCTTGCTTAAAATCTGAAGACATATAGACTCCTTTCGCTGAAGGAATATTCTATGAAGGTATACTAGGAAAGAATAATACCGTTCTTAGCCTTGTTAATCTTGCGGCGTAGCTTACGCATAATGCCTACATTCTCGGAATTCTTACCTTTGCGGTTAAGTAGCATCTGATAGCGCTGCTCCATGACTTCAATAGACTGTGCCATAATCAAACCTTTCTTTAGTAAGTATAGTCGTGCTACGTTTTCATATGTTTTGTAACACGACTATACATTATATCAGAATTACTCAGAGATTAGAGCGAGAATCTTGTTTGCATCCTCAACATTATCAATGGACTTGGGGTTATCATATCCAAGATTCTTTACAGCTGTAAGGACTGGCTTAATCTTTGCAATGTCAGACTTGTTCTCAGTAAAGAAATCGACAATCTGAGCAACTACATCATCAACAGCAGCCTGAGACTTAGCCTGCTCTTCCTGCTCGGCAACGCGCTTCTCAAGCTCTTTTTCCTGCTTAGCCTGCTTCTTTTTAGCTGCATCAAATGACACGCCAGACTTAGACTGCTCAGCCTTGATTGCGTCTGTGAGAGCCTGAATAAGAGCATCAGAATCGAACGTAATCTCGGGAACGATGTCCGCGAATCGAGACTTACTATCAACGACATAATTATCATCGCGGAAAGTAATACGGCGCGTCTCACCCTTGACAACACCCTTGGTTTCAATCTGACCAGTAACTACATTCTTCTTACCAGTCTTCTCCTTGACAATCTCACGGTCAATAGAAGCAACGCCAAGGAAGTGAACCTTCGTCTTTAGAGCATTGAAATAACGTTGTGGCATATTAGTTGTAAGCTGCATGTAGTCTTCGCCAGTAATCGGGTCAGTCTGATTGCGGTTCTTAGTATGACCGATAATAACAAAGGAAACGCCGACCTTCTTCAAAGACCAAAGCTTGTCCTCGACAATCTCAATAGCCTTGTCTTCGCCAGCCATAAAGCCACCAAAAGCAGCCTTAATGCTCTTAACGCGCTTGTTTGGATTCTCCTTGTTGTGCATACGAATTACTTCTGGCTCTGCAATAGAGAACAGTTCGTCCAAAGTATCGATAACAACAACCTTCAAATCAGGCCAGTCAGCTGCCTTATTCTCAACAACATCGTCAATGAACGTTGCGAATCCCATGGTGTTTAGAGTCTCATCATAGTCTCCATCCCACTCATCGCAAGTAATATAATTGATGCCCTCAATAGCGTCCTGTCCATCCTCCTTGCCAGTCTCAAGGAACATGTACCCATCGGAGCCTGCAAGCTTCTCGCAATACTCCTTAATGATAGTGGTTTTGCCGATGCCACTTTCACCAATGAGCATAAAGTTATAGGCTAAGGGATTAATTTTAATCTCGTTCTTGCGTCCGAACTTCATATTCTTATATCCTTTCTAAGATAACTAAACAATTATATTATAGCATATAATACTAATAATTTTTTGCTAGTTTCATACTGTTATTATAACTATATTCTCCGAAGTATTTCTCTTCGGCTTGTTTTCTTGTGACAACAGCATCTTCAAAATTATCAAATAATCCAAGATGAATTTGTTTTTTATTAATTCGTATTATTGCTTCCCATTTTTTCTTATTTTTGTCCCATACAACGCCTACGACACCAGACGTATTTCTATTGGTAATTTTTCTATTCATATTGTTTTGAGAGATGGTGCATATTCGCAGGTTTTGTTTTCTGTTATCGCTTCTCGTTTCTTCTCCACCAATATGGTCTACAACCATATTATCTGGGCAATTTGTAACAAACCTATGCATCAAAGTTCTTTTATTATTGCATAACGCACATATATATCCCTTGGTATTGAACCAACAATAATCTTTTATCTTATCATAATCATCTAAATCAAAATAAAACTTTTCGCCATTTGACGTATAACCAATTCCATAATCGCCAGATAAATCATAGGTATTATATTTTTTACTTTGCTTGGCAACTATTTCTTTATTCAAACATCCACATGACTGTGTTGCTCCTCTTTTTAACAAATCTCCTCGAACGGTGGTTGTGTTACCACAATCACATTTACATAGCCAGCATACAAAATGCTTCCCCTTTGGTGATATATAATCTTCAGCTCTATTTACAACAACAAGTCTTCCAAATCTTTTATTTGTTAAATCAATAAGATTTTTACCCCTGCTACTCATAACACTTCCAATCTCTAGAGAAATTAGCGGGAGAGTTCAACCTATCTCTCCCGCATATACCATTAATAGTATGTATTACTCAAGCGCGTCAAGCCAAGACATATCAGAGTCATCAGAAGACTGCTCATCGGCATCGAACGGAGCATCCTCGTCATCGTCAACGTTGACTACAAGCTCGTCCTCTTCATACTTATTATCAAAGATTTGGATAACTGGGGTCTTGTCATCACCGACAAGCTTAATAGCTGGTTTCTGAAGAATCATACGGCGCTCACGAGGACCGCTTGCGCTGCACTTGGCAAGTGCTTCCTCCTCAGAATAAATACCCATCTCAATCAGTTCCTTGATATCTTCGGGAACATCATCCATGGTTGCGGTAACGGTAGCGCCACCCTCAACAAAGATACCGTCAAACGTCACCTGACGGACATTCTTCTTAACCTTGAAGAGCTTATCGTAAACCTTCTTGCAAAGCTCAGGCTTAGTGAAGTCCATTGGGAACTCGAACTGCTGCGTGAACGGATACTGACCATTGACCTCAGTGCCGTTAATCTCCTTGACATAATCGAGAACACGGGCATTCACATACATAACACCCTTGTCCTTATCAACATCCTTAAGACTTGCAGAATCCTTATCGAGAAGGACGGACTGAGAGAATCGAGCATAATACTTAGAAGGCTCATCGGCACTGCTCAGGACAATGCTCTGAATGGTCTTGCGAACCTGAACGGTATCATTGTATGAGCTGTACTGCAAACGACCCTTAACGTTTACAACCATGCCGTCCTCAAGATTCTCTTGAGCGTAGGCAATTGCATCATACTCACTCAAGAAGTTCTTATAATAAGTCTTTCCATTCGTGGTCTTCTCAAGACCGACAACGATGAACGAAAGGTCACCAACCTCATCTAGAATCGTATCGTCAAAGCGGTCTTCCCAAGCGATAGTCATCTGCTTAGAGAAGTCATCGTTGCCGTTATCATCCTTGCCATGAGCATAGATAATGTTCTCGCGGTCTGGGGAATATCCACCAAACATCTCAGCGCGTACAGTGCCATACTTCTCACCGCAGTCGATGTTAAGGCTCATGGAATTATAAACCCAAGAACTGCGCTCACTCTGCTTGTCGATGGTAAAGGTATAATCATTTACCTTTGCGGAACCGACCAAAACAAAGTTTGACTTCCAGTCTGTCTTCTTAATGCCGCTCTTATCGTTTGCCATCTAGGATACCTCCATATATTCATCAATGCATATAACATCAGTTATTATATCACAAGTATAAACTAATCTAATACATAATCTAAAAAATTTTTTACATTAGTCTACATTAGTTTTACATTAGTCTGTTACGCCATCAAATGCTGACATGCAACATAATCGATAAGCTCGTCAAACGTATCACACATGCGCGTTGTACACTCAACCAGCCAAGGATGCAGCTCAACGTTATCCTCATTCAATCCAGCTACAGGAATACGATTCTCTTTGGCGATAGCAAGTTCCATAGCTGTACCTAGTGACTCCGGAGCGTTGAAGTTCACAATAACCAAATCTGACTTGCGAACATTATAAGTCTCAAGCTCGAATACCTCGCGCTCACTCTTGTGAATTGCATCATCTACAGTGTAGTGCATAAGAGGATTGAAGAACATGGGCATATAATCATACCCATAGAAATCAATGCTCTCAAGAATCTTATTGCGTACATCCTTACGCCACTGCCACTGCTCATCACGACTCAAATTGCTGATACCACCAGCAAGGTAAAGCAACTTATTTTCCATTGACACCATCCTTAATAACCTTAAACATATCAGCGATATCATCCATCAAATCATAACGCTCGGTAGAAACAGAACTCTTGGCAAACTGTCGATTGACTGCATCCACGTAGCATGTGAATTCTCCGTCCATCCCCATGAAAAAGGACTTATAGTCTTCCTCGCTCATAAGACGCTTAGGCTCAAGCTGCTTAATTGCAAGGTTGTCAAAGCTAATACACTTGAACCAACCATCTTTCACAATCTTAGGCAGCATATCATAGAACTGGTATTTTAGAGAATCAATCTCCCTACCACACTCATCATACAGAGCCTTGCCGCGCCTAAACTCCTTGTATCCAAGAACGAGAATCTTCAAATCGTTATGGGCGAGTGCTTCTAGGCTATCCATATGAACGATACCGTTGATAACATGGACAACGGCATTCGGGAACTGCTTGATTGCGTCAATGCAATTCTTATGGCGACCGCCGATATATGAAATACCAAGGCCATAGATTAGCTTTTTATCCGTAAGCTCTTTCAGAAAATCAATATTCTGCATAAAATGCATTTGGTTTACTGTCATGCTTGCTAAAATCTTGCGCTCTTTAAGATGCTCAAGAAACTCAACCAAGTCTGGATGTGTCAGAGGATTGCCGCCACCGATTGCAATTTCACTATAGGGAAACATGGTGTCGATAAACGGAAGGTTTAGAATGTCACCATGCTTCCCATCGGGCGTTGAGTTCTCATGGCACATACCACACCCCATGTTGCACATGTTGGTAATCTTAAGGTCGATGGACTCAGGCTTGACTGGGTTGAATGAATCCTTATCATTCCACCTAATTTTAGTACCATCTGAGAACATGGTACAGGTATAGTCATTGTTCTTATAACTGCCAAGAATCTTCATTGCTTCTCCTAGCGATAGCCGTATGCTCCGAATGCAATCATATCATCACCAGACGGAGTTGTAAAGGGCGTTTCATACTGCTCTAGCTCATCATTATATCTACACCACTCATCATACGTGTAGATACCCAAGTCCCACAGTCTTGAATCTTCACGACTAGACTCAACTTCGTCATCATCGCTATGCTCTAGCATATCAACATCGACAGGAGTATACCACTGCTCATCTTTGTATTTCTCTTCATACTCCTGTGCGTACTTTTCGATAGCCTGCTTTACTGTTTCTTTATCATAGATTCCGCTTCCAACACCATCAGCAAAACAATGATTGAAAGAATAGCCATATCCGTCACCATCAACAAAATAATATTCGCCATTATGACTAGAAACCCATTTATTAAAATCGTCTTGCGTCATAATACATAGAGAATGCGTTGAGCTTGAATTAGTCTCGAACACGCCAGCGCGAATCTGAATCATTGTATAACACCTAGTTTCCCTTATAGAAGTATTCATACTTCTCTTCATCATGATTTGGGTTTGGCTCTTCCCAGCTATTGTGCCAATCAGAATCCCACTTCCAGATAGTAGGCTCTGCGGCATTGCACATCTGACCGCCATCATCGTTATCGTTGCCAGTGTACACATGACTATCGCTAAAGAGATAGCGAATCAGCATATCGTCATTGTCAAGCACAGCATGTACGAACTCATACGTATCATATCCGTGGTCGATATAACCTACCGCAAGCTCGTCCCACTCATATCCGTCACCATAATCATGGTGAACCAGCTCAGGCTTTTCAAACGTATAAGTGATGCCATGAGCATCGAGAATATCCTTTAGCTTATTAAGAAGCCCTTTTTTGCCACTGCCGTCAAGCTCATAGATAGCCGTGTATAGATAATCCGCTACATCAGCATCGTCATTTTCCCAGCCGAACTCACCAAAATGAAAGTCAACATGACAACCATCTGCATCAACGGGAGTCTTAGAGATACAAATGCTATGCGTGCTTGAACTGTTAGTCTCGAATACTCCACCGCGAATCTGAATCATATCAATCACCACTCTCATCCCAAATACCATAGTCTTCATTCCCATACCTACGAAGCTCATCTTCCTTGTGGGAAACCTTACAACATGTATATGATACCACAACTACAGCCACCATAAGGAGTACAACTACAATCATGCTTCATCCTCCTCATTATTCCAATCAGATTTATATTCACATACGTTGCCAATGACCTCGATGATTTCGCTGATGCCCTCGCCAAAGCTGTAATACTTAGAATGTTCCCAGTCAAACATGAAATAGGAAGCACGCTCTCCTACATATGCAATCTCGACAATAATCTTATCGCCGTCCTCGTGTCCTTCTTCCACGTCAACTGTACAGATATCGCCTTCATACAGTGGGAAGTCATTTTTATCCACAAGTCCTAGACTTTTGTGGAATAAGTACCTATCTTCAGGCAATTCCTTCAATTTTTGCCATCCGAACACAGCGTTTCCGCAGGTCAGAAGCTTGTTTTCTCCGCATGAAATTAGAATTTTATCGGGGTGTACCCATTCACGATTTTCCTTGTCAAAAATCCTATATGGCATATGGAACTCCTTAGTGTGCCGCCTTATCTGCTTCATGTAGAATCATAACACATTCCATGAAGTAATCGCCCCACAATTTTTTATATTTATTATACATCTTCTCGTTGTTATCCATCTCCCACACCCAAGGCTTCATGTGATTTGAGATAAGAGCGGAAACAAATAGAGGATTGATACCAGCGACATACGTAAAGAACAGACTATCATATGCGCCTACGTGTTCATGCCCATAGTAATGCGCTATGTCTGTGATTTCACCTTTGTTATTTTTTAATGTTCTACAGAACGGCTTACCGCAATCATGGATTAGGGCGGCGTACATTATAGTTCCAATTGAATCATTGTCGTACAACTTGTTATTGTATAGCCAAAAGAAAGCATCAATACAATGCGCACCAAGAGCCAGATTATGGTGAGGATTATCCTGATTATAAGTCTTATAACTTAGCGCCCAAGACATAGGAAGTAATGAGCCGATACGGCTATCTTTCCAATATTCAATACTGATACGATTGAAGCCTTCGTAATAATAAGGAGGTTCAAAGCTTTTGTACATACGCTCAATGACATAATCTGGCACATGCCTGTCTCTGTTACTGTTATTTTCTAAGCATTGATTATATGGAGTGGCGGCGATGATACATTCTTTCCTACAAGGGATGTGCTTTAGTTCCTGTATGAAAGCAACGCGCCTTTTAGAGCTTAGATTGCAGGCATCGTATATAACATTATTACCTTCTTTTAATGCTGTCTTGATACGCTTATGCAACTCCACAAACAGCTCGTGGTTATGAGTTTGGTCGTTGACATCTAGATAAAGTTCTTCTCTCAATGCATCCGAACTGAATAAGATATAATCATTTTCCATTGCTAGATTGTAAGCAATGGTTGACTTGCCGCTTGCAGGCAAGCCCACCATAAGCACTAGCACTGGCTTTGTGCTAGTCTCCATTTATTCACCAGCTTTAAGCAGGAATTTGCGTGAAACTGATTTGAAACTACGCTGTCCATCCTGACTACGATACACAAAGCCCTCACGTAGACACTTCTTATTGATTACACTCTTGCCATCGGCAGACTGCTTGAACTCCTCAAAATCATCAGCATCAGGCAGAGTATAGTTGTCATCAATAATAGGCACGAATGGGATATCGTACTCGGCTAGAATCTTCTTTGCTTCGACAGAACCAAGGCGCTCACCATCAAAGATTAGATTGAAGGCTGCAAAGCGGCGCTCGTCAAGCTTGTACTTGTTGCCCTGTACAGACTCGCCATACGTCTCGCCCTGTAGCACGACATGCTTATAACCATGCTTCTTTGCAATGTCTTTAAGAGCATCCTCGACATTGTACTTAAATGCCATCTCCCAATACACATTCTCGACACCAGACTTGTCAGAAATAAAGTTCTTCTGGTCTGCATCCATCTGGCGAACATTGCGAGAACACACACCGAAATCAGGCTTGCGACCACTCAAATCAAGGAAGAACGTAGTAGAAGTACCATCAATCTTCTCGGTCACGACATAAGGATTCTTATCCTCAAGCATGAACATAACGTTTTCCACCCTATCCTCGTCCGTCTTCTTAATCCACACAGGCCAATTCTTAGGATTGTCCTTCTTGCGACCAAAGAAAACGAACAGCAGCTTGCGACCCCACGCACGCTTCATCAGCCACTTCCACCACTTCTTTTTGGCGAGCTTGACATTGCGTGCGCACATGTTGTTGTACTTGGCATTGGGATTAGTCTTAGCCTTACGAGCATTATCCTCAGCTACATAATACTTAATACCAAGCGTGTTTGTTACGTCTTCGTGAACGTCCTTGTTCTTAATCTCCGGGAACACATCAATAGGCATGAGAAGTCCCTGAGAGTAGACTTTGCACATCTTAATCGTCTTAACCTTGTAATGCTTCTTCTCAAGGAATGCAAAGCGCTCGTCATTACTAGGAACAAGCGAATCAGTCTCGATATACAGAGCCTTATCGCCTACCTTGAACTGGTTCTTCTGTACGATAATCCACCAACCGCCGACACGCGCATGTTCAACGCGGTCATAGTTTGGAATAGGCTTAATCTCCTCAATGATAACCGGATAAGCCAATGCACGTTCGCCATTTACTAGCATATCGTAACCTTTCTACTCTAGTAAACTCATTACTGTTATATTATAGCAACTGTTTTAGTTTCAAACATGCTAAAGCAACTGTTTTAGTTGCTGCTCCTTATAATCTTCATAATCTTCACAATTTTTTCCACGACATAATCAATGGCTTCATATGTAATATCAGAAGAAATAGTAAATCGAACAGACCTTGCTGCTTGTTCATCCGTCAACCCAAGAGCCTTGAGAACATATGACGGCTTCTTTGAATGACTATTGCAGGCAGAACCAGCACTGCACTGAATGTCATCTAGGTCAAGCATATACAGAAGTTCTTCCGAGCCAATGCATTCAGGCAACATTACATTAATGTTGTTTGGTAGCCTATGAACAGAAGCACCATTCAGCTTGCAGCCATTCCTTGTAAGCTCGCCGATAAAATAATCACGCTTTACAGATAGCGCCAGTCTGTCTTCCATTTCCTCAGATGCGAGTTCAACGGCTTTCGCAAAGCCGACGATACCAGCGCAATTTTCAGTGCCGCCCCTCTGTCTATCGTTCTGGCTACCATAGATAATGGGTTGAATCTTAATATCTTTTTTCTTGTATAACAATCCATTTCCTTTAGCACCTCCAACCTTATGCGCCGATGCACTTAACATATCAATACCCATAGCCTTAACATCAATAGGAATCTGCCCAAATGCCTGCGTTGCGTCTACATGAAGAATGCCGCCGTACTTATGGACAATATTAGAAATAGCTTTAATATCTTGGATAATGCCAACCTCGTTATTGGCAAGCTGAATTGACACAAAGATATCATAATAATTAGGCTCTTCGCGGTCTTTAAATACAGACTCAAGCTGTTCCATATCAACAAGACCATTTTTGTCAACGTCAAGATATTCCACATCGCAATAACCAGTGTTGTTGCCAAGACGCTCCATAGCATCAACACATTCCATGATAGATTTATGTTCAATCTTTGTCGTGACAATTTCGGTTTTAGAAAAATCCATCATGCCAGCAAATACATAGCCTTGAATAGCCCAGCAGTTTGACTCACTTGCCCCAGACGTGAAAAAGATTTCATCCGTATCGGCATTGATAAAACCAGCAATAGTCTCACGGGCATCATCAATTGCACGCTTGACCCTTACTCCATCAGAGTAAACAGAAGACGGGTTATAGAACTCGTCTGTAAGGTAAGGCATCATAGCTTTAAGAACTTCTGGCTTTACTTTAGTCGTGCCAGCTACATCTAAGTACATACATTAACTCCTTAACAATATGGAGAATAGTTCCGACTAGTATTCTATCAGAATACATATTATCAAAACCATTCTCCATACAATCTATATGTATTCTATTGTTTAGCACCAAACATTGTTTAGGTAATGATTACGACCACGGTGACGGCGATCATGGCGTGCCAAGTCATCAAGATAATCATCAACATAATCTAGATAATCATTATAAGTCTGAATGAGCCTATCCCAGTACTCGTCATCCTCATACTTCTTATCCGCGTGCTTTGGCTTCTCGTCCTTCTCGCCCTCAACGTCATCATCATCGCGGTCAAACAGGTAGCAATTCTCGCAATCGCCATCGCACTCTGAGTCATCTACATCATCAAACTTATCGTCATCAAATGTAACGCCATCCATATACAGCTTGTTCTGTAGCAGATAACCCTCAAGCTCCCAAAGCTTTTTCTCGATATTCTTCATGCAGATATCGATACCCATATCCTCGTCATAGTTAGCGGGGTCAACGCAAGAAGAGGACTCAACAATCACAAAACCGTTGGGCAGCTTACACGCCACAATGGTACACTTATCAAATGCAGTAGTGACAGCGATATCGCAGCTCTCCATAAGTTCATCAATGACAGACTGAGTTACAGTATTCTTTGTACGCGCCATAATAAATCACCTTTCTATTAGTACATAATTTTAATTACAAGATAGAAAATCAATAGCCTTTGTTCCAAGTCTTTCAACAGTTCTAGTGACGTTCTGTCTTGTGCAATCCATTGTATTACTAATCTCTTGATGTGTCATCCCATTTAACAAACATGATAAAATATATTTTTCATTGTCGTTTAAACCTCCGATAAACTCTTTAACCATCATGTCGCTTATAATTCTATCATCAAAGTCATAATCAATTAGGTTCTGATTAATTTCTTCATCAACTACACACATGTTTTCATATGAATAATAATTTGCCAATTCTCTTTCTTCATTCAACAGATAACATGGGTCTACATCATTAAGCACACCATCAATAATTCTATTCATTTCATCTTTCTCGCCACTAGAAAACTCTCTAAATTTATATTCGTTTTCCAATAACCATTCGATAGATTCCAATGAACAATCACCGGCATGGTCGCAATCATAATCCGCATCTGCTGTCTCGATATCGAGACAACCATAAAAACCATAGTAGAGGTCATCGCTCTCTACCGTCTGTTCTTTAAATGGTATTTCCATAAATCATATTCCAACTTTCTTTTAATCTATTTACATTGCAAAGAATCTTCCATCGGAAAACTCTGTGTTGTTTTTACAATATTATATCAGAAAAATAACCCAAATGGAACCCCTCTTCATAAAACAATTACACATCAAGTTGGAGATAGCTATATCCGTCACTATCAGTATAGTAAATGTTCCTAATACCAAGGTCTTTTAAGGCGTTCATACAGGCAGGGCATGGCTTTGCTAGTCCGTACCCAAGTTTGGTTCCACGAGAGATTCTATACACATATACCTTGACCTTAGACCAATCAACATCTATTCCAACAGTGTATGGTATCGATGAAATGGCGGCAATCTCGGCATGGATACTATCGTTAATATAGTTTCCACCAACATTATTAAACGTCCTATATTTACGATTGTATTCCTTTTGCATTGGGTGAGATTTATCGCCATTCTTTCCGCGCCCGATAATATGTTTCTTATATACGATTACGGCACCAGTGTGAAACCTTTTGAACTCAGATGATTCAGCTTCCATACGCGCTTCATTGAACATTCGCATATCAAACTTAGAAAAACTCACGATAACCCTTCCAATAAATATCTAATCGTACAATCGGTTTGCTTTTCTTGCCTTGTTATATTCTTCCAATGGATTATAACCATCAGAGCATTCGTGTGTTAGATGCCAAGACTTACATACGCTGCATTTGTATGGTCGAAGAATCTTTGAATTATTAACAAACAGGGTCTTAGCCGCACACAACGCATCATATTTACATGAATACTTCTTCTTTGACTTACATGTATCCATGTTCTTATATCTGACATGAATAAAATGAGGACAGAGAAAACTCTTATCATATAGCTTTGTCGTGTCTTCAATCATTGGGCGTGTGTCATTATAGTATCCGCAATCGACATTGCTGCCACGTTCTTTGATTCTGTTTTGACACACGGTACAAATAAAAGTAGTCACTTGCCCTCCTTGTCTTTCCGTCAACTTACATTGATATTATATCATGTTCACATAAAAAAAAGAGGATACATCCAAAAGGACGTACCCTCTCTACATATATTAAACATACTTGCTTTCGCGTTAAGATTTCAACGACATGTCGTTTACTCTCACATAGCCGAAACTATCCGTCTTTCATGGGCAACCCTAAAGTTTCCAAGGCATTTCAAACAAACTATTTGCCAGTGTTAATCATTGGAGTTGAGCCATTGGGAACCACGACAAGATTACCTTCCTTGCCAACATCCTTCAAGGCATCAATGTAGTGTTGCTGTAGCACTTGGTCATTAAGGCTCTGTGCGAGAATAGCGTTTGCATCGGCTTCACCCTGAGCTTCAATCTTCTTAGTCTCAGCCTGAACCTTTGCGGTTTCCTGCTCATTCTGCGCTTTCTGCTTTGCAACCTCAGCTGCCTGAGCCTGTGAATAACTATCAGTGATAGACTTAGGATAGCGTACATCCTGTACGCTTACCTGCTCAACGGTAAGACCGATTTTATCCCACTTCTTAGTCAGTGCATCCTGAACGGCTTTGGTAAACTGTGAACGATTTGTTAGCATGGTAACTGTATCGAACTTACCAGAAACCTCACGGGTAACGGCACGAACGTCATTGGAAATATACTTTTCCACAAAGCTCTCCTGCGTACCATATTCAGAATAAAGGCTAAGCGCTGAATCTGGATTCAAGCTATAGTTGACCTGAATATCGATGTTGGCGCTGGCACCTGACTTATCGTTGATTGATACCTGCTTGCCCTCATATGAGCCGCCGTCAACCTTATATTCCGTGTCACCGTAAAAGTTGATAAGATTATTACGTACATCATACGTGATAACATCTTGCCACGGTGCCTTGATATGGAAGCCAGCTTCAGAAGTTGAACCAGCAAGAGAACCACCGAGATTGCGGACTACGCAAACCTCACCAGTATCCTGTGTATAGATACATGAAAATCCAGCAAACACAAAGAAAAAGATAAGGCAAATACCAGCAATTCCGCGAGCGCAAGAGCGTACAAACTTTACGTTCTTGATATCAGTCTCGTTTTTAATGCAAGGTTTTCCGAGAATATCAACACCCTCAACGGGTTCTGGAATCTTTGTGCGAACATTAAACACGATACATGGAATCGCAATAAGCAGTGCGATAATTCCGATAACAAAAGTTACCATGCCAATCCTTTCTCCATACAACATTCAAACAAAAAAAGCAGGATGCGTATTCACGGCACATCCAGAGGGTCTGTTTTTCCGGTGTTTCAGCTCACCCATTACTCCGTGAAAGCACTAGCTTATCTCCTAGCTAGAAGGCGCGCTATCCTCTCGAATAGCTATGCGGCGTTGCCTATTCTTCCGCAAAAGATTTTTTTCGGGAAAATCTTGAAAACCACTGCCAATAGGGGCAGGTATTATATGGCAGAGTAATTCGGTTCCGACCCGAATGCTTATATAATAAGCACGCTTTGCTTAGCAGGCAAGCCCAGCTCCCCGCTGGTTATCTACTCCGAAGGTAGGGTGTGTTTCCAACTACACCACATGTCTTTTGTAAAATAACATAATCATAAGTACATGGCTACTTATTTTCCGTCTAGACTGAGACATGTCTGGCTTCGAACCAGAGACAGTTAAGCTATCATCATCCATGAGAACCAAGCTACATCGTGATTATATCCACGCCCCCATTGTTATATAATGTCAACTATGACAAGAAAAAATCATGGAGCCAACTGACGGTGCCGCCCCGTCTGCTTCGCTTTACAAGAGCGATGTATTACTGTTATACTAAGCTGGCATTTGCACAATAGGTTCTGAGCGCCATGCGTGATTCGAACACGCGCAAACGAGACTTAGAAGGACCCTGCTCTCTCCCCTGAGCTAATGGCGCTCAGAACCTATTGTTAATATGTTATTATTATACCACATTTTTATATGATATATTACGAATAATTTTTGATATAACACTGTGTCTAACTTTAAACTTCTTAGCAAGAACTCTACACCCATATTCTTTATCTCTTGGTATATAGTGCTCTCTAATATATTTAACTTGTTCCGCTGTTAATTTTGACCCGCTATTATCAACTCCGCGTTTAGCTGCTGCAAGCCCAGTGTCATATGCGTGCCTTGTGTTTTCTTGTGGCGTAACCCACTCAAGATTATAAGCGTTATTGTTTAACTTATTGCCGTCTTTATGATTGATATGATGCTTTCCTTCTTCATAAGGAATAAACGTTTCAGCAACGGCTCTATGTATTCTAAATACCCGCTTGTCACAACGGCTACCAAGAGACACGCACACTTGACAATATCCTTGTTTATTCTTACATGTCTTGTATTCAGTTCCAGTTCTAACGTTTCTTAATTTTCCAGTATTAGATACTTCAAAGTCGTTAAAAGGTTTATTGTGATATACTAGACATTTCCACTCCTCATCCAAATCTACCTACCTTCAATTAAAAACCAATAATTCTATTTAAAAAAGATATAATACAAACAACATTATATCTATGTATTTTAGGGTGGGAGATGAGTGAGTCGAACACTCTTCAATCCGTTATAAGCAGACTGCCCTAACCGTTGTGCTAATCTCCCGTATCGGTGGAGGGGGTCGAACCCTCATGCCTTTCGGCAACAGATTTTGAGTCTGTCGTGTATTCCTAATTCCACCACACCGACAAAAACCTAGACGGCAATGTTCCATTGGCAGTGGCAAGAGTTGAACTTGCATACAGGAGCTACCTGTTTTGCCCATTAAAGCATAGCGTATACCGATTTCGCCACACCGCCAAGTCACATTACCGTCTATGGAATATATACTCACAAACCACAACGTTCCAATTCAAGCCTTATGCGACCTTGATTTACTCATATATACTCCATAGGCGGTGGTAGCTTACTAAAGTCCTCACCAACTACCAGAGGGGTCACTTATTTTAAATACCGCCCGCGCTGGCAGACCTTCCAACGCTACCGACTTTACGCAACGGTGTACGCTTAACAGTCCGCTTCCTCCGTTAAGACAAGGGGTAACATTACGCCGTTACCATGCGCCCAAGACTTGTCAGGTAGCTATCTCCATCGTAAACCTTGGGACTAAGCGTTAACGGAAAATGTTTGAGTTAAATTGGAGCAACCATGAAACCAAAACAGAAAGGAGAGAAAAGATTTTCCGTCTACGGAATCGTACCGTACCATCTGCGCTAGTAAACAACCAAAAACCTAGTGCAGAATCGAACCTCGCTTTGTCGGCTAAGAACGCCAACGCGAAAGATTGTCTCAGGCCTTCGCCTTACCTTCATAAAACGTAGTGGTAATTCGGTCACATAGGAAATGGAGCTGAGACACAGGGAGCGACCCCATATCTTTCCATCCCGACTTTACGTCAATCTATGGCTGGATTGGCTACCAACAACTTTCACCCACCATTCAGCATATTAATCTTCTATATATATATGTCCAACTTTGGGCTACTCGTACTCGCGTCTGGTCTTATAGCTGATTACCAGCATCAATTGGACAACTATCTTATGGCATTCCGAGCGATTAGCGTAGCTGCCACACTACCATCTACTCGGTTCAATGGAATATATTCCATATCTATTGCGATAGCAACCAGTTAGCGATACCATTTTCTTGCGTTTCATCACAGCGCCGTGTCTGCTCGGTTGAGATTTTCCACCTCTTCTACCAGACGTCTGTTGCCTACATCTGGCAAAGCCTACCTATGGGGTATCCTCCATAGTGGGACTCCTCGAACACGCCCATGACCTCATGGAATTGAGAATACACATGGTTGAAACAATCCTTCGCGTTGATTTCTCAACGCTGATACTCTATACAAATATCAAGGTGCAACTGGAAACTTCCGTTTCTCCGTGTTAAATATTATAACACTTAACTTTATCAGTTGCAAGAACTTTTTTAAACTTTTTTCCATCTTCTGTTTTCAAGGTTCCCAGATTGATTCGCGTTTTTCCGCGTCTCTTTCTGACACCAACTATATTACACGGTGCCTATACCCGTGTCAACAACTTTTTTAAAAAACTTTGGATATTTTTCCGCGTGTTTAAAATAGTAGTTTTAAAGCGTATATAGACACAACATATAGTGTTTTGAAGGTACATAAAACACAACATATATGGTGGCTGTATTGACAACCACCACATATGCGCCAATCAGCGTATTAAGCCGTTAAGATTTTCCGTCTGCCATCTTTGACTTGTAAACATAGTAACGATGACCCTGTACCCTTTTTAAAAGGGTTTTAGGCTTAACCCGACTGTCAATATCTTTCCAATACAAGTCCCAGTCGAACGTCATGTTGCAAATATCTTTTTTCTTACCAGAGATGCCCATGATATTAACCTCCAACTAGATAAAGTCGTAGCCGATGTTGACGCTCTCATACATATCTTGAATATCTTCATCGAGCAATCCAAGATAATGCAATGTAACCTCTTGACTAGAATGGTTAAACGCCTTCTGCAACAAGACTAAAGCCCTTGTTTTATCCTCTGCGTTTTCAAAGCAAAACCTACCCCACGTCTTTCTCAAGCTATGACTACCGATATTCTTGTTAATTCCAGCTTCCTTAGCGGCGCTCTTGACAATGCGCCAAAGGGTAGTGGCTGCAATGGAACCATCGCCCTCACGAGATTTAAACATATACTCGTTTAAATTATCCGTGGGAAACTCATTGAGATAATCTACGATAACCTTCTTAATGGTATTGTTAAAGAACAGCTTTACGAACTTCTTCTGCTTACGTGTTTTCTTGGGTTGCAGGGTATAGAAGTCTTTAAACCTATACTCGCCATCCTCGATACTATCCAAGAAAAAGTCCCATTTGAGCGTAATCAAATCACTTGCACGCAAGCCAACGTTAATGCCGACAACGAACAGCAGCTTGTTCCTACTTGCAATCTGACGATGGTGTTCATCGGCAGCTTCATTGATATGCTTGTCGAACACATCAATCATGGCCTTAATCTCTTCATCGGTACGGAAAGCATACACTTCAGAAGATACACCAGTAGGCTTCAATCCGCCGCTGTTATCACGAGCCTTCGGACTCTTAGGCTTAGCGTCTTTAGTACCCATGACAACACTAAACTGAATGATATTGTTCTGTTGCTTTTCTTCCACAATGACTGGTGCAAATGCTAGGCTTCCCATCATCAATTCCTTCCTCTCGCCTTTCTTTACTATATCCTACCATACACTAATGTAGCTATCAAGTAGTTAAACTCATATTTTTGCAGTCAATTTCAAAATAAAAAAGGGTGGAATAATTATTATTCCACCCATCCATTATAACATATATATAAGGTATTATTCCTCTAAATCAAGGTCTAACTTATTCTTCTCGAACTTGATACGGAACTCACCGTTGGCAAACTGTCGCATAAGAATCTCCAACACCGTGTTCATCGAGAACCCAGCCTGCTTACAGTATGCGCTGAAAGCATCCTTAATATCTTTGTCAATGGTTGTATTGAGTACGACCTTGTTATTTTCCGTCATGTTAATCCCAATCCTCGTCACGCACACGGGTAGACTTTACGGCTACAAAATCATCGCACCATGAATCATCATCCAAGTATACAATCTCCCACTCATGCGCCTTGCAGCAACCAGCTTCATCGTCTTGAACCTCGAAACCGTTATCAAACGGCTCGCAGTTACGGCAGTTAGCACAGCAGCGTGGATGAATCTTAGACATTTTTTCTCCTAACAATTAGTACAAATCAAACTCACGAATGAAATAACATGAATTATTATATGGATATTCCTCGTCATATGGAACATGCCACACCATATATTCTCCGTTATATCCAGTCTCAACCGACCTTATATAGCCGCAATCATCAAGATATTTTTCAGCATCATCATAGCTGGAAAAGATTCTATCTATGTCTTGATAGTTGTCATCATAATCTTCTCCGTTGTCATACCACACAACATATACCTTGTCTTTTACAGCTTGCGCCATTTTTGCAAACGCATCATCGACCCTGTCAGTCACAGCTTGTGGAATCGCAGTCTGTTCTTCCATGGCAACAACCCCACATTACTCATAATCTTCCAATCTAATTATATATATGGACAAACGCTAAGACAAGAAATGTCACACAACAAACAAAACAAAAGATTATAACTTTCCAGTCATCGTCATTCATACCCACGGCTTATCCTTTCTTTCGCGTGTCAATATACATGATACTACTTACAGTGTAGTTGTCAAGTAGTTAAGCAAATAAAAAAGCATGGCTTGAATAGCCCTGCTAAAACGTTTTACTTTCCCGTATACGACACGATTGAAGGGCTAGTAGCCATACTCACCGTACTCTCCGTTAATCCAGTCATTAGTGGTCTTTAGCATCTGTCCAAACGTCCAGTAATACGCGCCCTCGACATACTTGTTAGTCAGTACGTTGTTGATAATATCGTTTTTTGTGATAGCAAAATCAACGCGCTCGTCAAATGAACCGCTACCGTCATATACATAATACGTAACGACAAACAGTTCATCATCAGACAACATCATCTCATTTGTCTGCAAAGAATCGGTATACCAATCATTACCCTTCGGGTCAAGCGCAGAAGCAACACACTCATGCTCGCCAGCACAATGCTCGCTGTCAGCTACATAGATAATATCATCAAGAACATCCTCGATTGTATCATCATAAGCCCAATAGTCGGTATCTTCCACACTCTTGCAAATTGCAGTCAGCATATTATACTCCTTTTATGCGGACACTAATAAATCTACGAGATATTATTGCACATATTGAGCAGCGCGTCAAGGTGTCTTTGCATATCTTCTTTGAGCCTTTCTAAATCGGACTCGTTCTCAATAACAAAGACACCTTGTTTATTATTGTACGCCGTATCACACATTAGCACTCGTGCTCGGGAATGTCGGGAGTGGCGCAAGGGCTCATAGTGCATATAGTAAAGCTCCTTGTTATCATCCAAGTCCACGCCAGCACCACCATACTGGAACGCTGCAAATGCGCTACGATTGTACGCATTGTACTCGTCAAAAACCTTACCATGCTCAATCACGTTACCATCGGCATCAAGAAGATAGCAGTTGAAAAGCTCGCCGTCCTCGTCATAATCACTGAATACAGCTACAACCATTCCGTTATCATACTTCACAGCCCAGTCATAGGGGGTAAAGTTTTCAGAAATAGTCTGCGTAGCGCTATCAACGAAACCATACTGATAGCTATTCTCGCCTACAAAATTGTAGTTGTCATCAATGTCCACGCAAGTAAGCATGATAAGCATGAAATAAAGCAAAGCGGATACGCAATTGGCATCGTCTTTGACGTATCCATCGTACCAACCATCCCAGTTATTGGGCGTGAACGATACGTAACCATCGCGAGAAGTATACTTCTCCTCAAGAAACTCCTCAAAGTTATCACGATTCATGGCAGCATAGCCAAGCATATACGCACACAGTTTGTCAGTGTATGCAAAATCAAACAGAACAGAATCATTCTCAAAGTTATAATACTTCGGGTGATACATGCCAGTATACGTCACTTCAAAATCATCATCGTAATCAGACGGGAATACATCAGTCCAAAGGGCATCGTTGACATAATCCACAGCGCACTTACCGATTTCGTCATCAGCCTTGCCGCGCGTGGCATACGGGATACCTCCCCAAAGCTCTCCAAGATAAGTCTCGTAAAGCCCACTGTCGATAAAGTTTCCGATGCAAGTGGTGGAAGTGTGAATCGTATGGGTCATAGTCTCTTTTATCGTAGTACCTTTCTCTAAGGTTTTCTCTTTCCTTGCCTAATAGTATATATAGTTGGCAACCACACGTCAACGATATTTCCAGTTCATATTTCCTCCACAAAAAATATCACGCCTTATAGACGGCAACACCAAATGAAAGGAAAGAAAGTGAGGAAAGGCGTGGGTTGTGTTGCCGCCTATTAGACGTGATATTAAATGTTACCATACGGGAATATGATTGCCTTGATACAATGAATCTTCCCATATGGGAACATTATACGTTGAACCAAAAGTCATCTTTGGCAAACTCGGTACAGTTGAAAATATTGTATATCAGCCAATTAGGAATATCCGTGGGGTATGTCGCGCTTGCCAAAACTTTGCGCTCACTCTCAATCATCTGCGGCAACGCTTCTTGATTGTAGTAAAAATCAGTATACAGCTTGTCCTTAAGCTCATACAGTTCATCATCGTTCAAGTCAGTAACCCTCATTGTAACTCCTATCAAACTTTAATTTTAGGACACCTTATCGGCTTTTCTACTGTTGCAACGTTCGCACATAGGCTGGTAATTAGCTAATGAATCAGCGCCACCGGCAGCACGTGGGAAGATATGGTCTTTAGTAAGCTGCATTTCACATCCATCTGCGTCGATTCCATATAGGTTAAAATGCCACCTGTTTTTGTAATAGGCACCGCTCTTACTCTTTTTAACGTTGAATGTTTCCAGCCAAAAGTATTCGCCTTTTAGCCCACAAGATACGCAATCTGTCCCATTGATAAAGAAGTTGCTATATCTGTCACTGTCCATTGTCACGCAGATTCCGTTGCCAACGTCAATAATAGGCCATTTACCAGTGCATTCATAGACTGCCTTAGAGCCTTCCCACAGCTTTTTAACATACTCGATTGAATACTTGCTGTGCCTATGATATGACTTAGCATATGCTTTTTCATACCCGTTAAGCTCATGCACTTCATCATTGCTAAGTTGCTCTACATTCACGGCAACCACCTATCTAAGTCACTGTAGTACGATTTAAGATACACTAATCCTAAGCGTGTGTACCGAACTCAACATTATCACAGCCGCCCATTAAAAAGGCGTACATCCATCCATCCGCGATAAAGCACGCCTTCATCGGGTTGCTGTTATGGTCTTTCGCTTCGTCCTCGCAATAAACGTTTACGATATTCACGATACCCATACTCTGCAAATGCAACAGCGCCTTGCGTACATTGCTACACAGCTTTTCATCGCCAATAGCTTTGGCAAGCTCGCTATACGTACCTTCAAATACATCCATCTTCATAAGATAATCCATGATACGTACTTCTTGTTTAGTCAAGTCACGAAACTTGTGCATAAGGGTATAAGTCTCGCAGTAATCAAAACCAATAGTATCAGCCAATGTTCTATCCTTTCAATCAAATCTTTCCTTGCCTATATAATACTATAATCCAAGGCGATACAGTTGAGATTTTCAGCCTTCACAAATCATACACAATTCATTTTAGTATGATTTTAATCCGTGACTGAAGCGATAGTGAAACTACTTAGCGCTGAAAACATAGCGCCACGTACATAGGTTACAACACGGCTCCCAAGTTTCTTTCACGCTCTCGCCGTTATCCACGACAATAGAAACATCGTACTTGACGCTAAGTTTTGAGTGGCAAAAGATACACTCACGGTCTTTATCTTGCCACCATTTGTCAACGCGCCTATATCTTTCCATGGCAACTCCTAAAAGAACTATTTTAACGGTACCAATACTCGTTATCAGCAAGGTCAGCAAGGTCGCATACATCACACTGGCACACATCATACTCATTGCCTTCAATGATAATATACTCCCTCTCAAGAACCTCAACATCAAACCAGTCAAAACGTACCTGCTCAATATCGAATACCTCGTTGGTATCGGTATCTACTTTGCAACCAGAAGCAATCTCAAAACCATCGTCCCAAACAGAAACGAACGCGTCAAAGACCTTCTTCTCCGCTTCTTCCTCGTTATCGGCATCAACAATAAAAGTCCTGCCAATCAATTCAGTATAGGTAATAGTGTACTTCATGGTCTTTCCTTCCTGTTAAAAGCGTGCTTTTATTCTAAGCCAAAACCCAGTTCATATCAATACCCATCTCATACATTCCGAAAATATCAGGCGATACACAATCCATATCGTCACCGCCATAATGCTCGACAAACGAATCGGCTTCATTCAGATACTCATACCACGTACCATCGCCAATACCATGTTTGAAGTCATTATTCAATGCACGCATAACGCGCATCGCTTCATCTTTGGTAAAATGCGGGTGCTCGAAACCTCCACTGTTCTGCTCACAGAACCCGAGACTTCCATACCCTACAAGATAAGCGTCAAAGACGTTGCAATCGTCACCATCCAAGTGAACCTTGACTGGCTTGAGCGCGTAAACCATGTCATTCATGCTTGCTCCTTTATCCCGAGCGCCTTTCCTTGGCTACATATTACCAAAGATTTAATCTGTATGGTTGAGAACCTTTGCCTTCACAACATCAACACAATTGACCACGTGTTTCAATTGTCTGATTTTTCCCGACAACCGAAACAAAAAAAGCGCCACATAACATGGCGCTTAGGTTGCATTATCGCCTAACTGGCATGACCATTCCGAAACAGCTACGCTCATTCTTGTAATCGCTAGCCATAAACTCCATGGCGCGACCTTCGTACCCCATCATAATCTGAATAGGCGTATCTTTCCCGTAGGCGAGCTTCACAGCAGCGCAAATATCAGACATATAATCAGCGTTGACCCATGCGCTATACCCTTGACGCATAGTCCCATCGTTCTCACGCTGCGTCTCAATGATAGACTTATAGTCGATATACTCCCAACCAAACTTAGATAGGTTGTCAAACTCAACAATATCACGCAACCAATTATCAGACTTGTGCTGTTGATAGATACGCGCTGTCAAATTATCTGCATCACTATCATAATCAACAGTCACGCAACTATCGGTTGACTTGATATACTTCTTTACATCCTCAACATAGAGAAGAAAGTCAACGTTATGTTTTTCAGAAACATCGGCTGCATTATGGCTAACCTTATGCTCAAACTCAATCAGCTTGTATCCGTCACTACCGACAATCGTATATTTATCGTAGCGAACTTTGACAAGCAGGCACTTGCACCAGCTACGAATCTGGTCTTTATCATAGGCAAGTCGGGCAGCTGCCAAAAGTTCTTTTGCATCCAAGGTAACAAGCATTGTGGTTCCTTTCGTCTGGTTTTCTCCGTGGCTTAATAATATCACGATTATGGTTGCTACATATTTTCTCCATATAATTCTACACAAAAGAAAAGGGGAACGCATAGGCGCTCCCCTAATCCGCTTGAAAGAACCACCAATCAAGCACCAACCACATTCATACCAACACCAAACAGGACGGTATTCAACATAAACGCTAGTTCGTTTTTGTTCCATTTCATTTATGTTGTAACTCTATTGTAATTAGTCGTTGTCAATATGTCAAGTGGTTTCTTAAACTTTTTTCCGCTAATTTTTCTCGTCAATATATCCAAGATTAACTAATGTGTTACGCATACTGCGATAGCGATGAAAGTTTACATAGGTTGACACTGCACCATATGGACTAAGCCCAGTGTATTTATTCTTCTGCGGAAAGTATTCAACCACTGTATCACGCTTGTACATAATAGTCTTTTTGCTGTTGATTGTCATACCGTAGGGATGAAACACAAAGACGTTATTATCTTCAGCGTGAACAATCACATTAGCCCTCAACAAATCGAACACGTCTTTGATACGGTGTTCCGTGATATAGAGATACCCAGTGATAGAATCATCCGTTGACTTAAAACGATACCACGTCTTTTGATTCTTCACAATGGGAACATCGTACTCAACATCGCCGATGAACCTATAGCCCTGCTTGTACTTCTTCCGAATCTCCTCAACATCGGAATAATCAGCGACCCAAATGTTACCATCGACAAACATATAAAACCTTTCCTCCTTGTTTTTCCTTATCCAAAGTATATCACATGAGTTTAAAGGGGTCGATTTCGATGCCTTTAAATCTAGCAATCCACTTTCTCTCCATAATTACATACTCCATCTTGCTAGATATTCCACAAGTGATAGCAAAGGTGTGTAATATCTTTAGGTTGTCCACGTTTTTTGTGGACAACTCACAAAACTTACTCACTTGTCCACGTTTTTTGTGGACAAGTACCCCAAATAGGGTATAGTTGTCCACGTTTTTTGTGGAAATTTATACATTCCTAACAAAATAGATATATACAAAATAGATAAATATGCTTCGCAAGATTTTTTCGTATCAGTATACACAAGAAATAAAAAAGGGCGAACAAATCATTCGCCCAATTTTATACTTAATCTTTGATACTTAATCTTCAGTCTCGATACTATCGAGAATATTTTCAAGCTCGATAATCTCCTCACTCCAATCATCACCGTACTGCTCATTCTCTTTGAGAAAATCAATAACGTTTACGAGAGCCTGCTTGGTATCCATCTTCTCGCCTTTCGTCTGGTGCTTTACCTTGATTAAATAGTACTAAAGATTTTACGTGTGTAGTTGAGAATATCCGTATTCACAGTTTCTCCATACAATGATAGTCGGTCTGCATGGTGTAATTTTCTGCATTGTCTTTGGTATTATATTTTGTGGTTGACTACCCTACTTTCAAAAGGGTCGTTTTATAGGCTTAGAGTGACTTATTTGACCCTATTTGCCACGATAAGCACCTTACCCTAGTAAGTGTCCACCCAGAAAAAATCGGGGGTAAATATAGCCTTATATCGCGTAAAAAATGCAATACCATATATTCCAAAGACTAGGTAAAAAAATAGGGGCTAGATACCCAGCCCCTATAGTGTTTGTGTTGATTGACTATCCCCTAAAGTAGTTACCCCACTCATACACATTGTAGCTATTCAAGTCATATCGACTGTAAATGCTCGATGGAATCTTAGAGCCAATCTCTTTAAGTGTTTCAACCGCCTTATTGTATTCAGCTTTCAGTGCGTCAAAATTATCGAGCGCTTCAACAGTCTGATTATAATTATCTACTGCCTGATTCTTTGCTGTTGTTATCTGCTCGATAAGTTCGTTTGCATCAATGCAAGACATGTCCTCGACACGCGCCATGATGATATGGTACTTATTGCTGACGGTGCGTAGGTAATCCCATTCATCGCTGGTATCATTGCGCCAGATACGACCATCGAAGTCATACCAACCGATATAGATATATCCACCGCCGCCATTGCCCCTTTCAATGTCAAAGGTAATGTTGCTATTGACCTTCTTCAACGCCGTGGCGATACGCTTAGTAGCCTGCTTGCCGTCATACTTTGCGATAGTCTCGCAAATCTCGTCAAAGTATTCGACCCATGCAAAGTCATACTCTGCCTGCGCACGCAAATACTTAACCTGCGATTCTTTGTTGCTGCTGACTCCTGCCGTTGCCATTGTTCGCCCTTTCTGTTGGCGGTTCTCTTTCTTTGGCTATAGAATACCATAATATGTTGTAGTTCACACTATCTTCACATATTATATCGAATCAAAAGACGGTATTGCTATAGCTCTGATTGTTTACAAGTCAACAATCAAATTGTGTTCTTTGATAAGACGCCTTGCAATGCAGGGGTTGATATGCTTCTTTTTCGTCAGTACGATAGTGCCGTTACCGTCCTTGCGCTTATAGATACAGTGGTCACCAGTGCATCGCGCATATTCATACCCGTTGCGCTTGACAATCTTAGTCATCTCTAGGTAGGTGTACTGCCGCATCTTTGCCATTGCTTTCCCCAATCTATAGTAGTCTTTGGCTTGATATAAATATATCATATGCTGTTGTATATGGTGGTAATTCATATAATCTACACATATATATTGACAAAGAAAAAGGCGGTATCTCTACCGCCTTAATCCCTAGGCTACCATGATAATATCGAATTGCTCGATACCATCAAGGAGATACCAGTCACATACGTCATATAGAGCTTTCACATCTTCGGGTGCATCGCCCCAAATGCCGCTATATACCTCCCTGCCGCCAACGTATGCGATAACCTTCTGCTCGTCTTGAATATCCATCTTCTTACCTTTCTGCTGTTGTCAATCAGTCGGGGCTATCCCCTTTTGTTGATATTATTATTGCACTGATAGAGCCTATAGCTATCGAGAATCTTTCAATTCACAAAGTCTAAACATATACACACGAAAAAAATAAAAGCCCACCATTTAGGCGGGCTTGTCACTATCCCATATAGTCTAGCTTGACAACGCAACTAGAGTGACCATCGCGTTGAATATATGCGTCTGGTTCGATAGCGCGTACCTCGCAATTGTCAAGCCATGGGTACTTTTGCACCATATCAAACGGGTAATCTTCAATTGTCAACGGTGCCTTATCTTTGGCATAGACAATAACATTGACCATGCCGCCCCAAACATTCCGCAAATCTTTGAATAACATTTGTACCGCCTTTCTTTTGGCTTCCTTTCGTTGGTTAAATAGTACCATAGTTTACTCTGCTCCATAGTATCCACACAAAATTATATCCAGACAAAAGTTTCTAATGTTTAACTAAAAAATAGGCATAACTATTGTTCCGTATGCAGTCCAGCTTTTCGCCTTTGTTGCCTTAGGTTATCCATTAAATGCGTTAGGGTAGTCCAGCCGCATTTGCCGCTACAAGCCCACCAGATTCGATTTAATGGCGGTTAAATGATTGTCGGGTATAAGTTATCCAACCAGAAAATATAGGGGCTTAAAACTGCTTACAGCGCCTTATATTCCGCTGTCGATATTGATAGTGAATCAGTAGCATTTAAGGACAAAAAATAGGGGAACGTTTCCGTTCCCCCTTTAGTCGCTTAATCGAAAAGCGCCTTAATGACTTTCAAATCGTCCTCGGGAATATCCCAGCAAAGCCAGCCATGCCCATAGGTGTAAGGCTCGCCGTTGTATCCCACCTCGTAAAGCCCAACGCTCTTCAGATACTCGCAAGCGTCGGTATAGTCGTAGCGGTTGCCCCTCGACTCCCAGTCCTCAATCGCTTTTTCCTGCTCGATGGTTCCAGCGTGCATGTCGTTAAGATGGTACAGCTTCCAAAGACGATAAAGCTCCATGAACTGCTTGTTCTTTGTGCGCTTAGCGATTGAATCAAAGCATTGTCCGCCAGCGACAATATCGGTTTTGGTCTGATTATAAACCATAGCCATAGCGGAAAAGCAGGGCTTGCCGTTCTTTTCCTTCAACGTGACCTCAACGGTTACGGGGTTAATCTTGCGACCACGACCATAGTAGTCAATCTTGCCAAGGTCAAAAGTCTTAGTAGCCAACGTTCTTTCCTTCCCTTGCGGTTGGTTTCCATACCTATAATTTACCACTGATTGAATCTAGGTTGTCGAGAATCTTTGTATCCACAATCTGAACACAATTCGTCAGGCAAAAGAAAAGCGGGGAGTATTCCCCGCTTAGTTAATTAAGCAAGCCACGCCCACGTGTCAAGCTCATAGTCATCAATCCACACGTTTTCCACATTCTCGGGTGCATCATCGTAAACATCCGCACAATACTCGCTGCACATTTCACGCGCCTTTTCGATTGTTGAGCAAAAAGCAATAAAGCCATTGTTCACGTGATTGTCAATAATGCAATACATATGCTTGTTCATAGTCGAACCTTTCTCGTGGTTGGTTTTCCGTACCCATAATCTATCATTGATTGATTGAACCAAGCCCAGAAACTTTACATTCACAATCTCTACATAGTTCATTTTCCGTGAGCGTCAATAGTTTTTCCGCAGCACATATTTTTTCCATGCGATAGATATTTATTATCCGTGATAGATTCTTATCATGGATATATTCCGACTGATATAGTAGTAATTATAATTTTCCGATTGACTATAATGTTATATATGTATATAACGTATTATATATATATAATATTCCATACGTATATAACGTATTATATATTTTCCGACTAGTAACATTTATAATCATTATAATGGTTATAGCGTTATATATATTTTCCGCTAGGTAATGTTACTGATTAGGTAACGTTAGTTTTTCAGTAACGTTATTATTCCACTTACAATTTAATATGTTATTATTCCGACAACAATTGATATGTTAGTTTTTCCGTAACGTTATTATTTCCGTAACATTTCTGATGCGTTAGTTTTTCCGTAACGTTATTATTTCAGCTGCAATTTAATTCCGACTAGGCTAGTAGTAATTATTTTCCGACTGATTAGGTAGCATTTAAATGTTAGTAGGCGTGTGTCGTTTTTCCGTACAATACAATTTTCCGTGTGTATATATACATATATAATGTTATATACATTATAATGAGTTGGTGTTAGTATCATTTCGCGCAACACTTGCGTGTTGATTTTTTCCGTTGTGTATTGCTATCAACTAGCTATCATTTTTTTCCGTGGCATATTGCTATCTATTTAGTAGCGTTTTCCGTGGTGTGTGTGCGTTGATTCGTGTAACTCTTGCGCGTTGATTTTCCGCAACTCTTGCATTTTCCGCAACACTTGCGTGTTGATTTTCCGCAACGCTTCCACGCCAGTCTTAATCGTTACGTTGTCTTTTCCGACTAGCGCAGTAACATTTATCCGCATAAGGCGCTGTAAGGCGTTTTAAGACGTGGTTATTTTCCGCGCTTGTCCGACTAGGGGCTATCGTTTTTCCACGCCTTAAAACGCATTTGGTGGGCTTGTTTTTCCGTAGTCGCTAGGTTTTTCCGTAGTCGTTCCGCGCTGTGTGTGTGTGTGTGCCTAGTTTATCCGTAATGAGATTATTCCAGTAACGTTTTTCCGCAAAAAAAAGAGCGGATATTTAATCCGCTCAAAAAAAAAGAGCGGATATTTAATCCGCTCCATTTTTCCTAGTTGAAAACATTCCAGATGTCCGCAGGGTATCCAGTCACAACGCACACCAAAAAGCAGAAAAGCCTAACCGCGATTATTCCGACAATCCCCCAAAACACGCCAGTCAGAGTTTCCCTTCCGCTGTCGCTAGCTACCCAGTCTGCAATTTTCCGTAGCATGTTCAATCCTTCCACGGTTTTTCCATAGAAAGGGGGAACTATATAGTTCCCCCAGTTATTCCGTTCTAGCAGCGGTATACGTTCCCGTCCTCGTCCACGTCATAATCGGGATACATTTCTTCCGCAGCAGCCAGCTTTAGCATAGCGTGGGTGTCGGGGCCGTATGTATCCGTGGTATCGGGGCCGTATGGCTCCTCGTGCAAGATATTACCCGTCCAGTACAGAAACATCTCACGCGCGTGGTCAAAATCTCCGTACTCGTATACCTTATACATGGGGTCGGGGTCGTTGCAAGACTCTCCCACCTCATACACTACCTCGTAAGGCGAGACGGGCATATCCCATTTGCGCAGCGTGACAGTGTACACCTTGCCAGCAGATTCGTCTTTAGTCCGCGATTTAGCGATAATGTTGTACATAATGTCCTCCAATCACGCAACACTTGCGTGTTGAATCACGCAACACTTGCGTGTTGAATCACGCAACACTTGCGTGTTGAATCGTGGGCGCGGTAGTTTTACGCGCCCTAGTCGTACTATAAAAGATACGTCTTGATAACGCCAAGCGCCAGCATAAGCAACTCATATTCCGTTAAGCTGTCTAGTCCGCTTGCGCTATAGATAACCTCGGGGCCAGACCCCTCGGGAGCGTTATGCGATACCTCCAAGCACCCACAGTTGTCAAGCCAGACGGTATAGTCGGTGTTGGGCTTATACTCAAGATAATATGCACGGAACAGCCCACACGTATAACTGTCTGTCTTTGCGAACATGTCGTTGATGGTTGATTTATGGCAGTTTTTGTTAAACATGGTTTTCCCTCCTTGTCTGTTGGTTGGTTGGTTGGTTGGTTGGTTTGTCGATAGCCCATGATACGGGGCACACTGTAGTAGTTATGCGGCGTTCCCGTCAACTGTGATAAGGTGGCTATATGTTCCCCTGTTGTGTTTAGCGACATCCCAAAACGCGGCGTTATCGGCTGCTTTGACAAGCCCCTTCCGCGTTTTGGCGGCGCTATAAAACCCAACAGTTTCGCGGTATTGACCATATGGCTTGGTACCGCTTGCAAACGTGTCGTATGCGTAGGTGCAGGTATGGTATTGTTGCATGGTATGCTCCAATCTTGTGTGCCCCGTATCGTAGGTTATCGTTATCTGATAGGCTATAGTGTAGGCTATCCCGTGCCGTTTATCGGGTTGGTTGTTGTGGTTAGTAGTTTTCAATAAATGAATACGTTACATAGGTTTTCGTTGCATCGTCAAACCTCATACGCTTGCATACGATGCCGTTTGCAAACATATATTCGCCGTTGTTCAGTTCGTTTTTTGCGTGGTAGCGCATGGTTTTCGCGTCGTAGTCGTTCACAAAACTGCAATAGTCTTGAATGAATGCGTGTACGTGCTTCCAAGTTGTAACGCTATAGTCATAGCGCGGTAGCAGATATACGCGCATTTTGCAATACACGGCAACCCGCGAACTATAGGACGTGAGTACATAGGCGTCTTCAAGTTCTACAATCTCGCCGTTTGCGGTTTCAATTGTAATATTGTCTACATGCTCAACCGTCGCGCTCATGTTACGAAGTTTCATAGGTCGTACCTCAATTCTAATTGAAGGATAGCCTACGCTGAAACCTATCAGATACAGTACAGTCCTACTGTGGGCGGTACCCTATCAGGCGGGTACCCTTGCAGCTAAAACTGGAACTCAAACGTGTAGCAGTTGCTTTCATCGGTCAACATAACGATAACTTCGCTGTCTTCGATGCCGATGGTCGTACCCTCAAGTCCAGTCAACGCGAAAAGCATATACTTTGCAGCCATATACTTTGCACGCCAAAACTCGTAGTTATCGGCGTTGGCGATACTCTCGCACATGTTGTAGCTGTAGAGTGCCAGTTCGCGTGCCGCGTTCCGCAGTTTGTCGTTCATGGTATCTCCTATCTGTTGTGTTTGCGGATAATTATCACCCGTCCAACGTAGGACTGTGTTTTCAGTTATACGATTGAGAAGGTGCTTTCGCGTGGTTTCACTTTACCACGTTTGAAGCGCCTTCACAGAATCTGCAAAACTCTGTGTTTTGTTCTCGATATGCGATTGAGAAGGTACTCGCCGGTTGGCTTCCCTCGCGGCGCAAACACATAGTCCCATGGGGGCGGGGCGGATGCAAGGGGGAAAGTGTTCTTCACAGTTTCTTCACATATCACGCAACACTGCGTGTTGATTCACGCAACACTGCGTGTTGATATACGTCGCGCAACACTGCGCGTTGATTCACGCAACACTGCGCGTTGATATACGTTTTGGGGGTTGCGAGTTGCGGGGCGGGTGTGCGCGCGCGCGAAATCCTAACGCGCGTGATACATGAGGGGCATAGCTGCGCGTTGATATATCGAACTGGATGGTTTGTGCAACACGTGAGGAGTACGCAACACGTGAGAGATAACGGACATAGTAGTTATACATGGGGAGTTATGCATTAAGTACCTAACAGAATCGCGCAACTGATACATCAGTTTTGGAAACACCCCGTTTGACCTGCGGAAAATCGGTTTCGTGGGTTGCGCTTAGTAGGATACCCGAAACGACAAAACGGGGGCTTAAACGCGAAAGTAAAACGTTTTATCAAGGTTTTCGCAGGTCAGAGTAGGTATATGCAAGTTGTTGAAAACTATATAGCACGCCTATGGGCGTGACATGGGGTTTGTTGAAAACCTGTTGAAAACTTTATACATTTTAGGTGTCATTGTTGAAAACTTTCTGGCTGTTGAAAACTCTGTTGAAAACTTTCTGGCTGTTGAAAACTCTGTTGAAAACTCTGTTAATTGTTGAAAACTATTATTGAACTGTTGAAAACCTGTTGAAAACTTTCAGTATGTCGAACGTCACAAACTATAGGGGGTTAGTTTTCTTGAAAGTGATATGAGGGGGGGGTTAGTTTTCGATTGTATAGGGGGGGTAGTTTTGTGAGTGCAATACCCCCTGTTTTTTTTGCACTCATACCCACTATGTTTTATTCGACTATGGCAGGGGTATTAAACTGATACTCAAAACAACAAAACAGCAGGTAGATAGGGGTATGGGGGTGTATTAAAACTTGTAAGTGGTTTCGGTTTGTTGTGGTTTGGGTAATGTGTTTCATCTAAACACAACCGAAAAAAAATAAATAACCCACTGTCAAACACGTCAAAAATCAGCCGTTGTCAACCGTAAAATTTAACTACATATCAACAATATGTAACTACATATATAACAATTTATAAACGGCAAAACACACGGTATGACCAAACGAAAATGTACGTACCGCCAATATGAATACATACAAGACGGCAATCAAAACACATATGCCGTCTATATGCACATCTACCAAAATATTCAGATAAACACCAACACAACAAAGATGTATATGTCTATATAGACAATGCTGGCGATGCGCTATTCAGTTAATATCAATTTAAAAATGAAGCCATCTAGTCGAATACGTAAATATAACTACATATCAACAACATAGATATAGAAGTAATCAACACTCAATCTATATGTGTTTTAAAACAAAAAATAGTAAGTAAATATACACTTGATATAAGGCTATTTAATGCTAAGATATAATTGAAGATACCGTTGTTCATATTTCGTATTAATTAATACGACATTATAATTAGGCAATATGTCTATATACAATTGGCATCGTAGATGCTATAATTCTATATTGATAATATGGGGGTTATTTTTACACATCTGGCACAGTATGTTTTATATCTTTTATACAGCCTATGTCCCTATGTCTGTGATATTTGTTTTCTTATATTTCGTTTATACTTTAGATTTATATTTATCAGACAAATAAAATCAATTGGACAAATCTGGATTTCTTATATATAAGACTCACAAATTTGTCCCAAACCATCAAAACCATTTATGTTCCTGATACGGCTTATGTCTCCACATCCATATAGCCATTATTTTGTCATAGACATATTTATCTATTTTGTATATATCTATTTTGTTAGGAATGTATAAATTTCCACAAAAAACGTGGACAAGTATGGGTATAATGGTATAGTTGTCCACAAAAAACGTGGACAAGTCTCTTACTTTTTGCACTTGTCCACAAAAAACGTGGACAACTTAAAGATTTCTATTGGTTGTCCACGGAAAACGTGGTATAATCCATTTGTTTTGAAATTGCTTGGAGGTGTCAAATTGTCTGATAATGCCTTATATGAATACGATTCAAAGTCTAAGCTTGACGGCAATGGCGGTGTTTACTTCCGTATCCCAAAAGAGATTATCGTCAACGGCGATTCAAATGATGTGCTTATCACGACATTTATGTTCTTTGCCGTGAGAAGGGGTCTGGATGATAAAGTGCTGTTCAATGTCAACTGGATGGTCAAGTGGCATGGCAAGAATTCAGATAGGCACAGCCGTGGAATAAACTCAAAGTTTGCATCGGCAGTTGGCGACCTTTGCGACCTTGGGTATCTATCTGTTGACGGTAGTATCGAGAATACAAAGATGTGCGTTGCCGAATTCGATGGCGATAAGGTGAGAGATGAGTGCGACACCGATTACTTTGCTATCGTATATCTTGATGAGTATGAGAAGATTATGGCATATGGCACCAAGAGCAAGTATGTGAACAACGATATCCTGCTTCGCGTATATGCATATCTCAAGATGAATATACGCAATAGGTCTAATAGGCTATCAAATGAGGATGCGTGTCAGGAAAACCCAATTGAGAGCAGAAGGGCTAAGAAGCCAGAAGTCATGAACATGTTCTATTGTGACAAAGCCGAGGAGATTGGGATTTCCGAAAGGGCTATGTCTCAAGCCGTAAAGGCGCTACATGAATTAGGGCTTCTTTATTATGAGCCGTTGCCTAGAGTAAAGGTTGACGGCAAATGGAGGACTAACCATACTCTCGTGTGCAATATGTACAAGCGTGAGAACGGATACCTGATGTCTTGTGGCGAAGACTATTATATGCGCGAGATTTCAAATAAGAAGAAGTTGCTTATGAAGATTGGAATGATATAAGAATGCTTGAAAACAATGTAAAAATCTTCTTTACTTTTAGTTGATGATATTATATGATATGCATTGAGGTTAAGGTCTTTTCGTTTTAGGAAGGTACTAAATATGTTCGAGTTTATCTTGATGCTTGCCATTTGCTATATTCTCGTCTGCTGTTTCGTCTATTTAATCATAAGATAGTATATAGTGTATTTAGTTAAGGGTTTTTCAAGAAGGTGTTAAACATGTTTTATGGTGGTCTTATTTTTGTCTTTGGCCTTGTCATCTATTTAATCTTAGAGTCTACCGCAATCAAATTGTCTGAATTTACTTCAGGTTCTTCTCATGCTAAGCAGGTGTTAAACGAGCATAGTTATATCTTGATATCTGTCATTTGCTTCATCGTCCTCTTCTTAATCCTCTGTTTAACCATAGGATAGTCTGTAATGTTGCTTTTGTATTGAAAATGAATCAGGAGGTGGTAACGTGCTTGATAAGCAGATAGACATCTACTCCCTAGACACTGGGAATTTTTATGACAACAAAGAGTCCTCCCTTCACTGGCTAAACCACAAGCTTAGAAGTGAAAGGAATCAACTGCTGAATGGCGCTGTTATCAAGGGCAATGATGGCAAGGTAAAGAAAACGATAGTCGGTATCAAAAATATCGAGTCTAAGTTTGAGTCTTTCGGTATCGACAAAGACGGTCTTGCATCTATTGTCAAAGATGAATATGACTTTTCTTTATTTGGCGATGATAATAAAGAACTGAGTGAGCTTGGCTGCGAATATCGTAGATTGAAAAACCTTGTGTCTCTAAAGAATGCGAAAATTAATGAGACTAAGGAAAGACTGCTTACACTTCTATCTAATAAAGTTGAAGCGAATATCAAGTCAAATGGAAGACATCATACAAGGGTGCTTCGTGACAATCAGGTATCTGAGAAGAATGTCATTTCAGTATTCGATTCATATTTCACGAGAACCATTGGTGCTAAGCCAGATGCGTTATGTGAAGACTTCATGGTGATTCAGGTTTATTATTTCGATATGATTAAAGACTTGATTTACAATGGTTTCGAATACAACGGTGAAAAGTATATCTACTTCACCTCTTCTGCTGGTCAGATTCGCACAAAGAAATGCGTATTCGTCAAAGAATCAACTTGGAAGAAGCACGAGAAGACGATTATGTGCGGATTGACAATTGACGATATCAATGCACACGGCGGTAATAACCCGAACAAGCATCTTGCTTATATGGCTCTTGCAAACTCTGCGACAGATGTATGGAATGAGTTCGATATCGACAAGACTATCGTTATCGATGATTTTGAGACTGATGTTGTCGGCACATATGATTTGATTGACGATGCCGACTACTCAATCAAGAGGATAACTGGCAATGTGCCCATCCCCCATACTGACGGTGCTGGAATGATGTTGCCTTGTCTTGGTAGGAACCGCATGGTAAGGTTGCCGTGGGTAAAGGGTCTTCTCGGTGCCTTTGACTTTAAGAAGTTCATTGAGGTAAATGAATGTTCACCTATCATCAAGGATATATACGGCAAAGAGCATAATGTCATTGATGAGGATATTCAGATTATCTTCACAAAGTCTCAGTTCAAGATGAGCAAGTATTATGAGTCTTGGGAACAGTACAAGGAGATGTTCAAGAGATATGGGTGTGCAGCTGGTATAACCAACGTAGAGGAAGAACGTATCAAAGATGCTACAATCAACTACCAGATGCTTCAGACGTTGACTGATGTTACTGACGATGAGCTTGCGGACATTGCTTTTCAATCGACAAACAAGCTTGATAACCTGTGTGGTTCGATTGAGAGCATCAAGGATGTGTTTGGCGCAACGCCGTATAATACGAACAAGACAGCCTTTCAAAAGGCTATTGACCTTTACCCAGCCCTGTTGAATGATGAGTATGCGAAGTCTCAGCTAAGGGACATCAAAGATAGCATGGTTAAAAGATTCAAGGCTGGAAAATTGAAGGTTCATGGCAAGTATACGTTTTTGCTTCCAGACTTCTATGCGGCTTGTGAGCATTGGTTCATGGGTAAAGACAATCCAGCTGGATTGCTTGAAGACGGGGAGGTCTTCTGTTGGCTGTTTAGAAAAGATGAGAAGCTTGATTGCCTTCGCTCCCCACATCTTTTCATGGAACATGCCATTAGAAAAAATGTTGCCTGCTATTCCTGTGGCGATAGAAAGGATGCTATCAGAGAGTGGTTTGGCACAGATGCCGTATATACCAGCTGCAAGGATATGATTAGCAAGATTCTTCAGTTTGATGTTGACGGCGATAAGTCGCTGGTCGTTGCGGATAAGACGCTCATTGAAGTTGCGGAAAGAAACCTTAAGAAGTTTGATATTGTACCGCTTTACTACAATATGCGAAAAGCAGAGCCAGTACATCTTGACAACGCCGCAATCTACGGTGGTCTTCATGCTGCTTTCGTTGGCGGGAATATTGGAATCTATAGCAATAACATCTCTAAGATTTGGAACAGCGAGGTATTCATATCTGGCACAGATGAAGAGAAGAGACGTGCAATTGACGTAATCAGACTTCTTTGCATGGAGAACAATTTTGTAATCGATTACGCCAAGACGCTGTATAAACCAGAAAGACCTGACTATGAAAAGGAGCTGATAACTGGTTTTACTAAAGACCCGCTACCGCATTTCTTCGTATATGCTAAGGATAAGAAACTGTATCAGGTATCTGATATCAACAATAGCCTAGTCAACAAACTAAACGATATTATCCCGAACCCGAGAATCAATTGTAGGAAACTTGGTCTTGATAAGATTGACTATACGCTCATGATGAAAGATGTCAGAACTGAATGTGCGATATCGTTTACGGATAGAGGTAAGATTATCAAGGAGGAAACAGACCCACTGATTGTAAAGTATTGTGAGCTTAACAAGAAGTATCAGTTTGCATTGAATGATGCCGTTAAGGGTTTTTCTTCTGATGATGCATCTAAGTCTAAGATACGCCGTGATTTAAAGTATAGAAAGATTTCTAAGGAAATCTACGAGGAGCTTTCTTCATTTGGATATGATGACTTTAAGATTGTTGATATTCTCGTGAAGTTTCTTTACGGTATTAAGGGCGGCAAAAATAAGATGGCTCTTTGGTTGTGTTATGGAGATATTATTTATGATAATCTTGCTCGCAATGTGAAACGAGAGACGCGAGATGTACAATGTGTTGACTGTGGAGAGTGGTTCGAAGTCGGTATTAAGGATACGAAAACATGTAGGTGTCATGAATGTACGCAGGCTCATAAGCGCGAACTTGCCAGATTGAGAAAGAAAAAACAGCGCGAAACTCAAAAGTCACGCGACCAGAAAATTTAAACATATGACATAGTATTAAGGTTATATGTTTAAATTTATTAATTTTTAAAATACATAGATTTAATGTAGTTTAAAAATTTTGAAATCTCGCTATATGGAGGACATATATATTTCAAGACTTTTTTCAAAATTGCCAACTACACCAATCAAGTATGAAGGAGAAGATTAATGGCTAAGAATGATAGTAAAAAGGTTACATATACGAAAGATATGCTAATTAAGGCCGTTGCCAAGGATTGTAGAATCGATAGGAATACGGTTAAGGACGTATATGAGTCTCTTGAGAATAGTGTCTCAGATGCTCTATCTTCTGCAAATGAAGATAGCGATGTTTCTGTTAGGCTGTTTGAGGGTATCGTATTGAATGGTGTATATGTTCCATCACATGAGAAGGTTAATAACCTTACTGGAAAGATGATTGTTACGAAGAGTAAGATTGTTCCAAAGGCTCATATCACGAGAACGTATTGTGACAAGATTAGTTATCGTAAGTAAGTGATTGTTATATACGCAGTCAATAGGCTGAATATATAAATGCGAAGAACGTTCTTCGCATATTTTTTCTTGCATTCATATTTCTACACCTTTCTTTGTTGTTGCTGTGACTTCCTTTTTGGTTGTCACAGCAACGAATAGTTTATATGGTATACGTTATGCAAGATAACAATTGAATATTTATACGGCTTAGATTGAGTGGCGTTGTCCACCCTTCTTTGTTTTGTTCTGGGTGAAATTAGTTCAATACAGAACATCCAATAGTGTATGAAGTAAACGTTTGGAAGATATTTGTGAAAATCAAATATTTCACCATCATCTTGTTTCGTTACTGCAAGATGAAAATATGAGGAGGTGCCATACGTGGATTTACATAAAGGCGAATCTGAAAATCTAGAACAATATATTTGGAGACTTGGGCAAGCCAAGGAATCTGGAATTATAGATATGAATTGGGACGAGTTGGCTGATATAATCAATAAGGAAATCGGCAACGAAGATATGCCTTATACTTCCTCGGCATTTAGAAAACCATATCAGCAGGCAAAAAAATTTTATGACGCTGGTGTGTTTAATAAATATGACAATGACGAATACCTGAAAGAGCTGCAATCTCAAAAGCAGGAACTTGAGAAGCAGCAGGTTAAGGTTCGTGATGAGCGCAATGAGCTTCGCAGGATGATTCGTGAGCAGGCTCGAAAAGAAAGTTATAAAGAGCAAATCATAAGAAGCATTTCTGAAAGCGATTGTCATCCGCTTTTTTATGACGAAGAGAAGAAGTTCGTTGGCTCTTTAAAGTCAGACAACGATATTGTATGTACTTTCTTTGACGTGCATACTGGTATTGAAGTAGATAATTATTTCAATAAGTTTAATAATGATGTTTTGCGAGATAGAATCAATCAATATCTCGATAAGATTTTTGAAGTTCAGATGCGTCATGGTTCAGAGAACATCTATGTTATTCTAAGCGAACTTATCTCTGGTTTCATTCATAATACAATTAGAATTGAAAATAATCAGAATATTATTGAGCAGTTTTTAACTGTAACTGATTATCTGTCTCAATTTTTAACTGAGTTAAGTTACAAGTTTAATACCGTAAATGTGTATGTAAGCATGGGAAATCACTCGCGCCTTTCTCAGAATAAAGATGAGAATTTGCGTGGCGAGAATATGGACTTGCTTGCAATCCCGTATCTTAGCGCCAAGTTACAGAATTTTAAGAACGTAGTGTTCCATGAAAATGATGTTGAATGCAGTATTGCCATGTTCGATGTTCGTGGACAGCTGATATACGGCGTACATGGCGACCGTGACAATTTGAACAACATAGTTCAGAAGTTAACTATGTTTACTGGCAGAAAGCCAGATATTATTTATTGTGGTCATAGACATACGAATGCAATGGTTACATCTTATGACACAAAGGTTCTTCAGGCTGGTACATTTGCTGGCGGTGGAGATGAATACTGTTTAGACAAAAGGCTTAGAAACAAGCCAGAGCAGCTTATTTCTGTGATAACAGAAGATGGCCTTGATTGCATTTACGATATTAAATTTAAATAGTTTGTTTGAAGAAAGGTGGTGTAGTGTCGTATGGCGGGAAGAACAACTGGAAAAAATGATGATTTCACTTCGACACTGCATTGTGCTTGTTGTGGTAAAGAGCTTAGGCCGAAAGATTTTTATAAATCAAATAGCGGTCTATATGCTTCATACGGAAAACTACCGTGGTGCAAAGAATGCATCAATAAAACTTATTATAATTATTTAAATATATATAAGTCTAACGGATATGCAAACCCAGAAAAGAAAGCCGTTGAGCGGATATGTATGTTTTTAGACATATATTTCTGCGATGATGCATATGATAAAACCGTTAAGAGAATGGAAGATGGCGATTTAACATGTTCGCTAATAGCTTCCTATATTTCTATCTCGCCACTTAGACAATATAAAGGTGGTTATGATAGAACATTAGAAGAAAGATATAACGAAGCAAAGCTTAATAATAAGCCTATATCAATATATTCAGATGACGATTCTGATATGAATGAAACCATAGACAAGGCGATAAAGCTATTTGGTAATGGTTTCGATAATGATGATTATATCTTCCTTTACAATGAATATTGCGACTGGACTACTAGACACGAGTGCAATACAAAGGCGCAAGAAGAGGTCTTTAAACAGTTGTGTTTTAATCAGCTTGAGTTGTTAAAGGCAACTAGGGCAAAGCAAGATACAAAGGATTTGACTGCTACATTCCAGAAACTTCTTGATACTGCTAAGTTGCAGCCAAAACAAAACTCTGGCGATGCTACGTCTGATAGTCAAACATTTGGCACACTTATCGATAAGTGGGAAAACACAAGACCCATTCCAGAGCCAGAGGATGATTTGAAAGATGTTGACAACATAGGCCTTTATATCGATGTATTTTTTCGCGGTCATCTTGCTAAAATGATGAATTTGAAAAATGGTTTATCGAAACTGTATACGAAATTTATGAAAAGGTATACTGTTGAAAAACCAGAGTATGACGACGATGATGATAACGAGGCCCTGTTTGATGCTGTATTTGGCGATACCGTTATAGATGATGACTAGGCGGTGTTTGTATGTCAGATAAAGTTAATAGAAAAAAATCTGAAAAAGAAATCGCCAATGAAAAATCGCAACGTATTATGAATGGTATTGCAGTGTGGGCTGGTTTTTACAGGGCTAATCCCCATCGCTTTGTTGTTGATTATTTAAATATTAAATTAAAATTATTTCAAAAGATATTGCTATATGCGATGATGCATAATAATTTCTTTATGTACATCGCCGCGCGTGGACAGGGTAAAACATGGTTAACTGCCTTGTTTTGTGTAGTTAGATGTATTCTTTTCCCTAAAACAAAAATATGCATCGCTTCCGCAACAAGACCGCAGGCGAATGAGGTGTTGTTGAAGATTACAGATGACTTTATGAAGAATTATGGTTTTGGGTCTGAAAATCTTAGACGAGAAATTACATATGCTGCCGTTGGCGCAAATAAAGCGGTTATTGAATTTGCAAACGGCTCATGGATTAGAGTCGTTACCGCTTCTGATTCTGGTCGTGGCTCACGCGCCAATATCTTGCTGGTCGATGAGTTTAGAATGGTTGACCTAGATACTATCAACACGGTATTGAGACGATTTCTTACTGCTCCAAGACAGCCTAATTATTTAAATAATCCAAAATATGCGCACCTCCTAGAACGAAACAAAGAGTTCTATATGAGTTCTGCATGGTATAAGAACCACTGGTCTTTTGAAAAGGCAAAGGCTTATACGGTAAATATGCTTGATGATACTAAAAAGTATTTTATTTGTGGATTACCATATCAAGTATCTGTAAAAGAAGGTTTGTTATCCCGTGAGCAAATTGAAGACGAGATGTCTGAAAAAGACTTCGATGAAGTCAAGTGGAGCATGGAGATGGATTGTCTGTTCTTCGGCGATACTGAAGGTGCTTTCTTCTCATTTGAAGATATAGGATGTAGAAGAACTTTGCAGACGTCAGTGTATCCACCATCGCTTATAAATAATAAGACATATAAGATACCAGAATTAGCCACGAATGAAAGACGAATTATGTCTGTAGACGTTGCGCTTATGGCTTCTAACAAACATAGAAACGATGCCAGTGCAATTATAATTAATAGCGCAATTCCTACGAATAATAACAATTACGTGTCTAATATCATATATCTTGAAAATCACGAGGGTCTTAATACAGATGAATTGGCGCTTGTAATTCGTAGATTATTTAGGCTGTATAAATGTACAGACCTTGTTGTCGATACGAATGGCAGCGGCCTTGGCGTATTCGATGCTCTTATCAGAGATATGGTAGACCCAGAGACAGGCGAGCTATATGGCGCTTTGTCTTGTTGTAACGATAAAGACATGGCAGCGAGATGTAAAGTATCTAATGCGCCAGAGGTTATTTGGTCTATTAAAGCGAGTGCTTCTTTTAATAATGAGATTTGTATTTTGCTCAGAAGTGGATTTAAACAGGGTAAGATTAATCTTCTTGTTTCGGAGTTCGAAGCAGAAGAAATCTTAAAAGATAAAATAAAGGGCTATGCGAAGATGCAGCCTTTTGAACAATTACAATATAAGATGCCGTATATACAAACGACATTTTTGATATATGAACTTACAAAGCTTGAGCATGAGATAAAAGGAACTAATATCAAAATTATAGAAAAGACCGGCATGAGGAAAGACCGTTACAGTTCATTGGCGTATAATTATTGGGTTCAGTGTCAACTTGAGCGTGAAATTCTTCAAAAGCCGCAGGCTTCTTTTGATATTAAGTCTTATGCTAAACAAATGAAAAAGTTAAACAAAAGACCAAATATGTACTAATGGTTTTGCACGCATATTAAGGAGGTGAATCGGTTTAATGGCTAATGATAAACTAGATTCTGAATATGCGTCTGAATATACAAAAGAAGATTATCTTCACGATGAGGAGTCGTTTAAGAAATCTGAAAAAGATGGCAAGGTTGATTGGAGCGCGTTTAGTAGATTAATGCGCAACGACTTGTTTCTGAATACAGAGATTCTTGAAACAGGGTGTATTGGTGATATTAAGCTAAGCGATATAGATACTGCAATCAAGCATCCGAAAAGATATTGGCAGCTGCTTCTTGATGCATCGTCATATCTTATGCGTGTGTCTCCGCACTATTATAGATTAAATAGCCTTTATAGTAACATGGCTCTTTTCTGTTGGTGGGTTGATTTATATGATGTTCAGAATACCGCGAAGACTGACACTATTAAGAAGCAGTATTCTAAGCTCGCAGCTAAACTTGAAGATATGAATTTAAAACATGAGTTCGCAAAGATAATGAGATATCTACCATATCAGGATATCTATTGTGGTCTTGTTGTTGAAAGTTCGACAGATTTCTTCTTTCTTAAGATAGACTATAAGATATGTAAACTATATCAGGTTCAAGATGGTCTATATAATTTTAAAATCGACCTTAGTAAGATAAAGCAAAGTGAGCTTACTGCGTATCCTGATTACGTACAGCAGGCTTATTTGGATTATATTGACGGTAAAACATCTTTTTGGTATAAGCCGCCAGCAGATAAGCAGATTTGTATTAAGCTGAATAGTCAGTGGACGTATCCATATCCAATGCTTATAGGAATGGTCAAGGATATTATAGACCTTGACACCTATAAGAAGTTAAAGTTGCAGTCTGCTAGAACCGATAACTATAAGGCGATTATGGTTAAGGTTCCTATTGATGAGACAACCGTAGACAAGCCACTCCTTACTCCCGATACGCTAAGTGTATTTGCGGAAATCAACAGGGAGAGTATGAGCGATGATATTGGATTGATTCACACTCTTGGTTCAAATGGTGAAGCGATAAGCTTTAAGGATTCAAGCAATACAAGAAACAATGTTTCTGATGCAATTGATGAGCTTTATAATTCATCTGGTGAATCTAAAGAGCTGTTCAACGGTTCGTCTTCTGGTACGGCTGTAACAATGTCCGTTGAGAACGATGCTGGTTTCGTATACGGAGTATACAGACAGCTTGAGCGATGGACTAATAGATATATAAAGCTTAGAAATTATAATAAAAAAGCTTTCAAATTTTATTTTTATCTCCTTGATATAACTATCTTTAATAGAGATAACGTGAGCAAGAGATATAAGGACGCGGTAACGCTTGGTGTATCCTGTGTCGACAAGTGGCTTGCGTCTCTTGATATGACTCCTTCAAGAACGTTGGGGTCTTTTATTCTGCATAACGATATCTTTGATTTCCATAATAACTTCGTTCCTCTTGCAACTTCGTATACTGAACCTGCTGGGGTTACAGAAAAAGAGGTCGGCAGACCAACCGCAGAAGAGCGCGGCGAGACGCTTGATGTTGAAGGCGAAAAGACGCGCGATGGCGAGAAGAATGATAGATAATGCGAGGTGTTTGATATGCGAGAAGAATTTAATTGCAAAGGTAAACACTTAGCGCTATATCTTATGAGACATGGTTCCAAGCTCATAAGGACAGAACGTGTCGATGGGTTTATCGTTTATGTTTTTGATAATGATGAATCTATTGAATCAAATATTGAAAAATGGAAGTCTGATAAAAGAAGATGTCTATTTTAACTGATAGTTGTTTCTGGGGGTAATAATTTATGGATAGTAAATTTAACTCACTGCATTCAACATTCTCCGTTAACGGGGAAATATCGGATGATGATACTAGATTTTTAAATATCACCATAGACGTATTACATACTGGTGAGAATTTAAATAAAAGTTTTTTCTCTAAAGAAGTTGTCGATGACTGTATCGACTCAATAAAGAATACACCTGTTCTTGGTTTTATCAAATATGATAAGTTTGCTCAGGAAGCAGACTTTAAAGGGCATGAGTACGTGCTTACAAGAACCGAAGATGGTATTGAGGATAAGTATGTTGGCTCTGCATATGGTGTGATTCCAGAGTCATGTAATCCAAGATGGTTCACGAAGATGTGTTCTGATGGAGTTGAACGAGAGTTCTTACAGGTCGATGCATTGTTGTGGGAAAAATTTAGCGACTCTACCGATATTGTTGAGCGCGATGGTGAAAAGGCTCAATCTATGGAGCTTGCCGTCTCATCTGTCGAGGGCGATGAAGATGAAGATGGTATATTTCACTTTGAAAAGTTTAAATTTGACGGGTGCTGTATGCTTGGCGATTCAGTTGAACCAGCCATGGTTGACGCAAACGTTAAAGTAAAAGACGTTCAGTTTACATCTGATGATTTTGTAAAAGAAATTCAAAGCGAGCTGAATGAAAAATTTACTAAATTTACTAAATTAGTAAAAGATAAAGATGAACAAGGAGGTGTCAGAAATATGCACAAGCCTGATACTGATTTTGCACAGACTGTACTTCAGCAGTTTAATGATATCGCCGATAGTGTTCGTGGGTTTGCCACGATGAAGAACTATTGGGGCGATGACGTACCTCGTTTCTCTGCTGTTGACATTCAGGGTGATGAGGTGATTGCTGTCGATATGCAGGATAATTATCATTATGTCGGCTTCAAGTTTACTGTTGACGGCGATAGTCCTAAGATTGATTTTGATAGCATGACTCGCAAGAAGGTTACTTATTCTGACTATGAGGATGGCGCTGTTAAGCCAGAGGGCGCATTTGATTTTGGTAAGCACATGGCTGATTTCGAGGAAGCTGCTGCTGCTAAAATCGCTGATGCCGAAGCTCAGGCTGCTGCCGAGTCCGATGAAAAGGCTAAGATTGAGTCGGAGTTCAGCGCTGTTAAGGCCGAGCTTGAAGAGATTAAGCCTAAGTATGATGAATTTGTAGCCGCCGATGAGAAGCGTAAGGCTGATGAGCTTGACGCTCAGAAGAACGCTAAGTTCGCTGAGTATGAGGACGCTCTTGGGGAGAACGCTGATTTCGCGGCTATTAAGGAAAAGAAGGACGAGCTTTCTGTCGATGATATTGAGAAGGAATGCGCAGTTCTTTACGTAAAGGTTAATCGTAAGAATAACTTCAGCAAACAGGATTCTAGCGCTGCTGTTGCTGGTGTCCTCGATGATGGGGATGACAACGATTCGAATTGCTGGATGTCCGAGAAGTACGGCGCAATTCATATCAATCGATAAATTTTAATTGACTATTGAGGAGGATTCATATGCCTAAGTATCCAGTGTTTGAGAGCACTAACATGAAGTCCAGCCGCTTTGCAGAGCGTATCTTTGATGCAGTTGCGGAAGAGGACATTGAGAATGGCACCTTTGGTTATCTTGGTGAGCAGGAGGAAGAGGGTAGCCACGTCTATAAGTTCAAGAAGGGTTTCAAGGCTGGCGAGACTGTAGTTGTCGCTGACCAGCCTGCATGGGATGAAGACTATCGCCGTACCGCTGATATGCGCCGCGATAAGTTTGTCATTCCTGCTGGCACCCGTTTCCGTGTTCGCGTTGTGGCCAAGAACGATGAGTTCGCCATTACCATTGAGGGCGTTACTCCTGCTACCCGCGACAATATGAAGATTGGCGCTTTCCTTACCATTGACGAGACTACCGGTAAGCTTGTAGCTGCCGAGACTGCCGCAGAGGGTAGCCCTGCTATGGAAGCCGTTGTTGAGCGCAAGCGTATCGTTGGTGGCACCCTTGCTACCGCTGCGCACAACTATGGTTATGCAAATGAAATGTTCACAGCCCGTGTCAAGGTTCTGGGCTAATTTATTTAAGGAGGATATAGACTATGCGTAATAAGTATGCTTTTAGCAATGACGAGCAGAAGGTCTACAATCTCGCCCTTGACCTTGCACGTAATGACTTCTCTCTTGACGGCGAGGTAAAGAAGCGCGACCTAGAGGACGCTCTTCGCAACACTATTAACAACGACATCCTTCAGGGCAAGACTCTTTTTCAGGCTTATCGCCGCAATAAGACTGTCCTTTTCGAGATTATCGAGGAGATTGTCACAACCGCTATTGGCGAGAACATTCTTGACTCTCCCTTCATCAATGAGTTTGTTGAGGTAAAGAATCGCGCCCTTGGCGATAAGGGTGCCTTCTATTCTGAGGGTGGTATGCTATCAGTGGCTTCTTTCGCTGGTAATCACTGGGACACCAACCGTCAGTCCATTGACCTTGGCGAGGAGTTCACGCTTCCTAAAGAGTGGTACTACATTCACGTCTATGACGAGCTTGAGCGTTTCCTTCTTGGCGTAGCTTCTCTCGATAAGCTTGTCGATAAGGTCTATAAGGCTATCAACAAGTATATGTCTGACCGCATTTACGCTCAGTTCCAGAACGTTGCCAACTCCGTCCCTGCTGAGTTCACTAAGAACGGCAACACTGAGGAAGCTCTTGGCGACCTTTGCGATTTGGTTCAGGCTGCTGGCGGCTATGGTTCTCTAACCATTGCTGGCACCAAGGCTGCTCTCCGCAAGCTTGTTGATGTTGTTCCCGATAAGACCTTTGCCGATTCTCAGAAGGAAGCCAAGGCTTCTACTGGCACCATCGGTGAGTGGGAGGGCAATAAGCTTATGGTTATTCCCCAGACCCTCAAGTCTGGTACTTTTGAGTTTGCTCTAAGCAAGAATCAGATTTTCGTTATGGGCGCTGACGTTAAGCCGATTAAGCTTGAGTTCATCGGCGATACCCGTACTGTTGAGTATGGCGCTCAGCAGACAAACGATGCCACCGAAGGTCTACAGATTCAGACCCAGATTGGCATGGGTATGTTGCTGCCCAGCTACTTTGGCGTTTTCAATTTCGCCTAATAGATGAGGCTATATATAGTTTGAATATTGTTTGAAGAAAGGTGGTTTGGTTATGGCTCGTACTGCAAAGTCTACCAATACCGAACCCGTTGTTGACGCGGCTACCGTGGATGATTCTGCTGTAGCCGCCGTTAATTCGGTGGAAGAAAATATGAATGATGAAACTGCAACTGTCGCCACAAAGCGCACTTCTAGACGCAAGAATACGCGACAGTCTGCCGATGTTGAGGACGCTCTTTCTGATTCTGATATGATTGATGTTGAGTCCCTTATTCCAAATGTGGTTTATGAGGATAGTCGCACTGGCAATTATTACGAGTGGTCAGAGATTGGTCATTGCGAGGATATGACTTTTGACGAAGTTAAGAATATGCATCGAAAGTATAAGGCATATTTTAACGACATGTGGTTAAAGCCACTTGATGAACGTGTTATCAAGAAGCTCGGTCTTTCTCGTACCTATGATAAGTATGATTTCCTTGTTGATGAATCTAATTATACCAATGAGCATATTGATGAGGTTCTTGATGGTATTTCATCTGCTCCTACAAGTCTAAAGATTGCCATTGTAAATCGTATTAAGGATATGGTTTCTGATGGTATTGTTTCAGACATTAAGGTTGTCAGAAAACTTGAGAAGCGACTTGACATCGATTTGATTTCTTTCCTTTAAAGAATGGGATTGGTGAGTAATCATGCCGACTCCATATGAGAAGATATACGAAAATCTTTTACCGAAGTTTCGCAGTTATGAAATACCTATGATGACTGTTGAAGAAGTAAAAGAGAACTTGCATGATTATCTCGTCCCCGCCATTGCGAGATTTCATGTTTGCAGAAAAGATTTAAATGATAGGGATGATATCGTAGAGCGTTTTAATTGCGACTTGTCTGATATGGAAATTGAGATTTTTAGCAATTATATGCTCTTGGAATATATTGATTCTAACTATATTAGAACGTCTACCCTGTTAAAAGTAAATCTGAGTTCAACAGATTTTAATGCCTTTAGCCCAGCTAATATGCTTGACAAGCTAATGGCTATGCATAAAACATATCTCGCTGAAAATGAAGCGTTGCTATCTCGTTATGCATGGCTCGGACTTAAAAGCGACAGTCCTTTAATGTCTACTGGATACAAAAAGAAGAAGAGCCGATTACTTGATGAGTCGATGCTTTAGAATGGTGGTGTGTCGCAGTGAGATGTTTGGATAGATTCAATCGCAAGATGGCTTTAAGCGGTAGCTCTATACGGAATGAAGTAATTAAGAATAGTCAAGAGTTGCTGAAAGAAATATTCGCTGACGACCCATCGTTTGCATATGGCATATACTTTTGGCAACCGAGTACACATTCGTATGCTGAACCAAATGAGCTGCCTATCAGATTGTATGGTAGGTCGTTTTCTAATGCCAATGGCGTTGTCGTTAAGTTTCAGACATTAATTGATAATCCAATTGTTGTCGGAGATATGTTATACGACTCAAATAACGATGAGTATTTGCTATGTACAGAATCGTTTAACGTAAACGGCGTGCATTGGAAAGGCAAGTTCAGTCTATGCAACTGGATACTAAAATGGCAAAACAAGAATGGCGACATTCTTGAATACCCATGTGTAGATATTAACTCTACTCAGTATAACTCTGGTGAACAGGCAAGCGCTAAGATGACAATTGGTTCTTCTCAGCACATGGTTACGTTACCGTATGATGAGAATACAACTGTCATTAAGTCCCCACAGAGATTCTTCTTGGATAGAGATACTGAAACGCCGACATCATTTATCGTTACGCAGAATGATAACACCAGTATGTTCTTTGGTAAAAATGGTCTTATAAAAATCACCATGCTCGAATGTGAGCGCAATAACGATACGGACAGACCAGATTTGGGTGTCTGTGATTATTTTGAAAAAGATGAATTAAAGACAAATAATGCCGATAAGAAGAAGGTTATAAAGTCTGTTATCTCATATAAGACCACAACCATTAAGTCTGGTGGAAGTAAACAAAAGTTTGTCGGAACGTTTGTCAACGAGAACGGCGAAGAGATTGATGGTATCTCTACAAATTGGGAAATCATATGCGATTTTGCCGACTCGCTTATTGTTAATGAAGAAGGCAATTCTCTGACAATAGGTGTTGATGATGATTCTTTGATAGATGAAGAATTTAAACTTGTGCTATCAGATGAATCTGGTAATTATAAATCTTCTATTATTATTCAGATAGGGTCGTTGTTGTAATGGCTAATAGTTCAATAATTGGTAGGGCGAAAAATAAAATTATCAAAGATTTTATCAAGGACATCGACATTATTCAGGCTATTGGCGATGAGAATATTACATCTGTTGAAAATGGTGAAGATTTAATTGGAACTCGAATTTTTGGCTATGGTCAAAATCCGAATACAATTAATGAAGTTGGCACGTTCATTATGATTTTGGTTCATATTCCAAATGCCATTACAAGTACATACACGTTTGTCGCACCAGAAGTTGAGATTTGGATTATCTCGCATGAGCGACATATGGCAGTTGATAATGTAAAGGGCATTCCTGATAATAGAAATGATTATCTTGCTAGGCTTGTTGATATGAAACTTAATGGTCGTTCTGATATAGGGCTTGGCGAACTTAAACTTACTAGTAATGTTGAAGGTTCGTTGCAGAGAGACTATCTGTATAGGAAGCTTATATTTAAGGGAACTGATTTAAATAAGTCTTTGTGCGCTGACGAATAGGCGGTGTGCATATGTTTGAATTAGATGACCTTAAAATTTATAGGGGTAATGACATTCAGATTACTCCTAAGATAATTGTAACTCAGCCTACAATCGGGCAGATAGAGGAGTTCGGTGAGAAAAGATATTTCAATGCCGTGTATACTCTTACTGCCGTTGGTGCTGATTTAAAGTGGCAGTTATGGGATATGGAACAGATAGACTATACGCAGATTGAAGACTATGATTTGTTCATAGGATTTATATCTAAAGCCGTATCTAGTCAAAGACCAATATATGATGAATTGATGAACAATGAAGAGAAGTATAAAGATGAACTTGCAATGATATCTCAAGAAAGACTTGAGGACATGTGCATAAACCCACTTCAACTCATATTAAAAGACATTGATTTGGCTGACTTTATACCGTGTAAAAATACAGAGACAGACCAGATAATACTGTATAATGCCGAGCGCGATATAACGATTGATAGAATGATATATTCGCAAATAGTTGATGCTGTGAGAAAAATACATGGTCTTAAGCGTAACAATGAAACACCTGCTAATGAGACTACTAAGATGATTTTAATTGATGACGCTAGGGACGAAGCTAAGGCTGCTTCACAAAAACCATACAAAAGCACACTCAAACCACTTGTATCAGCCCTTACCGTTAAATGCGGTTTGTGTGGTACAGATAAGGTTTGGGATATGAAGATAAATGCATTTTTCGATAGCATTAAACGAATTAATAAAATTCAAGATTCAGAACTCCTTCTACAAGGAGCATATTCTGGATTTGCCAGTCTAAAGGGCGTTGACAAAAACCGCCTTGACTGGACTGGTGATATATAAAATATAAATTTGATTGGAGGAAGCAATATGGCTTTCAATAAGAATGAACTTATCCTTGACCGTGTTCGTTCCATGACCTTCAATGACCTTTCTACTGGTGAGATGCTTTTCCGCCTTACCCAGCTTGAGGAGCCTACCCTTACCTGCACTTCTGAGGGCGAGGAGGTCACTGACGCTCTTGGTTCTGTGATTACTACTCTTTATCGTTCAAAGAAGGCTACCTTCTCTGCTACGAACTCTCTAGTCTCCCTCGACCTTGCTGCCGCTCAGTATGGCACCAAGAAGGAGGTTGCCGAGACTGGCAAGGAGATTGTCACTCGTACATTCGAGACTATTACAATCCCTGATGGTGAGACTACCGTGAAGCTTGCTCATAAGCCTGCTAACAAGGATGACGTGAAGTTCATCTACTCCATTGCCAACGGCGAGCTTGGTAAGTCCTATAGTGCTGGTGCCGCTGCCACCGAGACTGATTTCGTTATTGACGAGGAGGGCACAGTCACGCTCCCCATTGGTCTTACTGGCAAGATTTATGTCGAGTATGACTTCAAGACCGAGAACGCTGTTCGTATCGTCAACAAGGCTTCCAAGTTCCCCGAAGCCGCGAAGGTTGTTATTTACGCTATCTTCCGCGATGCCTGCAACGAGAATGTTGTCTACTCTGGCGTTATCGTATGCCCCAAGGCTAAGTTTAACCCCGAGTCTGTTGAGCTTGCTCTTACCTCTACTGGCAAGCACGCTTTTGAGCTTAACATGATGAAGGATTACTGCGAGGACGATGGCGACCTGTTCACAATCATTGTTAATGAGTAACGCCTGATAATTAGTATGTTTAATAATGCGGGGAATGGTGCTTAATTCCCATTCCCCACGTTGTTCTACTGGTTGAAAGGCGGTGAAGCAATGGCTGAAAAGATTAACGCTACGTGTGCTATTTGCGGTAAGGGTTATCATTTGTGCATGTCATGCAAGGATATGATTAGCCTAACTCCTTGGAAGAAGCATACGGATACATCTGAACACTATAAGATTTATCAGATTATTCATGGTTATTCTACTAAGGTATATACGAAAGCAGAAGCAAAGAACAAGCTTAAGAAGGTTGACCTGTCTGACTTTGATACACTTAGAGATAATATCAAGGCTGTTATTACTGATATTATGGGTTCCGGTGTCACCGCTCCTGTTAAAAAGGTGACTAGAACCAGAAAGACCAAGCCAGTTGTCGAACCTGTCATCAACGATACTGATGCCGTTGATGACGTTCCTGCTGAGTAGTGGTTTGCTTGGTATATTATTGTGTGAATGATGTTAAAATATGAATAGAAGGGAAATGTTGTTCACTTATGTGTTTAATATTTCCCTTTTTTTTACGTGACAAAGAAATGTGTAGAAATATGAAGTTTGAATGGTGGTAAATATATGTTGCAACATAGTGATGTTACTGGCAGAGACTTCTATGATGAAGAAGCTGTGTATTTTAGGAACTTGATTCAGTCTAGTTTTTATATTTCACATGGCGCGACTATTCTAGATGTATTTGCCGATTCTGTAGGAAAGATTGTTTTTGTCTTTCCTAGAAATGAACATGACGCTCTTATTAAAGAGTGGATGAATAACAAGAGGTAATTTGGTATTTGGTGATATTCATGTCCAATGTCGGTAAAGCCTTCGAAAATGATTTCAAAAAATCTGTTAATTCTCAGCATCTATTGATAAGATTAAACGACCCACCTCAATCATTTGGCGGTGGAACTGCTCGTTTCAGTATTAAGAATCCATGTGATTATCTTTTGATGGATACGAAACATCGTACTCTTGTGTGTTTGGAACTTAAGACCACAAAGTTTAAAAGCATTTCCTATGAAGATGTTAATAGCGATGATAATGCAAGTCGTATGATTCATAAGCATCAAATCTCTGGACTTACTAAGTTTTCTGAATATGGAAGCGTTGAAGCTGGGTTCTTATTCAATTTTCGTGATGAGAAGAATGCTTGTGAAAGATGCTACTTCATGAGAGTTGAAGATTTTAATAATATGATAAAAGACAGCAATAAGCATAGTTGTAATGAAATTGACATTTTAACTAATGGCGCTATCAAAGTGCATGGAGAGAAAAAGCGTACGCGATATACATGGGATATCGATTCACTTCTCAATGCTATTGCTGAAAAATAATTTTAACAAATAGACATATATGCTATAATAGTATGTATGTTATAATCTAACTGAAAAGTTTGAATATTCAGGAGGAAAAGTATGAATAACGAAATTAAGACTGGCGTATATACTATCGATGACAAGGATACGCCATTTGCCTTTTATACATCTTTAAACGCATATCGCAAGTCTCAGTTTGTAGTGTCTGTATGCAATACGCTAGTTGGAGACAATTATAATTATGTGCTTGATGATTTAGTGTTTGATTATTTCATTGTTGCTATTTTCACTGACATTGATGTATCTGAGGTTCAGAAGTCTGATAATGGTATCTCTGCAATGGAAGAGTTTGTTGAGAAGTTTAAGCCAGTCATTGATACCGTAAAGGAAAATGCTGTTGACGGAGTTCTAGATGAGCTGCGCAAGGCAATTGACTTGAACATTGAGTATCGTACTGGCATTCATATTAATCCTATTTCGTCTAGTATTGCAAGTTTTATTGACACTATTGAGCGTAAGGTTGATGGTATTGATTTAAATAGCATGATGGACTTGGCGCAGTCTATGGCTAGTATTTCTGATGAACTTACCGCAGACAAGCTTCTTGATGCATATGCAAAGACAGATGTCTTTAAGAAGCATTGGGGCAACTCCTATAAGGATGATATCGTTGAAGATAGCGGTTTTTCAGTAGTTGGTGGTAGCTATGATGCTACATCAGATACAAAAGGTGCAACCGCTCCAACTTCACCTGTAACTAAGTAATAGGTGAATTTCATATGAAGGCAAGTCAAATTAAGAAAGATATTGAAGCAAAAGCTAGGGTAGCGGTATTTAATACTCGTGAAAAAATATATAGTGTTATAGAGAAAAACTTACGTGTATATTATGGCGAGTTTAGTCCAGAACAATATGTCAGAACGCAACAGTTACTTAATTCTCTTGTGAGACAAAGTAGCGGACTACACGCTGAAGTGTATTTCGATGCTGGTGCTTTAAATTATCAAACTGGCACTTGGGGTGCCGATGAGGTGCTTGGCACTTCAATGCATGGCAGTCACGGTGGGTATGTTAATGGTACTGCAATATGGGACAATTCAATGTCTGAACTTGATGATATAGTTGCTTTAATTGTAAAAGAGCTAAGAGCTGCTGGCATTCCTATTCATTAGGAATGCCATTTTTTATTTTATACGACAGGAAAAGGAGGTCGTTATTATGTCAAAAGGAAGAAAAACTTTTAGGAAGGTAATTACCAGTCCAGAACTTATAGAACAGATTAATCCTAAAAATGTTAAGCTTATGAATAGATTCCTAAAGAATTTTGCCACAAAGCGCTCTCCTAATTCTGTTGTGAGTTATAGGTCGAACCTGAACATCTTTTTTTGCTGGAATGTTCTAGAGAATGAGAATTGCTTCTTTGTGGATATTAAGAAACGTGAGCTAATGGATTTTTTTGACTATTGTGTAACTGAGTTAAAATGGAACTCAAATCGATTCTGCCAAATGCACAGTTGTCTATCTAGCTTTAGTTCGTGGATTGAAAATTATTTTGATGATGAATATCCGCTCTTTCGCAACTTATTGCCGAAAATTGAGAAGCCAGTAAAAGAAAATGTTCGGAAGAAAACTGTTCTTCAAAAAGAAGATATCGACAAACTCTTTGCTTATTTTGAAGAGAATGATATGTGTCAAGATGCATGTCTTTTAGCTTTAGCTATTTCATGTGGAGCCAGAGTTTCTGAGCTTGCTAGTTTTACTACTGATTTGATAGATGAAGACGATACGGTATTTGATGGTCTTTTTCTTGAAACGACTAGAGAGATTAAAACTAAGGGTCGCGGAGTAAATGGCAAGATGCTTAGAAAGTATATCTTAAAAGACACATTCCTTCCATACTATTATAAATGGCTAGAGATTAGAAAAGAAATCATGGGCGGACATGGTAAGGAACATGATTTTATTTTTATAACAAAAGACGGCGACCCAGCGAGCGCAGATAGGTTGCGCGACTGGATGTCTAGGTGGAGTGATGTTGTCGGTCAGCCATGCTACCCACACAACTTTCGCCACTATAACGTGTCCTTCTTGAAGCGACTTGAACTCGAAGATGATTTTATCGTTTATCTTACAGGATGGTCTGAAAGCACTGGTCATAGTATGGTTGCCATATACAATGATATGACCGCGAAAGACCGTAAATGGAAGAACCTCGATAAATTAAAAGCCGCTGTAGAAGGGTAATGTTTTAATTTAGTTTACGGAAACAATGAATTTGAATGTTACCGCACCTTACAGGGTGCGTTTTTTAATGCATTCCTTTAGTGAGGTGTATATATATGGCTGATTATAAAGTTAGTGTTGACGTTGATGTTAACTCTAGTGAATTAGATAAGCTTGAAGCCAAAGTTTCAAGAATAAAACTTGAGACACCAGAGGTCGGCGTAAAGGTAAACACCGAAGATTTTAAAAAAATCAATAAAATTATAAAAGAAGTCGATAATAAAGGTGTAACCGTTAAGGCCACAGTAGAGGGCGTTAATAAGCTTGGAGAGCTTCAAACCCAAATCTATTCGCTAAACAAAAAGGGCGAAACCGATATAAAGACTCGTGTTGTCACAGAAGACGTTGACAAGGCTAAGGCTGATATTCAGAAAATATCTGAAGCTTATAAGAAAATGACTTCTGAGATTAACAAGATAGCTTCTATGAAGGCTGAGCTTGTCGGTCTTGATAAAAGTTCTAAGAGGGCAAAAGATTTAACAAATGATATTGCCGAATCGACAGGCAAGGTGAAGGCTCTTAAGAGCGAAATTAAATCTCTTAATGATGGGTCTATGCCGACAGATATGGCAAGGGGTTATAAAGAAGCTTGGGCTAATGTTTCAAAAGGCATTAGAGACGCAAAGAGTTCTATATCAGATAAGTCTGATGTAAGCAATATTAAGGCTAATTATAAAGAGGTTCTTGATATTACCCGTGAAATCGGTAAGAAAAAAATCGCCCTTGTCGGACTAAAGGAGTCTTCTGAAGACGCTAAGTATTTAACGCATAGATTAAAAGAGCTTGAAAAAGCAAAAAATGCGATTAACACAAGTAAGTTTACAGATGCTCAGAATAAAGCTATTAAGAAATTAGAATCAAAGAATTCAGATAATCTTGCTCAAGCACAGGCTAAGTTTTCTGATAAAGCTATTGCGCAAGCTCAGAAAAATGCGATAAGCGAAATAGAAGGTAAATATAAAGAGCTTCTTAATACTACTCGTAAAATAGGCAAAACAAAAATACAGCTTCTTGGACTAGAGGAGGCTTCTAGTGAAGCTAAATCTTTAAATCAGCGTTTGAAAGAGCTTGAAGACCGTAAGGCTGAGTTGGCGAGTACAAGATATAATCTTTTTAATGACGCTCAAGAAAAGTCAATTGCTTCAGCGGAAAAAGATAACGCATACGCCTTGGAAAAAGCAGAGTCAAAACTCTCTGACTTAAAAACAAAAGCTGCAAAAGATATTGTTGTAAAGTTTGACGTTCAAGGAAATCTTGACTCGCAGATGTCAAACGTTGATGCGAAGCTGGCATCGCTAGGAAAATTTGCAGATAGGGCGAGTAACGAATATAATGAGTTAACTGCAAGCGCAAAAAGGTTTCAATCTGCTTTGTCTGGCGGCAATGAGAGTGAAATTATTGCCACTAGTGCGCAGTTTAATAGCTCTCTTGACAAGATGAAGAATAAGCTTACGGAAGTCACAAATGAAAAGAAAAAGTTTGACGCTGAGATGAAAAGCGTAAGCGGCGCTCTTGGTGCTGCGGAAACTTCTGGTGATGTAACGCATAAGTTAGAATCACAAATAAAGTCGTTTGTTGAGAAACCAAAAGCAGCTATCTCTGCGCTTAAAGAGCTAAAGGCTGCGCAGCAAGAATTAAATGCGTCTGCTAGTAGATATAAGATAGACTCAAATGCACAGAACAAATCTGCTCTTATTGCAAGCGAAAAAAGGTTTGCGAGCGCAGTAAAAGAATCTAATGTGCAGATTGAAAAGCAGAATCTTGAGTTTAAAAAGCGGCAGGCGGCACTTAGGCTACAAAAGTGGGGTAAAGAGCATGATGCCTTTGAGCAAACCCCGACTCACGCGAAAGAGTTCCAACAGTATATACAGGCGATAGCGTCAGCTGATACAAAAGCAGCTCTTGACAGCGCTGTGCAGCAGACTGGCGTATGGACGCAAAGAATGGAGCTTGCTGGCGAAGCTGGTCAGACAATGGGTACTAAAATTAAGAACTCGTTCTCAGGGCTTATGTCATATTTTAGTGCCGCATCTGTTATTCTTAGCGCTATGCGGTTTGGCAGAGAAGCCTTCCAAAACGTTGTTGATATTGACACTAGGATGACTGAACTTAAGCGAGTTACTGATTTATCTGCTGAGCAGTATTCAAGTGTATACGATAGACTGTCTGTTTCTGCGCAGAAATATGGCGTTCAACTGACAGACCTTATCAGCGCAACTGCGGATTGGAGTCGTGCTGGTTTTGATGCCAATACTGCTTCTGGACTTGCCGAGATTACATCTGTTTATCAGCACATTTCTGACCTTGATTATGACACTGCGTCAGAAAATCTACTTACTGCATACAAAGGCTTCCAAGGTGAGCTTTCTTCTGTGTATGGCAATTCACAGCAAGGCGTATTGGATGCTGTTAATCATATCGCAGATGTTTATAATGAAATTGATAACAACTATGCAACTACTGCTGCCGATGTTGGCGAAGCCGTTAAACGTTCTGCGTCTGCTTTGAGCGTTGCTGGTAACAGCCTAGAAGAAACTGCTGGTATGGTTACTGGTATCACAGAAGTTACGCAAGACCCAGAAAAGGCTGGCAATGCGCTTAAGGTCGTTTCAATGCGTCTTCGTGGCATGAAGGGTGAACTGCAAGAACTAGGCGAAGAAGTAGATGGCAATGTAACAAATATTTCTAAGATGCAAGGCCAGGTTCTTAATCTCACACGTGGTAAGGTTAATATCTTTGATGATGCTGGAAACTTTAAATCTACATATGAGATTCTTCAGGGAGTAGCTGGTGTATGGAAGGAGCTTAGTTCCGTAGACCAAGCGACATTGCTGGAAACTATGGCTGGTAAGCATAGGGCAAATGACCTTGCCGCTATTTTGGGCAACTGGGAGCGAGTAGAAGCAGCGACAAAATCCGCACACAATTCCACTGGTAGTGCAATGGAAGAACAGGCAAAGTATGCGGACAGTCTTCAGGGCAGACTAAATTCGTTGCAGGCTATGTGGCAGCAGCTTTCAACTACGTTTATAAATTCTGATGTTGCAAAAACAGCAGTTAGTGCGTTTAAAGACCTGTTGAATGTAATAAACAGTATCGTGCGTACAATTGGCGGTTTTGGAACGGCTGGATTGCTCGGTGTGCTTTTTGCTGGGTTTAAAAAAAGAAGCGGACTATCAAACCTAGTTTCTGGCTTTTTTAGTGACCTAAATGCTGGTCTTGACTCTGGCATGAGCAAGATGCAGGCATTTGGAAAAGCTGGAAAATCTGCTGGTAGCAATTTGTGGTCATCCCTTAAAACGCCTGCTGGTGCCCTTACCGCAATAGCAGGAGTTACAACTCTTATTTCTGGCGTTGTAACAGCAGTCAATAGCCTTCATGAAGCAAAAATTAAAGCGCTTGATGAAAAAATTGATTTCAACAATAATTTTGGTAGCGCATTTAGTAATTTTGAACAGGCATATATAAAGTATTCTGGTAAGGCTATTTTGTCTACAGAAGAAGAAAATGATTTTGCGTCTGCCGTTAATGGCACTATTAGTGCGCTTGGAGAAAAATCTTCTGCTTTGCAGCAGGCCGCTGGTGCATCGTCAGAGTATTTTAATAATATTAATAAAATTGCCACAGAAGAAATAAAGGCGCAAAAAAGAAGCGCAACAGCTGCTAAGAATGCGGCAAAGGATAAGCTTAGCGATAATTTATATTGGAAAGAAACAGCGAGCTTTTTATTTCCTGATGAAAATTCTGACCAGTTCAAAGCCGTAGAAGATATACTTAGAGATAAGAATTTTCAAAAAAAATATGCCGCTGAAATAAAAGATAAAAATGGCAAAGATGTTGCTTATTCGTTTGATATGAAAGCCGATGGCAATATCGATGAGATGATTGAGCAATATAATTATCTTAAAAATTTGGTACAAGAAACAGAAGATTATGCAAGTAAATTATCAGAGGACGCATCAAATAATCTTTTAAATGGTAATACCTATAAGGACATGAAGAGAACAGCTAAGGACATGTCCAAAGATATTCAATCAATGATAAAAGCTACCTATGATGAACAAAAGGCTATTTATCAGTTGAACAATGGAATACCGAAGACAACTAGTGATTTTTATAAAATGCAAAACGCTGTTCTAAGCGCATCGTCTAAGTCGCTAGAGACTAGGATGGAAATATCAAATCTTTTAAATAAAGATTATGGCAATGCATTCGACTTATCGTCTGCTGAATCTCAGTTAAAACAATTTCGCGCATTAACAAGTGGAATCGAATCAATAAGTAAGGACAAAGAGAATAAATTTGAAACTCTTATTGAAATGAAGACACAGCTAAATGATGGCGACTGTACTGTTGGTGAATATACAAAAGCAGTAGACAATGCAAATGATGCTATTAATAAAATAGCAAAAACAGATGGCGCAACGGCAAATGCTCTTCGTGTACAACTTGGTCTTGAGGTTGATGACGATGGCAATATCGATGACGAGGTTGTCAAGCTTAAAAACAAGTTTGTTGGTTCTTTAACTAAAAACAAAGTAGATAAAGATGTTGCTGAAAAGTTTACCAATAGTTTAAGCAAGGGCGAACTTGAAGCCGCTGTTGAGTTGAGCGCAAATGGCGAGATTAATCTAAAAAAACTAGACACTAAGAATCTAGATAAGAGCATAAAGAATCAAATACAAGACTATGCTAAATATAAAGAAGCCATGCATTTTACCATAGATGTTGACGCTGAAGCCGAGGGTTTTGAAAAATTAAATTCTGCTATGGCAGAAGCAAGAACTGGTACTGGTCTTACGCAAGAATCGATGCAGGCGCTGATAGATAGATATAAACCTCTTGATAATTATGATGCCGCTAGGCTTTTTGAAGAAACTGCCAATGGTATTAGTGTTAACGCCAAGGCGGTAAACGAATACGAAAGCGCACTTGCCGACACAAAGCTAAAAGAAACCGATAAAACTATTGATTCGCTACAGGATAGATATGAAAATCTAACTAATAAAATAAAGGACTGTAGCGATGCGTCTCAAAAAGCAAAGTGGATTAATGAGCGTGAAGATATTCGCAGGCAGATAAGCGACCTTGCTGAGCTTGCCACTTCATATAAGGGTTTGACCTCTTCATACGCAGAATGGCAGAGGGCTGAATCTGCTGGCAATGACAGAGACATGTATCAGAATGTTTATTCTGCACAAGAAGGTATCAAAAAAGAGCTTGATAACGGCTGGATTGACGATGGCACTGAAGAGTATTTCAAACTTATCTGGGGTAAAGATAGGTGGAATGGAGCTGGTAAATCAGTTCAGGACTATCGTGACCAATGGGCGCAGCTTGATTCAACTATTCAGGGTACCAGTTATAGTATTAGTGATTTCTTTACCGTTAATCAAGACGGCGAACTGACATCCGAGGGCATTTTTAACTTCTTTGATGCCGTTGGTCAAAAGCAAAAAGAGCTTGGCAAAGACTGGATTCAGTACGATGAAAACGGCGATATGAAGTCGTTTAATTTCGGTATTGACGGTGATAAGGCCGTTGCCGATGCTATGGGTGTGAGCGAAGAACTTGTACAGATATTTATGAGGGCTTCGCAGGACGCTGGTTTTGTTGTTGATTTTAATGGTACATATACGCAGTTTGCTGATATGCAAAAAGAAGCAAAGGCTGCACAGGCTACGCTTAACGACCTGTTTAAAACGCAATATGCCTTTAACTTTGATACAAGCAGTCTAACTGAAGCCAGACAATCTTTAGGCGATGCTAAGAGAGAATTTGCCGAAAAGGGAATATTTGACATTGACGAAAAGGGAAATGTAACGGCATTTCACGAAACAAAAAAAGGCGCTCAAGAAGCGTTGCAGGTTGTAAGCACTCTTCAGTCAAATGTTGACCGATTGAACCAGCACTATATTGGACTTACAGTTGAAGACGATTCGTTTAAGGAACCACTTAAACAGCTTCAAGACTATGAGTCTAAGGCGGCAACTCTTAATCAGCTCAAACTTCAGCCGCAGGTATATGCTAGTCAGATAAAAGAGCTAGAGGGCGACCTTGATAATATCGTCAATTATTTTAATGGGCTTAGCAAAGAACAAAAGGTCAAATTTGGTATTGACGGTCTTACCCCAGATGAAATTGAAAGTAGAATATCGTCTGGCGAGGTAACAATACCGACTACTCTTGACATTCAAACTCAAATGAGTGGCGACCTATCAACTCTCAAAGATATTGCATTACTTAATTCTGGTTTACTAACAAAAGACCAAGAAGATGCAATAAAAAAGAAAGTGAAGATTGAGTGGGAAGCTGAGAACGACACTTCTAAAGCAGAAGAGTCTGAGAAAGACGCAGAAAATAAACTCAGCGGAGAGTCTAAGGGCAAAAAGAAAAAGGCTAAGAAAGATAGCGGCGAAGATAGCAAAGAAGATAAGAAATCAAAAAAGTCTACTGATGGCTCAGATAAAAAAGAAAAGAAAGTAAGCCCACCAGAGATAGATACGAGTAAATTACAGCAAGATACTCAAAAGGCATATGATGCTGCAATGGCAAATCTCAATCTTAAAAAGTCTGGGAAGACTAAGATTGATTTTGATTTCCAATCTACAAATATTAAAGACTTAAATAGCCAAATATCAGAAGCTCAGTCTTTAATGAATACGTTTAAAAATTCAGATGGCAGCGTTGATTTAACTGTTGATGATGCTGCCGATGCACAGACTGTTTTGAGTGCGCTGATAGAACAAAAGCAATCGCTTACTCAGCCAGCAATTATGGATATTAACATAAGCACTATTGGTGATGAAACGCTGCGAAGTGCAATCGGAGATATGCAGCAGCTTCATACACTGTCTAATGAACGCGAGGTTAAAGTTGCCATTGGTGCTGATACGTCTGATGTAGATAGTAAGATTCAAACTGTTACAGCAAGACTTCAGTCGCTTATCAATGAGAATCCAGATGTTGCCGCTAAACTAAATCTTAATACAGAAGATTTTCAGAACGCTTTAAATAGCATACAAGGCACTGATATTGAAGCGGGGGCAAAACTCGACCCTAATGCCATTGCCACTATTCAAAATGCGTTAAGCGGTATTAGTCCAGAAATTCTTGCAAAAGTTCTTGCTGGTGATACATCAGACCTAGACAATCTTACTGGCAAAGCAACGATTGATGCGAAGCCAAGCAATACTGATTTGGGTAAGGACTTCACTGGCACTGGTCAAGTTTCGGTTACCCCTCTTAGCACTGCTTTAGGTGGAGATTTTACTGGTACTGGTACTGCGACAATTACGCCTGCAACTACGTTCCTAGGTGCGGACTTTACTGGTACTGGTCAAGTTACAGCGACGCCAGTCAATACTGATTTTGGCAATGTCTTTAGCGGTACTGGTATTGCAAACTTCACTCCCGCCAGCACATATCTTGGCGCTAACTTTAGTGGTGACGGCAAGGCGGATATAAGGCCAGTAAGTACATATCTCGGTGGAGATTTTACTGGTAGCGGCAGAGCAGATATGAGCGCATCATCCAAGTTCCTTGGAAGCGACTTCACTGGCACTGGTGTCGTAACGGTTACTGTTAATAAGGTTATTGGTGCAGTGAAAGACCTTATTGGTGGCGGTAGCGTAAATGGTACTGCTCACGTAAATGGCACTGCTGGAAGTGCTTTTGCTCAAGGTAATTGGGGAACCAAAGAAAACGGCTCTGCGTTAATGGGCGAGCTTGGACAAGAAATCATTGTTAGAGACGGTCATTGGTTTACCGTTGGAGACAATGGCGCTGAATTTGTTGGTTATAAAAAAGGCGATATAGTCTTCAATCACAAACAAAGCGAAGAGTTGCTTAAGAACGGCTACGTAACAAGCGGCGGGGGTCGCGGTAAAGCCTTGGCAGAAGGCACTGCTTTCAGTCGCGGTACTGGTTCGAGCAGACCTACGTATGGCTCTAGTCATTCAACTAGTGGAAATGCTGGTGGAGGAGCAAGGCCTTCCGGCTCAAAGTCTTCTGGCTCAAGGTCTTCTGGCTCTAATTCAAATGCCAACAAAGAAGCTGAGAAGTCTGAACAGACTCTTGACTGGATTGAAGTTGCTTTAAATCGTGTTGAAAGAGCGATTTCAAGACTCGATAAGACTGCTACTAGTACATTTAAGAATTGGACTAAGCGCGGTACTGCTCTTAACGACCAGATTAATCAGACCAGAAGAGAGATTGACCTACAGAATCAGGCATATAATCGTTATATTCAGCAGGCAAACTCCGTTGGTCTTGATGGTGGTTATGCAGCGAAGGTGCGAGACGGCACAATAGACATCGAGAAAATCACTGACGATGACCTTAATAAGAAGATTTCTGAATATCAACAGTGGTATGAGAAAGCCTTAGATTGCTTAGATGCCATTGATGATTTACGTGAGAGTGAGTCCCAGCTTTATGAGCAAAGATTCGAAAACGTTTCTACTAAGTACGATGGGTATCTCGGTGTAATTCAGCATGAGAAAGATATGCTAGATGAGTTTGTATCTCAGACTGAGACTGCTGGATATATTACTTCTGGTAAGTATTATGATGCCATGTCTGCTAATGCTAAGAAGCAGCAGGAAGAGCTTAAGAAGCAACGCGATGAAATGGTTGCTGAGCTGAACAACGCTGTGAATAGTGGCGCTATTGAAAAATATAGTCAGAGTTGGTATTCGATGCTCAACTCAATTGATGATGTCACTAAGTCAATTGAAGAGTGCAACACTTCACTTCTTGAATATCAAAAGAACCTTCGTGAGCTAGATTGGCAAATCTTTGATTTGGTTCAGGATAAGATTTCTAAGGTCGCCGATGAATCTGAATTCCTGATTAATCTTATGAGTAACAAGAAGCTCTATGAGGATAACGGTCAGCTTACTAATGAGGGTATGGCATCTATTGGTCAGTACGGTGTCAAGTACAACGTGTACATGGCTCAAGCTGATAAGTATGCCAAGAAGATTAAAGAGCTTCAGGCAGACCTTGCCAAAGACCCGTATAATCAGGATATCGCAAATCAGTTGCAAGAGTATATCGAAGCTCAGCAGGAAGCCATTCTTAATGCAGAGGACATGAAGAACTCTATTAAGGATATGGTTTCTGAGGGTATCGACAAAGAGCTTGATTCGTTGCAGAAGCTTATTGATAAGCGTAATGATGCTCTTGACGCAGCAAAAGATTAAGTTAAAACTTACTTAGTCCGCTATATTTCGAAAGAATATAGCGCATCCTTTTGAATTGCTGGAACCCCCTTATAGTTCTATGAACTACAACGTAATGATGAAATATACATAGGCGTGATAGTTTGAAAATCATAGAAATTGGGAAACCAGCAGCGAAGCCGCGAACAGCGGAACGTTCAACGACCATGGGCTGAAATGCTCATAGGGAGAAGTCTCCCGAAGTGGAAGGCATCTAAGTCTATTTATATAGATATGATGAAAGATATGGTCTACACTTTAGTGAAAGCTAAAGAAAGTTTACCGTTAGGTAAACCTATAGGGGCTAACGACCCTTTATAAATAGGAAAATTGTTTAAAAATAAGTATTAACTAATAATGTTATATGCTATAATGTTTGCTACGCTGCAAAGGAGGAGCATATGACAAAAAAGAAGACACATGAAGAGTATGTTGCAGAATTATCTGTCAAAAATATTAAACAATTTCCTATTTATTTAATATAGTAATTTTATGGTTATATGACTATCAGAAGAAAGTCGAAAAACAAACTAAAGATATTGCAGACCTTGAGAAGCAGATGGCTGCATATCAGGGTGACGCGTCTGAAGAGTCAAAAAAGCTTATTCAGCAAATTACCGTAGACCTTGAAGAAGCTAAGTCCGACTTAGAGGAGACGGAATACGAGCAGTACATTTCTGACCAACAGAAGATGCTCGATGCTTTATATACTGATTATGAAACTATTCTAAATCAGCGTCTTGATGACATTGATGCTCTTATGGCTGATATGATTGCCGAGATTAACAATAACTCTTCGACTATCGGAGCTACAATAGAGTCTCAGGCAGATAAGGTTGGCTATACTTTGTCAGAGTCTATGAATACCATCTGGCTTTCTGGTAACGGTAGTATCTCAAATGTAATCACAATGTATGGTACGAAGTTTGATACAGCTCTAACGACTACCAATACCGCTCTTGGATATATTAACACCAATATCCAGAATATGATTGCACAGCTGAATAAGATTGCTGGTACAAATATACAGGCCGCTGGTGCTTCTGCTGCAACCGAGAAACCGAAGCCCACTCCTGCTCCTGCGCCAGCACCGCAGCCGCAACCTCAGCCAAAACCGATTACTGTTGGCGGCATGATTAATGCTGGTGGCGCTAGAATCTATGCAGACTCCTATGGTAATGGTGGCGGCAGACAGACGTTTGGTGCCGACCCAATCTATACTGTTTTACAGGAGCGCAATGGTTATGTCTTAACCCGTTGGCATAAGCTTTCGAGTGGATATACTGGCTGGTTTAAGAAATCTGATGTTAGCGCATACGCACTTGGCGCTAAGAATATCAAAAACAACGAGATGGCTTGGACTCAGGAAAATGGTTCCGAGATGATTATGCGTCCATCTGACGGAGCTATATTGACTCCTCTTGCCAAGAATGATAGCGTGCTTACATCTGCTGCAAGCTCTAATATCTGGAACATGGCAAACAATCCATCTGACTTTATCAAAGACAACCTTGACTTTGATAAGATTGATACTGGTGCTAATGTTGGAAATAAGACAACAATGGTGCAGAATTTGGACAAGGTTGTATTTAACCTGCCTAATGTCAAGAATTATGATGAACTGCTTAAGTCTATGCAGCATGATAAGAATTTTGAGCGTCTTATCATGTCTATGACTATTGACCCCATTGCAGGTAAGAGCAGCTTAGCAAAGGGCAAGGCGATTCGTTAACCCCCCGAAGGCTACGGGTTGGCTTAGCCGAAGAATATAGCCTACTTGTTGAGTGGGGAGTGGTTATATCCACTCCCCTTCTCTTTTGTTTGAAACGAGGTAGAAGTATGAATACTGGAAAAAGAAATAGAAAATCGAATATTAAAAGTAGAATTATTGAGAGACAGACAAATGAGATTGAATCTCTCAAGAAAAGAATCTCCGAGCTTGAAATAGATTGCGATGAGAAGGATGAGCTAATTAACTCAGTAGATTCTCTTCGTGTTGAAATGGAGCAAATCGTTGAAGACCTTAAGAGCAAGGGAGAAGTTTACGATAAGCTCGTTGGAGAATTAACTGAAATGAAGAAGATTATGAATGAAGAGGTCTTTAAGGGTAGATGGAATATCATTCGTTTTCTTTTAAAATAAATATAACTTCGAGCGATTGGAGGTGTGTCGGTGAAAGCATATGACTTTGAATATGATGGTGTCAAGCTGAGCGACATTGGATTTATTATCTGCAAGTTTGATTCAAGTAATGTTGATACGATAGATAACGGTTCACAAATAACTTTTAATACTGTGCCGACTTTGAACGGGATGAAGCACGAGCTGACTAGTTCTACGTATGAAGATTGTCTTAATACGACTTTTCAGATATGTAAAAATAAATGCGATTCAAATCAAACCGATACAGTTTCATTCGATGAGATGCGCACTATTATGTCTTGGCTGAACAGAAAGGGCTTTCATAAATTCAGACTGCTTGATGATGAATACTCTGGTGTATATTTTGAAGCTTCGTTCAATGTAAGCAGGATTGAAGTTAGTGGTATGATTTACGGCTTTGAGCTTGAGATGTTTACGAATAGGCCATTCGCTATTAGAGAGCCTATTGTAACTACGATTAAGAATGTTTCAGACAACGGTATAAATGTTATCTATAATGAATCTGATGAAGAGGGCTGCATTTATCCCGATATGGAAATCACCATAGATAAAGATGGCGATTTTACAATGAAGAATTCTTTCAATGATAGAGTGATGAGAATTGCTAATTGCAAAAAGGGCGAAGTTATCAAAGTATCATACCCAATGATTAGCTCTTCTTTGACTTCTCATAAGGTACAGAACGATTTCAATTGGGCATTCTTTAGACTAGAGAACACGTTTAGAGATAAAAAGAATAAGATAACATTGTCTCTACCGTGTACCGTTAAGATAAGTTATTCGCCTATAGTTAAGGTAACTATATAGTTGGGGTGGTTTATATGGCTATAAAGATTGACTTTGATGCTGCTCATAATCCACAATCACCAACGATTATATTGGCAAAAAAGAATGGCGATAAGCTTGGGCGACTAGACGCCGTTGAAATAGAATCAACTGATTCGATGAATGATGCTTCTGAGATATCGTTCAAAGTATATAAAACCGTAGATGAGAATAAGAATAATCTGTGGGATGAGATTGTCAACTTTAGGCTTATATATTGTCTAGAGTGGAATCAGTGGTTTGAGATTACGGTCGAGACGGATGAAGACACTAAAACAGTAAAGACCGTAACTGGTACTAATCTTGGTCGTGCTGAGTTGTCTCAAATTATGTTATATAATATTGAGATTAATACTGAAGACGATATCGCAAGAGAAGATTATGACAAAGACCATCCTACCATTTTCTATAATCCAGATAGACCAAGCTCTTCTCTTCTCCATAGGATGCTAGAAAAGGCTCCGCACTATACGATAGGACATGTTGACTCCACGATTGCGAAGATTCAAAGAACGTTTTCTTTTGATGATAAATCTATTTACGATGGTTTCCAAGATGTTGCAGAGGAAATCAAATGTTTGTTTGTGTTTGATGTTAATGCGGATAAGTATGGTGATTTAAATAGAGTTGTTTCCGTCTATGACCTTGAGTCAAATTGCCACAAGTGTGGGTACAGAGGTGAATATACTAATGCATGTCCTAAGTGCGATAGCACTGATATTGATGAGGGATATGGTAAAGACACGACAATATTTGTAACTGCTGATGAGATTGCAGATAGTATTAATATGTCATTTGATACAGACTCTATCAAGAATTGCTTTAAGCTTGAGGGTGGAGACGATTTGATGACAGCTACCATTAGGAACTGCAACCCAAATGGTAGTGATTATATCTGGCATATTTCTGATGATACTAAACATGATATGTCCGATGAGCTTGTTAAGGCTATTGATTCTTATAATAAGCTATATACAAAGTATCAGAACGATTATGTTTATCTAGCTGATAAAGAAGATGTTGTTAATAGGTATAATGAGCTTATTGCTAAGTACGGTAATAAAAATATATACCTTAAATCGTCAGTAGATGAGAGGTTGTTTAGCTCACAAAACGAACATCTTGCAACCAAAAAGGAAGTTGGATACAATAACGACCTTCAAAAAATTGAGTTGCCAGTAAAGGGCTATCCAGCCTTGATGAATGCTTATTACAATACGATTGACTTAAGTTTGTATCTTACAAACGGACTAATGCCGACTGTCGAGATGAGTGATACAAATGCAGAAAAGGAAGCGGAAAAGCTTACTGCTGCAAATCTTTCTCCCGTTGCAGTTGAAAAGATAGATAATATATCTGTCGCCACTGCCGATAGTGTTGTTCTGTCCATGGCGAAGGTTGTTGTTGACTCTACTAGGTATAAGATAAAAGTACACGATGGCTCTACTTTATCTGGAACCAAACCAGACCCAACGAGAGTATGGACTGGTTGCTTTGATGTGACTAATTATTCTGATGAAAAAGATAAGTTCACAAGCAAAGAAATAAGTGTGACGATAAACAGCGACTATGAAAAATTTATCAAGCAGAAGATTGACAAGACTCTTGCGAAGGAAGATAGCGATAATAAATATGGAATTTCTCAACTATTTGATATTGACGGCTCGTTGGATGATTTTAAAAAAGAGTTGCAGAAGTATTGCCTAAACAGGCTTGTCTCTTTCCGCGATGCTTGCCAGAGCTGCATAGATATCCTTGTGGAGCAGGGCGTGAACGAAGGTTCCTCATGGTCTAAAGAGCTGTATGATAGGCTTTATACTCCATACATTGATAGAATGAACGCTATTGAAAAAGAGATGAAGGTTCGCCAAGATGAGATTTATCTAATATCTGGTAGACGTGATGATGATGGAGACTTGAAAGAATATGGTCTACAGAATTATATCATTGACGAGAAGAACAATACACAAGATATCCTTAACTTCCAACAGTATCTAACTAACTATAATGCTGGTGTTAATTTGTGGCTTGAATTCTGCTCGTTCCGTAGAGAAGATAAATACTCTAATGAAAATTATATTTCAGAAGGTCTTAACAATGCCGAGTTGTTTGAGAAGGCAAATGAATTTATCAGCGTTGCCAAAGATGATATATATAAGTCTTCTGAATTGCAGACTACAATAAGCGCAAACCTGAAGAATCTTTTGCTTATTGGTAAGTTTGCGCCGCTAGTTGATGACTTTGCAATCGGCAATTGGCTTAGAGTTATGATTGACGATAAGCTGTATAAGCTTAGGCTGATTGGATATACTATAGATTATGATGACCTAGGCAATATCTCTGTTGAGTTCTCTGATGCGGTCAGGGTTAAGAGTTCTGTTAAAAGCATTAAGGGCGTTTTAGAGCAGGCATCTTCAATGGCTACGTCTTATAGCCATGTACAAAGGCAAGCCAAGCAGGGTGAAAAGGGAACCGATATTGTAAATAACTGGCTTGATGACGGACTTGACGTAACACATACAAAGATTGTCGGCGGCTCAGATAATCAGACGCAATCATGGGATAACCATGGTATGCTATTCAGAAAGTTTGATGAAGTATCAAATGATTATGAGCCTACGCAGATGAAGATTATTAATTCAACAATCGCCATCACTGATGATAATTGGTCTACGACAAAGACGGCTATAGGCAAGTATTATTATACCGACCCCGACACTGGTGATACCGTTAGCGCATATGGCATAAATGCCGAGACGATTATCGGTAAGTTATTCTTAGGTAAGAATATTGAATTAAAGAACGAAGCTGGAACGCTTATCTTTGACGATAACGGATTAGAGGTAAGCCACGGTAACAACAAGGTGTCGATTAGTCCTAAGAATGATAACGTTATTGACATTACTAACGGAGATGAATCTGTATTTAACGTCAATGATAAGGGCGAACTTTACATCAGCGGCAACATTATGGCTCGAAGCCTAGAGCTTGATACTGGTGTTAAGATTGACTCTGGTGTTATCGTTAACTTGGCAAAGATTGCTACGTCTGGCAGCTACACTGCCTTGATTGGCGATAAGGCTAAGAACGGTCAAGTGTTGTCTCTTGACGATAAAGATGAGGTAGTTGCAAAACAGTTGAGTTGTAGCGATATATCTGATATAAAATCTGTTGCTAAATCAGGAAGCTATAATGATTTAAATGATAAGCCATCGTTGCATTCTGTTGCCACTTCTGGAAAATATGTTGATTTAACTGGTGATGAGTCCGAAGCTGGTAAACTATTATATGTTGATACAGATGGTTCTGTGACTACAATTACGATAGATAGGCTTAAAGAGCTTTTAGGTATATAGGAATTTGTGGTGATGTTGTGAATAGACGTATTAATAAAGTAGTTGTTATTTTTATTGTTGCCATCTTGGTCTCATCCATGATTGGGTTCGTTTCATGTAATAGTACGCGCCATGACGCAGTTGAAAAACATGATGTTGAAGTACCGATATTACGCGATAAGCCAGCAAAATATGTTTTCGATGAAAAGCAGGATTTACAAATGCCAGAACTTCCTACTGGCTGTGAAGCAACTGCGCTTGGGACATTATTGCGAATGAACGGTATAGATGTAACCAAGTTCGATGTCGCTGATGCTATGCCTAAAAGCGATGGAAGCGATTTTGTATACAGCTTTTGGGGAAATCCATATAGTGCCACAGATGGATGGGCTTGCATGGCACCGTGTTCTGTGATAACTGCAAACAAGTTTTTAAAAGACACTGGCAAGGTTGCGGTTGAATATACTGGCACGGATTTGACTGACCTAAAGTTCCCGTCTGCCGTATGGGTGACTATGTATTTAAATGACCCACAGCCGTCAAACTATGAGTCAAATGGATATAGGCTATTTAGAAACCCACATTGTGTTGTCGTTGAAAGAATAGAACTAGATAGCGTATATGTTATCGACCCTCTTGTCGGCGAGGTCGCATATCCACTTGATAGATTTAATAACGCATACAAAGAGCTTGGCTGTCAAGCTGTGTGTATAGAAACAGAAGAGAAATAATTTGATTGGCGGTGACTGTTTATGAATTATATATCTGATAGAGATTATACGGCTCAGATGAAGGCTATTAAAAGAATGAATCAGAGCAAAGAACGAGAAATGAAGCTGCGCAAAGAGCGAGAAAAGTACAGCTTTAAGCTCAAGATGCCGTCAACAAGCAAGATTGTCTTATTTATTGTGTTCGCGCTGTGTTTACAAATATTATTCTTTTGCGAGCGTATCATGGAAAAGACTGGTGATTTGAGTGCGCTATATGTACTTATTGGAGTCCCAGTATCTTTAGTACCAATTTGTCTTGGATATTATTGGAAGTCTTGTCAAGAAAATACTTCTGGTGGTATAGTATATGATACGGCCATGAAAGGTATGCAGTCTAACGACGATACGTCAAATACTGATTGTATACCAAATGACCCGTCATTTTAGCAGCATATAACGCAAGGAGTTTTAATTGGACAATTCGAATCAAGATAATATATGGACTGTATATGTTCATATAAATAAAAAGAATTTCAAGTGTTATGTTGGCGTTACCAGTAAAAGCCCAGAAAAAAGATGGCTTAATGGCGCTGGATATAAAAATCAGTTGTTTTATAATGCCATAAAAAAATATGGTTGGGATGGATTTTACCATGAAATTGTAGCGTCTGGAATAACAAAGGATGAAGCTGAAAACTTTGAAAAAATTTTAATAGATAAGCTTGATTCGTTTGCCAATAAAAACGGGTATAACGTTTCCGTTGGTGGTATTGGTGGATATAGATATGATGAAATGATTCCAGTGTATCAGTTTGATATATATGGAAATTTCATTAAAGAATATAATAGCATTGCCAATATTGAAAGAGAACTCAATATACCATCTTCTAATATTATTGCATGTTGCAAGAATAAATATATTTATGCTGGTGGATATGTATGGTAATACAAACGAGACGTACCTGATTTATTGAAATTCAAAGAGAATTTTGATGATTCGTTATACGACCAATATAAACCAGTTTATCAATTTGATATGAATCAAAATTTTATTGCAGAATATAAATGTGCTAGTGAAGCTGCTAAGACAAATGATGGATTTTTTAGTGTTTCAATTTTAGATGCTTGTAGAGGAAGATATAATTATTCTTGTGGATATATTTGGAGATTTAAAAATGATGTTCCAAATGTTGATGAGTTTAAAAATGAACATATTGATTTTTCTCGAAAGCAAGTTAAAACAGAACATGTAATGCAGTTTGATTTAAATGGTAGGTTTATAAAAGAATTTAATTCTGCCGGTGAAGCCGCTAGGCAATATAATTGTGATTCGCATACCATTACTTATGCCTGTTCTGGAAGAACAAAGACTGGCGTTGGTTATTTGTGGATGTGGTCTAGGAATTATAATGGGGTTGCTCCGAATTATACACCGCCAAAGAAACGTAGCAAACCAGTTTTAAAATTTGATAAAAATAATAATTTTATCAAAAAATATGAATCTCCTCAAGATGCTGGTCGTGAAAATAAAATTAACCCAGCTGATATAAGAGCTACGTGTAGGGGAGAACAAAAAACATGTGGTGGATATATATGGAAATATGAGTAAATATCTTTAAGGAGTGATTTTATGAACGTTGACTTCAATGCTTTATATGCTATTCAGAATTTTCTTCAGATGGTCAATGATAACTGGACTGTAATCATTGTTATTGTAGCACTTCTTATTTCCATTGGTAAGAAGGCAAAGGAATTTTTCAGCAAGTCAGATGAAGAGAAGATTGCAATTGCCAAAAAGCAGGTTCAGGAGACTATGTTGAAGCTGATTACCGATGCAGAGATTGACTGGCAGGACTATAAGAAAGCTGGTTCTGTCAAACGCGCTCAGGTAATCGAAGAGATTTTCGAGAAGTACCCAATTCTGTCAAAGGTCACAGACCAAGAAGCGTTGATTGCTTGGATTGATGAAACCATTGATGACGCTCTCAAGACGATGAGAGAGGTCTTCACTGAAAACAAAGATGTTGAAAGTGAGGTTAAGTAATATGAGTATTTCTAATTGTGGACACGATGAACGTAATAGATATAGCGGCGGTCAGGCTGGCGACCAGTCTAAGACAGAGTGGTATATTCGTCCTTGGTGGAACGATAGCTGGAATGTCGTTCTTAGACATCCGGACGCAAAGACCCGTGCGCTTATTGCGGATATGGCTATTAAGGCTGCCAAGAATGATTTAGTTGGCTATGACCAGAATGAACGTCTTACATTTTGGAATCATTTAAAGGCGTCAAATTACGACCCTGCTCAGATTACAATTAAGTGCGAAGCAGACTGCTCTAGTGGTGTTGCCGCTATTGTAAAGGGCGCTGGTTATCGTCTCGGTAATACAGCTATGCAGAATGTAAACCCAAGCATTACGACTTGGAACGAGAAGAATGCTCTTAAGGCAGCTGGTTTTCAGGTGCTTACAGATTCTAAGTATCTTACAAGTGATGCATATCTTCTTGCTGGTGACGTGTTGCTCAACGAGAGTCGGCATACGGCAATCAATGTAACAAATGGAAGTAAGTCTGGTGGCTCTTCTGCTGCTGCTCCTTCTGCGCCAGCTTCATCTGGTAAGTTGTCAGTTGATGGATATTGGGGCGTTGCCACGACAAGGGCGCTTCAGAAAAGACTTGGAACGGTTGTCGATGGCATTGTGAGCGGTCAGGACGCTGGCGACATGGCTTCTGTAAATCGCGGAGGTCTTGAGCGCTCTTCGTGGAAAACTGGTAGAGGTGGCTCTAATATGGTTAGAGCGCTTCAGAGAAAGATTGGTGTAACTGCCGATGGTTATTTCGGCAAGAATACATGCAAGGCTTTACAGCGTTATCTTGGAACAACTCAGGATGGCATTGTAAGCGCACCGTCCTCTATGGTTAAGGCATTGCAGCGCAAGTTGAATGCTGGCTCGTTTTAAATAATATATAAATATAGGGAGGATTTCAACCACTCCTCCCTTATCTTTTTCAATAGACTAGAACGCCAACATCGAATGAAAGGCAGCGTAAATGTAAATGCTTAATTATATAGAATATCTTAATATCCAATCTCAAATAGCGGTTGCCTTGATTGCAGTGTTGTTTGTTCTTCAGCTTATTGGTGAATTTTTAAACTTCAAAGGCAAGGCAGTCCCAGAGATTATGAGTATAAGAAAGTATTTCGCAAGAAAGAAATCTGAACGCAAAGTAATTAGAGAATTACCAGAGACGATACAAGATTTAAAAGATATAGTCAACCATATCAATGAGCACTATAACGAAGACAATATCTCTAAGAGAGATAAATGGATTGATAGTGTTAATAATAAGCTTATGCTGGAAGATAAACTTGTACGTGATTTAGATAAAAAACTTGATGAAGCGAATAAGGATATAGTGTCTATTCTTGTTGATAGCAAGAGAGATACCATTATAGACTTTGCATCAAAGGTTTCGAACTCTAATTCCCTTGTCACAAAAGAGCAGTTTAACAGAATTTTTAAACTGTATAAAGAATATGAAGACCTTATCAGTAACAATGGTCTTATTAATGGAGAAGTAGATATTGCATACCGCATTATCGTTGAATCATATGAAGAGCACTTATCTAATCATACGTTCATTGAAGATACACGCGGTTGGTAGCAAATATACAATGAATGTTTTATGAAATGAGGTGTCTTTATGGCTTATGTGATTTTAGTAAATGAAGACAATACTTTGACTGCAAGCAGAAAAGAACGTATCATGCAGAGGTCAAAGTTGTTTAATAATCTATGGTTTCTTGCCGAGCCGACATACAACGGGTATGATATGAGTACCTGTACTGTCGTTATGGAATATATTCTACCTATTAGCAAGAAGTATCATAGTGAGATTCTTGAGCTTTCAGAAGATGGGTATCAGGAATATCTAAAATATGTCGTTCCAATTGACAGCAAGCTAACTACCGAGATTGGCGAAGTTGAGCTACAGCTTACTTTTATCTATAGTGATTTAGATGAAAACGGTGAAAGCATTCAGCGCGTTCGCAAAACATCTACCGCTAAGCTGAATATCATTCCCATTAGCGCGTGGAGCGATATTGTCCCAGATGCGGCTCTTGGTGCGCTTGACCAGAGAATTATCAAGATGGATGCTCAAATCAAAGAACTCCTTAATCTTGGTGAAGCATATGACGCAGCAAAGGCAGATAACATCGCATATGACGCGGACAAACAGACGCTACAGCTTCTATCTGGTGATAATAAGATTGGCGATGAAGTTTCTCTTGATGTTGATGGTAGCGCCGATGGAACTACTGTCGTTGACTTCTCAGACCTTGGCGTTGGCTCTGGTGTTGCAAAGTTGTTGGCAGATAGCCGTAAGGTTGTCGGCTTCTAAATACGCTTATATTTATTGAATAATATGAGGGTGATTTGTCATCCTCTTTTTTATTATTGTTTGAAAGGAGGATGACAATGGGTTTATCTTTTAAAGACTCGTTAAATAAAGTTAAAGAAAATAACAATGCGAGAATGATAAATGATAACATTTCTCCTATGTCTCTTGATGATGATGCGTCAGCATATGATGACATCTCTCTCACATCTCTTGACGATGAATCCGCTGTCGCTGTGGCTTCTGATTCGCTAGAAGGTTGGACTCTTAGCAGCAATTACCTATATTATGAAGAGTATTCAGATGATAACATTTCAAATGTTGACGATTTGAAGAATGTATTAATCGACAAGAAGCAGGTTAATCTTACACAAGAATCGAATTCACAGTATATCCCATTTAAGATGCCGCGTAGATATGATGGCTTTGACCTTCTTAATACGACCATCCTTATTCATTATGTCAATAAAGATGGCTATGAAGACCGCAGTAATGTTGTAAATGTATATTATAATGAAGAATATATTAGATTCGGTTGGCTTGTCAACAAGAACGCAACGGCGGTTGAAGGCACTCTTGAGTTTGAGATTATCGCATCTGGTGTAACCTCAAAGGGCGATGAGTATGTATGGAAGACAAAGCCGAATAATCAGCTAAGCGTACTTAAGTCTCTTGCTGGCAATGGAGCTATCGAGCCTGATAATACATGGATTACAAGCTTCATGACTCAGGTAAACGAGAAGGTTGCTGAAGCCCAGCGATATGCTCAGGAAGCCAAGACAACGGTTGATGGTATTTCTGATTACGCTGATAAGGCAGAAGCGTCTGCTAATAAAGCGCAGCAGGCGGTTGATACGGCTAAGACACAGCTTGAGGGAACAGTCGGCGATGCTGTAAACAATAAGGTCGATGAAGCTTTGTCATCTTATTACACTAAGAGTCAGGTTGACGATATCGTTCACAATATCGACATTTCAGACCAGCTTGACGAAGTGAAGCAGCAGATTGCCAATCTTGATGGACTTGCTAAATTCAATGTCACATATGATGGCAGTAAAATGACATTCTACAATGGTGAAACCGTGATGAAGGAAATCGCAATCACGAGCAATCCAACCGAGGAATGGACTAATAATTATACTGCTTCTATTGAAGGCAAGATTAATACGGCTAAGGATGAAATTCAAAGCAGTGCAGATGAGAAGTTTGCTACAAAAGCAGGTTTGAATTCTGCAAATGCAAATATCGCAGCCGCTACATCTACCGCGAATTCAAATAAGGAAAATGTCACTAAGCTTGGTGATAAGGTTGCCAAGTTTGAGGAGACTGTTAATAGCCTTGACACTTCACCTCGTCTGACATATGATGCCACATATGATGAAGAACAGACTTACACTCTTTGGGAAATCCAAAATGAGGGTAAAGAGAACGAGAAGAAAGAGCCGAAAGCTCAATTCAAGATTCAAGGCGGCGGCGGTGGCGGCGGCACCAGCAGTATCTTGAAGATTACATATATCACAACCACACCCGTTGTTGCGACATTAGACGATAAGATTATCATCAAATATAATTTCTCAAGAACAGATTCATCTGGTGACGTTGGTGGCGATGGTACTGCAACTTGGAAGGTTGACGGCTCTATCGTTGCTACAAATACCGCTGCGTCTGGTGATAACTCTTTTGATATTACTGACCATATTACAGTGGGTACGCACAAGGTCAACCTTAGCATCGTTGACGATGCTGGTAGTCTTGTGACTAAGACTTGGACTGTTCAGAGGGTCGATGTAAGACTCGAATCTTCATTTAACGATACCTTTACGTATCCCATTGGCAAAGTCTCTTTTGATTACACCCCATATGGTGCCATTCAAAAGAAAGTACATTTTGTTTTAGACGGTCAAGAAATCGGAACTGTGGACACTGCTGTCTCTGGCGTTCCTTTGGCGTATGAGCTTCCTGCTCAGACACATGGCGCTCATCTGCTCGAAGTGTATATGACGGCAGAGATTAACGGTAAGGCGATTGAGTCTAACCATATCGTCAAAGATATTATCTGGTATGACTCGACAAGCGATAAGCCCGTAATCGGATGCGTTAAGCAGGAGTTCACAGCAAAGCAGTACGATACGGCAAACATTGTATATACCGTATACGACCCGTCTACTGAAACTCCACAGGTTACACTTGCTGTCGATGGTAAGACCGTTTCGACTCTGACAATTGATAGCAATACCCAGACATGGCAGTTTAAGCCGTCTGATGTTGGCGTACATACTTTGACAATTACCTGTCGTGACACCGTTAAGACACTAACTGTGACGGTTGAAAAACTTGATATTGATGTTGAGCCTGTTACTGCCGGTCTTGCATTTGACTTCAATCCAGTAGGCAAGTCTAACAACGATACCGATAGGCTATGGTCTGATGGTGATGTTGCCATGACCGTATCTGATAATTTTGACTGGGTTAATGGCGGTTATCAGATTGATGATAATGGTGACCAATACTTTGGTGTTAAGGCTGGAACTACGGCAACTATTTCCTATAATCTTTTTGCAGATGATGCTAAGAGGAACGGTAAGGAATTTAAGTTAATCTTCAAGACAACAAATGTTGCGAAGAGCAATGCTACGTTCTTGACGTGTCAGTCTGGCACGACATCTAATGTCGGTCTTCAGATGAACGTACATGAAGCATATATTAAATCAAGTGCAAAGTCTTTGTATATCCCATATAGCGAGGAAGACGTTATCGAATGGGAGTTCAATATTAACAAGGACACCGATATTCCCATTGTTATGTCTTATGAAGATGGTACGCCGTGCCGTCCTATGAGCTATACAGGAGACTATTCGTTTACTCAGGACACTCCCGTACCTATTACTATTGGCTCTCCCGATTGCGATGTTTTTATTTATCGTATGAAGGCATATAACACAAGCCTTACAAGCTCGGCAATTCTGTCTAACTTTATTGCCGATGCTCGTACCGCAACCGAGATGATTACTCGCTATACGCGCAACCAGATTTATGATGAGAATAAGCTTTTGACTCCCGAGTCTGTTGCCAACGCATGTCCTAATATGCGCGTTATCAAGATTGAAGCCCCGCATTTCACCAATAACAAGAAGGACTTTGTAGCCAATACATCTTTCGAATGTATCTATAAGAACGGTGACGCAGTTCTTGATAACTGGAAGTTTGAGAATTGCTACCATTCTGGACAAGGCACTACATCAAATGAGTATGGCGCAGCTGGTCGCAATATCGACCTCATTGCTGGTTTCGATGGTAAGCATCAGGTAAGCAGCAAGATTGAGCTAGACCCGAATTATATTACAAAGCTTACGCTTGGCGATGGTAGCACTGTTACTGACGGCTCTGGCAAGATTGCCCTTACTAGAACATCAGTTCCTAACAACTGGTTCAACGTAAAGGTCAATATCGCAAGTTCCGAGATGGTGAATAACGCATATCTTCAGAAGAGATATAATGACTATATTCCATATCAGACTCCTGCGACTCGCAGAGATTCTAAGATTAAGAACGATATGGAATTCGTCAATTGCGTTGTATTCATTAAAGAGTCTGACCCTGATTTGACTACACACAGGGAATTCCAAGATACCGCATGGCATTTCTACGCTTTGGGCAACATCGGAGATTCTAAGAAGACCGATGTTACAAGAGCATACGACCCAGACGATATGAAGGAATTTGCTGTTGAGATTAGTGACAACACATTGCCTAACTCCATCTTCCAAACTGGTGTTGCCAATACTGACGGCTCTATGAAATATCCTATCACAAAAGCAGAGTGGGTTGCTGGTAATGCGGCATATGATGCCTTGTATAATGATTGGGATGGCTCGTTTGAGTTTAGATACGATTGTTGCGGAGACTCAAAAGATGGCGAAGCTATTTCAAGTAGCGAGGAAAAGGATAAAATCAGAACGCAGAATAAGCAAATTTGGAGAGACTTCTATGAATTCGTAATTACATCTACAGATGAAGAATTCAAGAACAATCTCAAAGATTGGTTTATTGTTGATTCTGCTACGTACTTCTATTTGTTTACTCTTAGATATACGATGATTGATAACAGAAGTAAGAATACTTTCTGGCATTGGGCTAAACATTATATCACAACGGCAGAAGCAGAAACGCTTGGCGATAAAGCTGCTTATTATACTGTTGATGATGATGCTGCTGGAATCAATAACGGATATCGCTTTGACCTTTGGGATTACGATAATGACTCAGCGCTAGGTATCAACAACAGCGGTGAGCTTACCATGACTTACGGCAAGGAAGATACCGACTACCGTACAGAAGGAGATGCGTCTTCTGGATACATCTTCAACGCAGCTGAATCCGTATTCTTCTGCCGCGTCCGTGATTTGATGGGTTCCGAACTTCAGAAAATGTATGTAAGTCGTGAAAGCAAAAACTGTTGGAGCGCTTCTTCGCTTATCAATCAATTCGATGATAAGCAGAATGAGTGGTGCGAAGAGCTTTGGCGCGTTGACTATGTGCGTAAATACGAGCGCCCATATAAGGACGGCAACACTCGCTTCCTTGAGCAGATGATGAATGGCAAGAAGAAGTATCAGCGCAGACAGTTTGAGCGCGACCAAGAGATGTATATGGCAACTAAGTTCATTGGCAATACTGCTACATCTGACCAGATTATGTTTAGATGTAATACGCCAAAGGATGCCGTTGTTACACCTAACTACACTCTTCACCTTACGCCATTTGCTGATATGTATTTGTCTGTAATGTTCGGCAATTCCTCTCCTACTCAGGTGAGAGCTAAGGCTGGCAAACAGTATGATATCACATGTCCGTATGACACGATGGACGATACCGCCGTGCTTATCTATGGCGCATCTAGGATTCAGTCTGTCGGCGATGTGTCTGCTTGCTATATCCACGATAATGACTTCTCTAAGGCTGAAAAGCTAAAGGAGCTTATCATCGGTAACGCAACAGATGGCTATTCTAATACCTTCTTGACAAACCTCGTTATCGGTAATAACAAACTTCTTGAGAAACTTGATATCAGGAATACTCCTAATCTTGTAAGCAGCTTGGACTTCTCACAGTGCATGAACCTTGAAGAACTTTATGCTTCTGGCTCTGGCTTGAGGGGTGTCCTGTTTGCAAGTGGTGGTAGCATTAAGTTGGCTCAGCTACCTGAGACGCTTACATCTATCAATATGAAGAATCTAATGTATCTGACAAATCTTTCTATCGCTGGGTACGATTCAATCTCTGCGCTTATCATAGAGAATTGTGATACGGTAGATGTTAAAGACCTGCTTAATAAGGCTAGGAATGTCAATAGAGTTCGCATTACTGGCATTGACTGGACTCTAGAAGATACGTCTCTTCTTGAGAGAATCTACAAGATGGCTGGTATCGACAAGAATGGATACAATGTAGATAGAGCTGTGTTGGCTGGCACGGTACATGTTCCTATTGTAAAACAGCAACAGTTGTATGACTATCAGATGGCATGGCCTGATTTAGAGATTGTATTCAATACGATGGTCGAACAGTTTGTTGTCAAGTTCGTAAACTATGATGATAGTGTTCTTGACACTCAGTATGTCGATAAGGGCGGCAATGCCGTTGACCCGACAACAAGAGCTGATGACCCTATTGATACCCCGACAAAGCCAAGCTCTGTAAGCACAGACTTTACGTTTAATGGCTGGGATTTACCGCTGACTGCTATCTTCAGTGACAGAACGATAAAGGCAACGTATAGTGAAGCCACTAGACGCTATACCATTAAGTATGTCTCTCGCGGCGTGACGCTTCAGGAATCTACTGGTTTGTATGGCGAGAACGTTGAGTACACTGGCGCAATCCCAACTTATACCCTTGAGGAAAATGCATATAAATATTATATGTTTGACAGATGGGACAAGAGCGGATTTATCGATGGCGATAAGACAGTAAACGCAATCTTCGATACGTTCACCTATACCCCAGACGCACTTGCTGGTAAAGAGCTAAGTGCTATGCGTCCAGTTGAGATTTATGCCATTACTAAACTTGGTGTCGAAAATTCTGGTGCCGAGATTCAGGCTGGCGATGCATATTCATTTAACATGGGATATGATATTGACTATGATGATATCACGTCTGAGACTGTTATTTCCGATAAGACAGTCTTTGCTGGTAAGAATTATGTCGATACTGGAATCAAGCTTTTCGATACCGATAAAGATTTCGTAATTGCGATTGACTATAAGTTCTTAAGCGGCACACCCGAGAAGGGTGTAATCGCCCAGTGCTTCCAGTCAAATGGCTCAAATGGCTTTAAGCTGTGGTCTAATGGTGGAATCAAGACGAGCTGGGGTACATCCTCGACTAGTACTGGCTCTATCGGCAACCGTGATATGGTTGTACTTAGACACAAGAAGGGCGATGATAATATCTATGTATATTATTCTAACCTTAGTGGCAATGAGCCAGAAATTGTAAGGCTCGACAGAACAAAGTCAACAATCATAGACAGCACACTTGTGTTCGGTTGCTCTAAGGCCGATGATGGCGCATATGAGAACTATGCTGTCGGCAATGTGTATTGGAGCAAGATTTGGTACGAAGACCTTGGCGATACGGTGTGCAAGAAGCTTGCAAGTTGGACACATGAGAATATCGCGCTTGAGGTATGCAGCTTCAAGAAATACTATCTAAGCAATGAGCCTTCTAAGCGTTGCACATTTAGTTTGCTTGCGAAACATCTACTTGATAGAAAGCGCGTGTTCAATGCGAACGGAAACAATGCTGGTGGCTGGACTAGCTCTGACCTGAACGGGTTCTTGAATACAAGATTCTATGAAGCACTACCTGTGAAGATTAAGCTTCTCATCAAGCAGGTTACGGTCAACTCCTCTATCGGTAACGGGTCAAAAGAGCTAAGCGCAGCTCAGTGCTATATCTCAATTCCTGCCGCTATCGAGCTTAGTAATTCATATGAGGTAAGCGGAGAGCCTTTCGTAGATGAGGGTGAAACCATTTCCTATATGACATCTAATGACGCTAGAAAACGCGCTCCTGTCGATGGTGACTATATTGCTTATTGGACTCGCTCACAGAATGTTTCGTATACGAACTATATCTATACGATAAATGAACAGGGCGACCTATATGGATTCAATACCGCTGGAACGCAAAACGGCGTGCTGATTGAGATTTCTTTCTAATTATATTGCAGGGGTGTCGCTGAAATATGCGACACCCTTTTTAATGAGGTGAGCGCATGTTCTACAAGGTCTTAAAAGACGATAAAGTTGTTGATGTGCTTGATAGGCTCATATACTTAAAGTATCAGGAGAAATATAACCGTATGATATTCTGTGACGAGGAAGAAGCACAGGCTATCTATTCTTCTGATGGCAAACATATTTGGCATGAGGAATCATTGTATCTAATTCCAGTTGACGGTTATGATACTGTTCGGTTGGAAGAGATTGATGAATACGAATATGAACAGCTGAAGGTTCTTAATATGAAGACCCCAGAGGAAATTATCGACGCATACACGGCGATGCTGTTAAGCGATGGGGTGATTTAAATGAATCAGTTTGTAGAGTCTTTAAAGCGCCTATATGACAACCACACCATTAAAGAGACAAAGGTTGTTTCTTTATACAATAACAATAAAATAACTAAAGATGAAATGGCATATATCTTAGGGAAGTAGATATGTGCCGCTCTTCCTTTTGAAAAATGGTCTATACGACTGTTTTAATATGTAACTGATAACACAGTAAAAGGAGGTACTGTATGGCGATTCAATCAAAGAACGCATTCGGTAGCAAGGCCAATATCGAGACTGCGAAGACCGATGGCATGATTGATGAGTACGATATTCTTTATCTTGACAACGGCGAAATTGGCTGGCTAGACAAGACCAAGAATACTGTCATCAACACCCCGCGCACTCAGGGTGACATTGTTGTTTCTTCTGTCGATAGCTTTGATGAAACGGATGGAAACAAGATTGCCGCTGGTAAGACGCTAGAGGAAGCTATCGAGATTGTTGCCAATTCCGTTTTGCCGAAAGCTCAAGAGAAAACCCTACAGTCTGCAAAAGACTATGCCGACACCGTTGCTGGCGGGGGCGTTGACGTAGTAGAGTTTTAGCCCTAGTTTTGGAGGTAATAAAATATGGCAGATACGGCGAATAAAGCCCCAATGTCGGTCGTTGTGACTACCTCCGAAAGACTATCTAGTTTGTTGATTCAGAATGGTCAGCTTGTATTCATAAAAGACAAGTGCAGAATTGCATTTGACTGGAATGACAAGAGAACATTCTATAACCAAATTACGGAGTTGGAAACAGATTATGAGAGAGCTTCAATGCTCTCTCCGCTCGATGGATACTATTTTGTTATCGAAACTGCTATTCTTTGGCGATACGATAACGACTGGATTCAGATAACATCTAAGCCAGATGATATAGTGTTCATAGGCGCTGAACTGCCAGAATTGGGGCAAGCCAAAGAAAAAACATTATATGTTGACAAAACAAAAAAGGAAATATCTGTTTATGACAAAGCCGCGAATTCATATGTCGTGGTAGCGAACAAGACAGATAGTTCTGGTGGCGGCTCTATTGATACCGCCACTAACAATGATATTGACTCTCTCTTTAAATAGGAGGAAATTTATGGCTGAAAAGAAGTATATTGACCTTACTGGCCTTACCCATTATGACGAGAAGATTAAGGCTGCTATCGATTCTAAGGATGCCGCTAATCTTAAGTCTGCTAAGGATTATGCCGATAGCCTAGCTGGTAACTACGATGCCGCTGGTACTGCCGAGACTAAGGTTCAGGAGCTTGCCAACGGTCAGGTGAAGGCTAACACCGCTGCTATCGCTAAGCTCAATGGCGATGCCGAGACAGAGGGTTCTGTCGCTAAGGCCGTTGCCGATGCTAAGGATGGTCTTGAGACTAAGATTTCTGCTGCCGATGCCAAGGCTACTGGCGCTCAGACTGCCGTTGATAATCTCAGTGCCTATGTCGGTACTATTCCCGAGGATGCAACTGCTACCGATGTCGTGTCTTATGTAAACGAGAAGGCCGCTGGTTTTGTAACTGACGCTTCTCTTGCCGCACTCACGGCTCGCGTTGATACCGCCGAGGGTGATATTGAGACTGCTAAGGCTGACATTACAGCTCTTCAGGGTCGTGCCGATGCAGTTGACGGCAAGGTCGCTAAACTTGTCGGTGAGGACGCTGGCAAGTCTGCCCGTACAATCGCCAACGAGGAGCTTACTAAGCAGCTAGTTCCCGAGGGTGCCAAGGAAAGCCTTGATACGCTACAGGAGATTGCCGCTTGGATTCAGAATCACCCCGATGATGCTTCTGCTATGAACGCTGCCATTAGCGCTCTTAAGACCAAGGTTGGCGATATCCCCGAGGGTGCTACCGCTACTACCGTTGTCGCTTACATCAAAGAGCTTGTCGATGCTGAGAAGACTCGCGCCATTGGTGCCGAGGGCGCTCTTGATACTCGCATTGATGCTGTCGAAGCTAAACTTGGTGACGGCGAGGGTTCTATCGCAAAGCAGATTGAAGCCGCCGTTAAGGTCGAGACTGATGCTCGCGTTGCCGCTGACTCCGCTCTCGATGGTAAGATTACCACTGCTAAGGCTGCTGCTGATAAGGCTCAGGGCGATGTAGATGCTCTTACGGATGTTGTAGCTTCTAAGGCTGCTGCTGCTGACGTTACCGCTCTTACTACTCGCGTTACCGCTTCTGAAAAGGATATTGACGACCTTCAGGGCGACCTTGCCACTGGTGGCAAGATTTACGTTGCGATTACAGATGCTAAGAAGGCTGGTACTGACGCTCAGGCTACCGCCAATAAGAACAAGTCTGACCTCGCTGCTCTCACCACCACTGTCGGTGGTCATACCACTACTCTAAGCTCTCAGGGCGACCGCATCTCCGCTCTTGAGACTAAGGTTGGCGATGGCTTTGTTGCCATTACTAACGAGGAGATTGATAATTTATTCAATTCCAATCCTTCTGCTTAATATAGCAAAAATAGAATAATGGTTTTAAGTGGGGGAGAATAGGTATATATCTATCTTCCCCACTGTTCTATTCTACTGTTTACCCTACAATTGTCAAAAGAATAACAGTTGTAGGGTAATTATTTTTTCTGCAAATTATTTTTTAATGTCATCACCACCTCCTACTTCACCAGATGTATTCTGAAAGTGGGGGGTGGTGATGACATTAAAAAATAAAAATATATCGAAAGGACGTGGTTGCGTGGCTGAAACTAAGTTTCTAGACAGCGTTGGTTTAGCACATATGTTTGAGAAAATCAATGCAAAGTTTTCAAAGACAGGCCATACACATACAAAGGCTGAGATTACAGACTTCGCCCATACCCATAACGACCTGTATTACACAGAAGCAGAGGTAGATGGTAAGTTAAGTGGAAAGGCTGCTTCTTCACACAAGCATGGTGCTGGCGATATTACATCTGTCAATGCTTCTGCTATCACGGGCGTAATCGCATCCGCAAACCTTCCCAGCTTTGTCGATGATGTTCTTGAGGGTTATTATGGTTCTGATGGCGTGTTCTATCAGCATCTTGATACCTCTACAGGGAAATATAGCGATGCGTATACTGGTGAGGCTGGTAAGATTTATGTTGATTTCAATACCAATAAGACTTATCGTTGGAGCGGTTCTAAGTATGTAGTTGTCTCTGAGACTATTGCGCTTGGAGAGACTGCTTCTACTGCATATCGTGGTGATAGGGGTAAGGTTGCCTACGACCACGCTGCCGCAAAGGGTTCTGCTTTTGCAAATGGTCTTTATAAGATTACAACTAATGCACAGGGTCACGTAACTGCCGCTACCGCTGTTGCGAAGAGCGACATTACGGCTCTCGGCATTCCTGCTCAGGATACTGTATATACTCACCCGACATCTTCTGGCAATAAGCATATCCCATCTGGTGGTGCTGCTGGTCAGTTCCTAAAGTGGTCTGCTGACGGTACTGCTGTTTGGGCTGCTGATAATAACACCACTTATAGCAATTTCAAGGGCGCTACATCTTCTGCCGCTGGTGGGTCTGGTCTAGTTCCCGCTCCTGCTACTGGCGCTGCTAACCGCTATCTTCGCAGCGATGGTACTTGGCAGGTTCCACCAGATAACAACACTTGGAATGCACTGAGAGGTGCTACGGCTAGTGCTGCTGGTTCTGCTGGTTATGTTGCCGCTCCCGCTGCTGGTCAACAGGGTGCTTTCCTACGTGGTGATGGCGCTTGGACTGCTATCTCAAAGGCAACTGTCGGCTTAGGCAATGTAGATAATACCGCAGACTCCGCTAAGTCTGTTAAGTCCGCAACTTCTGCTGGGTATGCAACTTCTGCTGGGTATGCAACTACTGCTGGAACAGCAAACGCACTAAAGGTTACAGAACTTACCACACAGAATCTTAACGATATAAAAACAGTTGGCCTTTATTGTGCTGGTGGTTCAAACAGTGTCAATAATAAGCCAACGGACGTAGACGCTTTTGGTCTTGAAGTCAAAAAAACAGCTGGCGGTTATATAGCTCAAGTTTTGACTGAGAGCAATGTCCATACTATAAAAACTTGGATTCGCCAATTTAATTCTAACGCTTGGAGTGCTTGGGAGTATTATTTTGATTCCAGACATACTCCTACTTGGTCACAGGTATCTGGCAAGCCCTCATTTGCTACTGTTGCAACAAGCGGCTCATATAACGACCTTTCCAATAAGCCTACTTCTCTAAAGAATCCTAATCCGCTTACCATTTCTTTAAACGGTACTTCTCAAGGAGCATATGATGGTAGCGCAGCTAAGTCAATTAATGTAACGCCTTCTAGTATCGGTGCCGCGCCTTCTTCGCATACTCATAACTACGCTGGCTCTAGTTCTGCTGGTGGTTCTGCTAACTGGGCGAAGGGTGCCGATTATGCCAATGGTGCGTTTAGTAGTGTCGGAGTGTCAACAAATGGTAGTGGTTCTGCATACACTGCATTTGTTAGCGACTTCTCTTTGGGCACTGGCGCAAGCATTGTGATGATACCAAATGTTACAAGTACCACAACAACACCAACACTTAACGTAAGTAGCACTGGTGCCAAGAATATCAGGATGAGATTGTCAAGCAGTACATCTTCGACAATTCCTCTTATAAGGGCTGATTTTCTTACTCAGTATAAGCCAGTAAAGCTTACATATGATGGACTTTATTGGGTGATAGATGACTTTATCCAACCAGATGCAAACAATTTATACGGTACGCTGATTTCTCGCGGGTCAAGCGCACCGTCAAGTGGCACTGCTGGTTTTATCTACATCCAAACCACATAAGATAGGAGAAATAACATGAGCGAATTACTATATTCAACTGATGAGCTTTGGTATGGCACCCAGACTGGTCGCGTGCTTACTGGCGAGATTGACAATATCTATGCTACGCTTGGCAAGCTTGACGATAAGTATGCCGCAAAGGAACATAAGCATAGTGAATATGCTACTGCTACTATGTTGGATGCCAAGGCCGACACCAAGCATAATCATGACGATGCTTACTATAAGAAGTCAGAGGTTGATGAGAAAATTGAAGCGCTTAAGGTTGAGCTTATGGCTCTAATCAACAAGTCTTCTGATGAAACTAAGAATGAACCACCTGCATCTGAAACAGACGTTGCTACTGGCGGTAGTGAATCTGATTCAAAAGCAGAATAAAATGGTAATTTCAAACAATAATTAAGCTAGGTATGGAGTGTTATTTTGTACGCTCCATACCTTTTTATCTAATAAAAACGAAAGGCG